GCCCTTGAGTCCGTCAGGCAATTCAACATTCAACACTCAACATTCAACATTAAAAAGGTTTTTGTCCCAGACATAAAAACCTTTTTTCTTACCTTTGCAAACAGAAAATAAAATTTATAGAGAATATGACAGAAAAGGAACAATATGAACTCCTTTTGGAGTTGAAAGACCTTGCAGAATGGATGCAAAATAGCGCACCTGGTTTTGATGTAGAGGAGTATAGATCGCTCGAAGAGCAGATAAAGAGTCTGAATCAGGAATCGGGTGATTTCTATGAGGTCATTATTGAAATCCATTTTAATAATGGCAGATACATCACTCTCCACAATCAAGCCTTTGAGACTTTGTTGCAGGATTCATATATAGGCGATGAGATTGATGCTACGTCGAAGGACACGGTGATAGGAGTTACATACATAGACTCAGAGACAGACTATACGCAGATGGTGATCCCTATCAGTTCCATCTGCTACATTTCTGCCTACACCCAAGAAATCAAATGGCAGGAGCGATGGGATGTACTGAGCAAAGATAAGAAAGATGACTGCATTGCAGCCTTCGATGAACAGTGCGAAAATCGCCATTAAGGTAAATAGAATTTTTATTCTTCTAATGTTTTGTCAGATATATTTTATAAGTTAAACGATTATTTTTTACTTATTGAAAATCGCTTAGTTCCCTTCGTTGTGAAACGCGGGGTTCTAATTTCTTCATTAATTCTAATGTGTGTGTAAAGAATAGATTCTTCTAATGTTTTATCACAATATGCTTAACGTAGTTAGTTATGATTATTTTATTCAAAATTATGAGTTGTTAAAGTTTATCTTGGTTCCTTCGTTGTGAAACGCGGGAGCTTTTTATTCTTCGTTAATTAGTTCTCATATTTGAACTTAGTTTATGGTTATAGTAAGAGGGGCGGCTGTCGCGATGACACCCGCCCCTCATTTCTTTTAATGTTAAGTGTTGAATGTTGAATGTTTATTTTGCCTAACGGACTCAAGGGCGTATGCCTAATTCAACATTCAACACTCAACATTCAACATTTAGTTAAACGTTTCTTCCGTCCGGCAGTACGAACCAACCGATATTTCCTCGCCAGAATTTGCAGCCCAGATATAGCGAGTCGAAGGCATCGGTGAAGTCGGTTCTCTGCTGCAATGGCAGGTTGTCTTCTGTCTCCGCTTTCTTCTCCTGGCTCTTATCCTTTCGGAATCCCTGATAGCCGATGCTCACTTCACAAAGCTGCAGGGCTATAATCAGGTCGGGGTTGTTAGGCTGATTGATACGAATAGCAGGATATTCTATGCCGGCAAGACCATTATTGATGATACGATGCTTCACCTCATGCTTCTCCGGCACACCCATATCTATCGCCGTCACATTCCAGCCATTGCGCTCCAACTCCTTAATCACTGCCTGGTAGAATCGCTCATCGGTCAAGGCATACGATGCACCTTGCTTTGCGGTAGCATCATAGTAGTAAACCACATCTCTGTTCACGGCTCTCTTCGGAGCATAGTAATGCGAAAAATCATCTACCAAATCTCTCAGCTTGCGCTCGTTCTTCACATAGAAGCTTTTGATAACATTCACTGCCTCTACTCCGTCACGCTGATATACCTGACCTACCACCAGGGTATTGATATTCGCATTGTAATCGAATGCCAGATAGAGAGGAAGGTCGTTCACGCAGTCAGCATCCATACGGCAATCGTTTCTCTCGGACAGTTCCTTCAAATCCGGCTGATAACTTTCTGAAGTAATCTTCTTGCCGCCGATGATGCCCGTAGCCTTCTGGGTGCTCCAGTTGGCTTGCGAAAGGGGGTCTATCTCATCGCAGGTGTAACCATGAACATGATCTATATCCAGATTAGAATAGAAACCATCGTTCGATTTCTTGATTTTTACGTTCAAAATACTGACCATGAAGGTGTAATTAGGCAAATCTCTGCGCATCTGTCGGATGTAATCCTCACTCAATAAGTCCACATTAGAGAGAGTAGAGGCACGGCGAACGAGGAATGCCGAACGGCGAAGTTCTCTCAGATCCCCTTCTCGAAATTCTTTCGACTTGTCGAACATTTGCATCTCCCACCATTCTTTATCAGTTACCAAATATTCATAATCATAGATGAGTTCCGCATCCGCTGCATCCACCAGTTTGTAGTTTACCGCCATATCCACCATGTTCTTGGTGAGCTGGTTGCCGTGGTTAGGCAGAATCTTAAACTGCCCCTCGTGCTTAATCATCTTGAGGGCGATGGCACGTATCATCAATCTCAAATCGGGTGGCACGGCATGAGGGGTATGCCCGGTCTTTTTGGCATTATAGATAAGGTCGTTGTAGCGGATAATCTTGTTTGCATAGTCTTCCAACTGCTCCTGCACCCATCGGTAAGTCTTGCCTTGAAATTTACCTGATTCTATCGTAAGGTCAAGTTTCTCCTCCTCGCGCTCCAGCCAACTGCCCTTGGTGGTAAGCGAAGCATCAGATAGGAATCTCGTCGATTTATAGAGTGGATTGTAATCAGTAAAGTTGATGTTACCCAAAGGGTGAGTCTGGCCTGACAACGCCGGCATCAACTCATCGGTTACTTTCTTGTAAGGGAAGAACCTGGCTTCGTCACCTACCATCGCGGAAAAAGTGTAACTGTTGGCGCTTGCGGTCTGAGAGAGGGAGATGAGTACCCACTGGGCACCATTCGCAAACCAAATGATATTATCATAGCTTTTCGGCTTGAAGATAGCCTCACGGGCGTGCTTCGGTGGTCGTCCCCAACCGAAATGAATGCCCTGCGTAAAGCCGAACATTCGTTCCATGGCAGCCATGGTACCAGGAATAGTTTTACCGAATCCCTGCTGTCGTGATACGGCTACCCAGGCTCCCAGCATACCGGGCATGGAGTTAGAAGCCATCCAGACGTAAGGAGCCACAAGGCCGTCGGTTTTACCCACACGTCTTGCAGCAATCACCCTTTCATCCTTCGCAGCCATATACAATGACTGCTGCTGGAATTTGGTTAGGTATATCAAATGTGGTTGTTGCATATTTTAAAATTTTGTTATCCTGAATGTATGTTGATTTAGCCGCGTCCTTGCGTCCGTTAGGTATTCCTGCGGATTTGAAATCCGCAGATATGCCAGGTTTTTACAGTCTTAGAGAAATTTTGCGGGCTGGCAATCATCGATTAGCTTGCGTGTTTCTTTGGCACACTCAGCCACGCATCTCTCGACTGCCTCGGTGATGTCTTGAATTTGATCCTCACGCATATTGCCGTATTTATCGCAAGTGTCGTTTATTATTTTGTAGAGAACCTGATTTTGTAAAGCCTCCATATAATCTACGTACTCCTTGCAAGTACTGCGCCGAGGTGCTTGCACCCATTTTAGAAAGTCCTGTTTCCAGTCTTTCCATGTTTTGATTTTTATTACTATCATTGTTGCTTACATTTTAAATTGTCGTTTCAGAAACGGGTTACTCTTTATGAGTTCTATCATTTCTTCTTCTGAGTGTACTCCCTCCCAGAAGAGTTCGGTATGATCTCCAACTCTGTCTTCATCTACAGAGAAAGGCACGCCATAGTTGGTGTAAACTTCGCCATGGTGTTGAACCAGGTGGCGACCTGGATTTTTCCGGATGTTTTCTATCCAGACTTCATTATCACACTCGCACCATTTATTATACTCCTCTCCTGTCAGTGTCATATCAATACCGATAGGGTAGTGCCCGGAGCACCCATTGGTTCCGAAGTAAATAATCTTTGCCATAATTTCGCAGATTTAAAATAGACTAGACTGCATCATTTCTAATTTGATGCGCTTACAAGCCTTGTCGTAATATTCTTTGTTTAATTCAAATCCGATGAAGTTTCTCTTTTCTCTGATGCAGGCGATGGCGGTAGTGCCGCTGCCCATGCAGTTATCAAGAACGCACCCCCCCACATTAGTATAAGTACATATAAGATACTGGATAAGAGCTACTGGTTTTTGCGTAGGGTGGAAGGTATCGGCAGAATGCTCTTTATCGAAGCAGATAATGCTCTTTGGGAATTTTTCATCTGATACGATAGTAGGCACTTCTTTATGGTCGCCATAACAACCTCGCTTCAAACTATGAGAGCCATCTCCTCTTCGATGATTCCTTTGATGTGGCGCACATTTTACCATTTGAGGATTGTAGACAGGTTGTTTTCGATAAAATACAGCAATATCCTCATGTGAGCGCAGAGGCATCTTGTTGGCATTCAGAAAGCCTGTTACCCGCTGCTTGCTCCAAATAAGATTATATTTCCAGAGTTTCGGCTGCGACATCATAAGCTGTGCGGTAAACATGCCCTGGCAGAAAAGAATAATCGCTGCATTGGGCTTGGTTATGCGCAGATATTCCTTCCATAATGGCTCAAGCGGGATAATACTATCCCAGCCACCGCCCTCACTCTTTTTATTGAGAACGCCATACGGCAAATCGCAGATAATGCAATCCACGCTTGCGTTCGGAATCTTTTTCATTCCTACCAGGCAATCCTCATTATAAATCTTATTTAATTCCATTGTAATTATATGTTTTAGAATAGGCTCGGCTGCGCCATTTCGAGTTGAATGCGCTTGCAAGCCTTGTCGTAATATTCTTTGTTCACCTCAAAGCCGATAAAGTCTCTTTTTTCTCTGATACAGGCGATAGCAGTAGTGCCGCTGCCCATAAAAGGATCGAGGACGGTATCACCTTTCAAACTCGAATTGATAATATGCTTTTGAAAGAACGGTGCTGGTTTTATGGTTGGATGATTCCAAAGATTTTTCTCTGAAGTGTTGAGTGGAGTAATGAAATACGTTCCTTTGGTACTCGTATCACCATAAATACGAACTCCTTTTTCTCGGAAGAACAAACAATACTCTGTATCAGTAATATATTTATTGCCGCACGCAGGTATCGGGTTTGTCTTGTGCCAAGTAATCAGATTCCAGTTACAGCCTTTCTTCTTTACGAAGTAATCAAGATATAGAGGAATCTGTTTTTGGCTACACCAAAGATAGATATTTATCTTTTTCATAACTCTGCAGCATTCATCTAGAATCTTTAAGTCGAATCCGCTCTTTATCTCATCCAGCTCTTTTACATAGCCTTTATCGTCATGAGCATAAATACCCCCCCCGAATTGTCTATAATATAAGGAGGATCACTAACTATTAAGTCGATAGCCTTGGAAGGAATCTTTTTCATTCCTACCAGGCAATCCTCATTATAAATCTTATTTAATTCCATCCTCTATAAACTATAAATTATAAACTATCAACTCTTAACTTCCCAATGTGCCATTTCGAGCAAACCTTGCACTGGTATGCCGTATATCCGGCAGCCATGATTTTAGGGTGCAGTTTCAGAAACTCGCAGGCTTCATCCTCACTCTCGTAGGCAACCTTGGCTTTCCAGCCGTGGCTGCTTTTCCTCGTCCAGTGTTCCGGATCAGGATGGAAGGGAGGTATCTTGTTGGGATGATGATTTCCGTATCGCTTACTCATCGGCTGGCTCCTCCTTTATTTCTTTAGCCTGTTTGCCAGCCTCCTTCTCTTCCATCACCTCTTCCATATAATCGAAGTAATCAGGAGCTTTTTCCGGAGTAGCATTCAGACTCTCCTCATCGGCTATCTGCTGCATATCCTTCACCGTCAAACCGTACTTGCGAGCCATCTTGCGCTTATACTCATCAGTATAGTTGATGCGGTCGTGTTTCACGATGCTTACATCCTGCGTAATGGCAATGCGGCTCATATCTGGCATCTCATCCGTAGCATCCTTATCCTCCACGAAGTTGCCATATACGTTAGCCAGGGCTTGCATACCCTTATCCACCGCACGGTCGTTGTTCTGCTGCTTACCCGTGCGGATGAGCCATTCAGCGCTGCTCAGATACATCGCCTTGTGACGAGGGCTTTCATCGGTCTGAAAGAAGCGGATGATGTGGTTGCATACTGCCACATCATTATTCAGTTCCGTAACCGTTCGGGGTTTGATATTTCCTTCGTCGTCAATATCAATATGCAGCGCCATCACCATTTCCTGCGCCTCTTTGTTGCCCTGTCCTGCCTGGTTCACGAAGAGCGTATAGTCGCGCCGTGCGATATTGCGGCAGGTGGTACGCGGGTCTATATCGTTGTTCTGCACCCATCGCTTGTAGAACTCGGCACAAATCTGCATGCGGTACCGCTGTTCCAGTTTGGGGAACATCGTCTCCATGCTGAGACCATTGGATAGCCATTTGTCTATCCTCTGCAGGGTGTTTTGCGTTAATTGGCTCATTCCTTATTAATGTTTAATGTTTAATGTATAATTGGTGGGGCATCGAAAAACGAAATTCGTGTCATTCGTATTATTCGTGTTCAAAACCCCGAACCCCGAAACGCTATATGGTAAGGTCGATACCAAACTGACCTTCCAGGAACTTCTTGTAATTGGGTTTACCGAATAGCGGTCCGTTCACTTTTTCCCATTCTTTACTGCTTGGATAAAACGCATTATGCGTAAACCATTCATAAACGCCATCGTATCTTCTCGTTACCGAAGAATTAGGATGCGCGTCTATATATTTCTGCCCGGCACGCAGGTAAGCCTTCGCTATGCGGGGATGCTTCTGAAACTCGATAAGGCGCTTGCGTCTTGAGGCCAGCGGGCAGCACATGCAGCCGAGTCTTCGGGTAACGTCGATTTGCCCCCCCGTATCATAATATACTGGTGCCAACTTCAATCCTCTATCGAGAATGAAATCTCTCACGTCTTCATTGGTCCACTCCAAAATAGGGTAAATCAATTCTGCATGATTTTCCTCTTTCTTTGCGCCATAATATCGGCATTCGGTAGGCTCGTTATATCTCGACTTCCGTTCTTTGCTTTCAGCTCTGCGTACACCGATAACGTTTTTACTTAGAACCTTATATTCTTTTAGAGCTTTGCAACAGAAGCGATAGGATCGTGAAGGGAAACCGTGTTTTGCGATAAGCTGAAAGAAATTCTCTTTAGGTCTGATAATTTCCACACCCATCTCCTTCACGTGGGCGATAGTGCCAGGTGGGTCGATGGTGGTATTCTTGTATATCGCCTTGTATCTGATACCAGCTTCCTTGGCAAGCTGCAGGATCACATCACTATCCTTGCCGCCCGAATAAGCCAGTTCTATCTCTCCATCGTACCTTTTCTGTACGCTTTGCAGGAGTCGGATAGACTGCTCTATCTTTTTCTGTAATTGCTCGTTTATCATTTTGCGCCTTTTTAATTTCTTTATCTGCCCACAAAATTACGAAATCTCCCCTAAACAGTTGGGACAACCCCCGAACCCCCTATCTTGAAATAGCACCCCTTCCGCCACCGTCCCCTGCGATTCCATCGCAGGTCTCTCAATCCCTTTTGTCCCCATCTCTCAATAAAAAACCGATACCTTTGTATCGTATTAGAAAATATAGGATAACAATAAAAAGAAAAAAGAAATGCAAAGTTTAATTCCAACCCTTACCAGGTTTCTTGCAGCCATTATCGGCTTAGTGTGGTGTACCCTGGAACCATCCCTTAACTACATCGCCGTATGCTTCTTCGCCCTTATCTGCGATTGCTATACGGCGTGGCGCTGCAACTGTCGCATCTATTCCCGCTATCGGGAGGCCATTAAGAAAGACCCTCGATGCAAAATCGACGGGAAACTGAAATCTAAGAAAATGGCAAAGATGGTGAAAGATTTTTCTGTCCTCATCCTTGCGATATTCTTGGCCACGATGGTAGATACCGTGATACTCGATTTTCAGAACCCTCTCCATCTCGCCAACTATCTTGCCGCCATTTATTGTGGCGTGCAGCTCGTAAGCATCCTCGAAAACGAGAGTACCTGCAATGGGGCACCCTGGGCAAGAGTGATGCAGAAGATTGTGGCCGATAAAACCGAAAGGCACTTTAATGTAAAGCTGAAAGACTTGATGAAGGAAGCAACAGAAGAGGAGGATAACAAGGAAGAGGCTACTCCGGAAGAGGATAAGAAGAAGGAAGATGATTAATAATGTGTTAAAATCCCTTTGAATTATGACAATATCAAATGTTTTGGAACATTGGGCAACCATCTATAAGCCCTTATCCCATAACCCGACAAGCAAGAAGCTGGAAGAACAGAGTTTTTTCCGCATTCGCTATATTGACCTGGAGAATATCTTTTCTCGTAATGCCAATATCGTGCATTCACCTTGTATGCTATATAGCGTATTGAGTACAGGCGAGTTTCAAACAGCCGGAAAGATGACGGTATCTCATCAGGTATGGTTTCTTACCAAGGTAAAAGACTCGCCTCAAACCCTCGGACGATACGATGGCGCAAAGATAGAGCAGGCATCCGTCGATTTGATGGAGTATTGCAAAGACCTCGTTTCCTGGATGGTGGAGGTGAAGCGAAAGGGAGTTTGCCCGGTAACAGGACGGTCTTTTGCTGATGATCCGGTCATCATGTCCGAATTGCAGTCTATTGATATTTCCTCTATCTCGTGCGGGCTGATAGGTGAGTTGTATTCCGGACAATGGCTTGTAGCCGGGGTAGATTGGAAAAGTCTGCAACCGCTCTACAAGTTTGGCTGCGGCGGTAACGACAAGTATATCATCAAAGAATAATAATTGTATCTTGACTATATCGCCCTATCCTTGCCTATGGTGTTAGGGGTAGGGCGAAAGTCTTTCAAGAAAAGGAGTATCATATTATGGGACAGCCTATCAAGAATCCGATGTTTCCCTTCAGTAGGGTAGCATCACGTTTCTTCCAGCAAACCATCAATCAGTTGGAAGTAAACACCATGACGCAGTGCATCTATCCCAAGGAGGTGTATAACGGCTATGCCGTAGTAAACCAGAAGCGAAAGGAGATGGGTGGATGGCATTCTACCGGTGAGGGTGCAAAATCTTTTGCCGGCAGAATTATTGAGGCAGGCGATTATGGCAAGGTGACGATGGCTTTTGAGTTCAACGACTATATGCGCTTTGTGGATATGGGTGTAGGTCAAGGCACCAGTTACGAGGATGTGGATAATGCCCGCAAGGCTCGCTATCAAACCCGATATATCTCAAAATGGGATAGAAAGAGCGGTAAATCTCAGCGTCCTGCCATTATGATAGAGCTTCGCCATCTTCAGCAGCGCATAGCTAATTACCTGGTAGATTTCTACGGATATGAGGGTGAGGTAAGATTAATAAACACTATTGCCGATTGTAGCCCTATCAAACTTTTTTAATCAATAAACAACAAGAAAATGGCAACAGCAAAAAAAACTCAGATAGTCATCACAGCTAATGCCGCCGTCGCCAAAAAGGTGATGGACGAGTTGCAGCAGCGCATCGATGCTATCAAGCAGAAGATGCAGCAGCTCGATACGTCCACGGATAAAGGCAAGAAGGAGTTTAAGAAACTGGAGAAAGAGCTTGTTTCCTATAACTCTGCCGTGACGCAGAATGTTACGAACTCAGAGCGAATAAGAAAGGCTATCAACAACCTTTCCGGCACTTCGCTCAAGGAACTTCGCCGTGCGCTTGTAGCTGCCAAGAGTGAATTAGGCAAGACCTTTGAGAATGATCCGAATCTGAAAAAGCGCCAGCAGGACGTAAAAACATTGCAGGCTCAGATTGATAAGTTGACGGGTTCGGTTCATAAACAGGGCGGTGCCTGGCATACGGCTTTGAAGAACCTTACGGCATACATGGGTATGTTTGCGGTATTCAACCAGGTAAAGACTTACTTTGTTGATTTGTTCCGTCTGAACATGAAGTTCGCGGATCAGTTGACGGATATTCGCAAAGTTGCGCTTTCTACTACGGACGAAATAGCAAATCTTTCTCGTGAGTTGGCAAAAATCGATACCCGTACCAGTCTTGAAGAGTTAAACCGAATCGCCTATGCTGGTGCCAAGTTGGGTATTCAGACGCAGGGCGGCACTATGGCACTCGCTGGTTTTGTTCGTGCTGCCGATCAGGTGAATGTGGCACTTAAAGAAGATTTGGGCGAGGAAGCGCTCACATCTTTGGCAAAGATTACTGAGGTAATGGGATTGGTTGACAAGTATGGTGTAGAAAAAGCCATGCTGAAGACCGGTTCTGCAATCTTCCGTCTGGCTGCTACTTCTACTGCTTCCAGTGATAAGATTGTGGATTTCTCAAACCGTATGCTCGCCCTTGGTGAACAGGCTGCCCTTACCACGCCTGATATTCTCGCCCTTGGTTCTGCGGTAGATAGTATGGCATTGGAGCCAGAAGTGGCAGCAACTGCTTTCGGTAAGCTGGTAACTGAGTTACGAAAAGGAACCAGCCCTATAGAAAAATCCCTGGGTATTGCTACCGGAAGTTTGAAGAAGATGATCGAGAGCGGAAGAGGTATGGATGCCATCTTAACAATTTTCCGTAGAATGGGTGAAACCAAGAATGTCTTTGCTCTCGACGGATTGTTTAAGGATTTAGGTTCTGATGGTGCTCGTTTGGTAAAAACCATGGTAACAATGGCTTCCAAGAATGGTATGCTTACAAAAGCTGTCGAGGAATCAAATAAAGCCTTTAATGACGGTACGGCTGTAACGGTAGAGTATAATATGCAGCAGGAAACCGCTATGGCTTATATGGAGCGTGCCAATAATCTTTGGGAGAAACAGTTTGTTTCATCCAGCGCAGCAGCAGGCCCCGTTCACGATATAGCCAAGGCGTGGTTTGAGTTAACTAAGGAGTTGACTAGCAGCCTCGGTTTTATGACAGAGGTTAAATTAGCCATCGGACTTATCTTTGCTTCTGTCAAAATGCTGCTGAATATCCTTCCTACGCTCATATCTATGCTCAGTATGGCAGGTTTGGCGGGTGCGTTTGCATACGTACTTGATTATGCTCAGAAGTTGAGTTCTGCTTCGGCCTCACTGAGCGTAGTTTGGGCTAAGATGGTTTCAACTTTTAATAAGCTGTCATTAGTAAAACAGGCTGGTGTCTTCGGTGGTATAATCGGCTTGCTAGGTATTCTTGTCGTAAAGTTAGCTGAATATACGTCTTCTCTGAATCAGGCTTCAGCCGGTCAGCGTGTACTGAACGAAGTACAGGAGGAAGGTAAGCGTAGGGCAATGGAAGAGCAGGAGCAACTGAATCGTCTTCATAATGTAATGAAAGATACTTCTGCCTCTATGAAGTTGCGAATCGATGCGATGAATCAGTTGAATAGTGCTATTCCTGGACTCAACGCAAAGATTAATACTGAAACCGGTGCAGTCAAGGAAAATACTAAGGCATGGGATGCAAACTTTACCCGCTTGCAGAAGTATTACGAACTTGAAGGTGCTCGTTCAAAGCTGGCAGAGTTGGGTCGCCAGAAGGTGGATGCAATTCTTGATTTGCAGAAAAAAGAAGATGCTTACGCTAACTCGAAGGTACAGACACCTAACGGCTCCTATATTCAGACTTCCGGCGGTGCCATGATGCCTTCTCAGGTTCAGGGCGCTATCGGCCAAGCAGGTCAGAGGGCTGCGGCAAAGAGCGCTCGTGATAAGGCTCAACGCCGATTGGATGATGTTGTTGCGCAGGAAAATGCGTTAAGAGATAAATTCGGCGCGGAATTGGATGTGGCAACTGGCAAAGAGACGGGAACCCCACAACATATTGATGAAACTGGGAAGGGCGATAAAGGCTCTGCTACAAATCCTGAAGACGATGCCCGCAACAATATCTCCGAGTTCATAACCAAAATCAAGAACTTCTACGAACGCCAGAAGACGGCAATGGTAGAGGAAATGACAAAGGATAATGTAGAAAAGGAGATACAGAAGCAGGTTGTTAATGACTTGGATATAAAGCTGAAATCGGCTCTCGCTGCGGCAAAGCAATCTATTGTCCTCGGTAAGAAAACCTGGGATGATTTCAAAAAGACAATGGATAAAGACCGCAAGGAGAAGGATGATGAGTTTGGCCAGTCTCAGTCTCGTACCTTGCTGGAGCAGATTAATGCTTACGATGTGTCAAAGCTCCGTGCTGACCTTTTAAAGCAACTGCCTAAAATCAAGAAAGGTAAGGTTGTTGGCTATAAATCCGATGAGCGGGATAGGGCATATCTCGATCGTCAGTGGCTCGATGCGTCAAAGGGCGAAAACAGTAACGCCAATATCATACAGGAACGCATGGAGCAGCGTCGAAAAGAATTGCTGGAGTATGATTACACCAAAGTGGTGCAGGAAAACTCTTTTCTCGGTTTGATAAAATCTCGCTTTGCAGATGTATCTCTCGATTCACTTCAGAAGGATAAGAATGATGTTCTCAAGGTTCTTGAAAAGGCAAGAACGCAGATGGCTGATCTCTTTGCTACTGAAGGAAAGAAAGATAAATTGCTGAAATTCCTCTTTGGCAAGGATTACGAGAATACACCTTCCGTCTTTCTTGCACTTTTGAATGATACAGAGGAGGACGTAAAACTGTTCTATCAGAAGCTCATCCAGTATTCCGATGAATATACCGAGGCTGAAAAAAAACATTACGATGAAGCTAAGAAGATTTCTGATTTCTTGTGGAAACGTAACCAGCGCAATCTTGCCAACCAGGAAACCCTTCGCAAGATGCAGCAGGAAAGCGCGCTCTTTGGCAAGCGAACCAATATGTGGTCGAACCTCGGACTCGGTAATCTCACCGCTGACCCAGAGGTGGAGCTACTGAAGATGAAGATGCAGATGGCAGAAGACTATTATGCTTTCGTTTTCAAAAACTCACGTAACAAGCAGCTCCTCGATGAAGCTGACAAGGCTCGTCAGGAGGCAGAACTTGCCTATGTCAACCAAATGGCAACGGCGATGAAGAACCGCCTCTCTCAGATGCAGCAGCTCGTGCAGCCTATTGAAACCTTCGGTGCAGAGGTAGGCAAGGCATTTGCCGAAATGCGCAACGATGTAAGCAGCGCACAGGAAGCTATCAAGAACGCCCTGAAGTCTATGCTCGAATCGTGGGGTAATATGGCGCTCAACGATGTGAATACGCAGATGTGGAAGGCTATCAACGATGCTGGTGCCAAGCGAGCCAAGAAAAAAGCACAGCCTGGTATTGATGCAGCAAGAGCCAACGCTAACGCCAATGCCGTGAAGGAAGATTTCTCTCATCTCGGTACGAAGGATAACCCGATGTATGTGCGACTGGTAGATGAGGGCGCAGCTTATCTTACTCCTCAACCGCAGTCTAATTTCGAGAATCTGCCTCCTCAGCAGCCGGCTTTCGGTTGGAATCCTGATGGCTCGCCTATCAACCCTAACAGCCCGGCTGTTGTGCCTCCATACGCGCCCCCTGCAACCCCCGAGCAGGCGAATAAGCAAGAGCATGGCAATGGTGCTCCTCATGCGTGGGCACATCGCAACAGAGATAATGCCGATGCGTTCTATAATGATGCAGCCACGCAGACGGGTGCAGCAGCAGCCGATGCTATCGCAGGTGGCGGTTCCTTCATGGATGCCGCAGCCGGCATCACTGGTTCTTTTATCGGTGGCGTAATGAACACCGAGTTCAAGGCTGGCGGCGGCAAATCTAAGGAAGACAAGGAGAAAGCCGAGCAGTTGAAGAAAGAGAAGAAACACCAGAAGGAACTGAGCAAGGAGGTAAAGAAGGGCAATAAGGACCGTGAGAAGGTAACTACTCAGGGCGTTAAGAACATCACGGACGTAACTGATGCCGGAAACAAGGAACAGAACGAGGGCACAAAGGTGGCTTTGAATGCAGGTATGGCTATGACCCAAACGGCGCTCACTACCAACCTTGCCGCAACGCAAGCCAATAACGAAGCCATTACCGAATCGGATGCTGCCCGCACGCAAGCAGGAATGACCTTCTCTATTGCTGGTGCCATCGGTAAGTGTTTCGACTTCCTGGGTCCTATCGCGGGTCCTATCGCAGCCGCAGGCGTAATGGCTACCCTGATGGGCTTGCTCCAGTGGGCACTCAACTCAGCCTTCAGTAGTGGAAAGAAGAAGAGTAATACCAATGCCGCCAACACCAAGCTTGTAACGGGTATGCTTACCTATGATAGCGGTAACGTGCAGGATTTGAAGCCATTTGTAGACGACAATGGCGAATTGTATTGGGCGAAGGAGGACGATGGCAAGCAGATGCAGGGTGTGAAGATGCTCACGACACCTACCGCTACCACTGTGAACGGTCAGCCGTCTCTCGTAGCCGAGAGAGGACCAGAAATCGTCATTGGTAGGGAAACTACCCATGCGATGATGATGAACAATCCTGGTTTGCTAAAAGCACTCGTCAACTACGACCGCAACTATTCCGGAAGAAACTCAGCAAGAAGGGCATTTGATAATGGCAACGTGGGTGATGTTCTTGCAGCAGGCACGCAAGCAGGCAATGGTAATCTTTCGTCTGGCGCGTCAGCGGCAGGCGACCTGATTGCAGCCAGCGCAGCAAGCAATGCGGCGCTCCTGCAAGCTGTGAATGCGCTCATTCAGCGCCTCAATCAGCCTATCAACGCCCAGATTAACATGTACGGTCGTGATGGGTTGCACGATAGCCTGAATAAGGCTAATCAATTTATGAAGAATAAATAGAAGAAGGTTTTGTTGATTATTAGTTGTTAGTTTTTAAGTTTATTAGTTATTTGTTTTTCGAGGCTGTTTCGCTGTGAAGCGAGGCAGCCTTTTTTAGTGTTGAACGTTGAGTGTTGAATGTTGAATTAGGCTATCGCCTTTGGGTCTCCGTTCCCAGCGAATTTTTTGCTGGTCCCATTTTGTAATAAAGCTATTATTTTTCCGTACCAACGTTAACCCTTTGATTTAGTGGGCTTTTTGGTCTCAAAAGCATATCTTGGTCTCATTTTTCGTCGGTTTTACTACCTATATATAAAATTTTCCGTGTATTTTTTCTTTTCCCTAAAAACAAAATCCCCTAACCCCAAACTAGGAGTTAGTAGCATTAACGGCTATGCCGTAAACGTCAGACAATAAGGTAGTTATGGGGATATAGGGGAGTGGCAGCTAGCGAGGAAAATGTGTGATTTTCTACATATATTCTACATATTTCTGAAATATTTTGTATCTCCTGCGTACATCTGTTTATAGAAATTTATATAAAAATGAGACCAAGATATAGTAAGTTGCTGAAAAATAAGCAGATAGCAAAAAATCAGTGTGGGCTAGCAGTGGGACAATGGTGTGGCAGCAGGGGGACAAAATACGCCATTTTCCTCATTAGGGGACTTTAACATTTCCGCTAATAAAATTAAAATGAGACCAGAATGGGCAAAATGAGACCAGATTTCGCTTCCTGGTCCCATTTTTGAGAAAACACCCTTTGCGTCTCCGTTCCCAGTGATTCCATCGCTGGTTCCCCCTCTCAAACCTATATTAAATGTTAAAAATATAACTTATTTCAAATATAATATAGCTTACCTATACTTTTTTTCGATTTATTTTTGTATCTTTGCAGCAGATTTTATATAATTAATATATGTAAGATATGTTTGACGAGATATGTTCCATCTACAAGTCTGCTACGGATGCCTACGGTGAGTTCATCGATAGAGAGACGGGCGAGTGCATCCAACAGATGTCTATCCGTGAGTTTTGTCTGACGGATAGATGGAAGCCGTATGTAGAAAAGCTGAGAGCCATGCGGCAGGAACTTGGTAGCAAAGCAAAGAAGATGCCGGAGTATATCGAAACTAAAAAGATGATTCCTGGAGCCACGTTGAGCGGTCTCTTCAGTCTTTACGAGGATGATAGTTTGACCCATCCCGGCCAGCGCGTAATGGTATCGAGAAGAGAAACCCACCTTCAGCAGCATACCGGATGGCTGGCGATAGATATTGACCTTCAGGACAACGAGCAGCTTACCAGTTTTGAGAATATCCGTATGGTGGCTCGCTTCCGTCCGGAGATAGGTTTGCTGATGCGTTCCTGTTCGGGTACCGGATATTTCGGACTGGTTCGGCTGGCTTACCCCGACAGGCATAAGGAGCAGTTTAAGGCTATCCTCAAGGAATACGCCGCCCTGGGCATCGTGCTCGATAAGCAATGCGGTAATATCGGCAGAGTTCGTTTCGCTTCATGGGATGATGCAGACCATATATATATTAATAACAACGTGCAGCCATACCAAGGTTTGGCGACAGATGAACCGCAGGTGATACCACAGGCGAGACCGATGTATCGGCAATCGCAGAGTAATGTCTCTACTGCTTACGGTGGCAGCGACAACTCAGCCTTCTGGAATGATCCACGTACGCAAGACCGCATCATCGAACTCATCGTAAAAGCTTTGGTGAGCCGACGCATCAACATCACGGAAAGCTACGATGAATGGACCAAGGCAGGTTGGGCACTGAAGGCGCATCCCTATGGCGAACGTCTGTTTCACGAGCTTTCGGCATGCAGCCGGAAGTACAACGCTGCCAAGGCTTCGCAGAAGTGGCGGCAGTTAGGCAGCAGCCATACCGTAAGCTATCATTACCTTATCCACGCCTTCAAGGTGAATTTGGGTGAAGGAGAATATCACTCTATTCTGCAGCAGGTATGGCGCGAGAGGATTTAACTCGCCTCCGTTCCCAGCGATTCTATCGCTGGTCCGTAAGCAAAAAAAAGTTTTTTAATACATTTAAAGATATAAGATTATGGCAAAGAGAAAAGTAAAAATCCCGAATGGGTCATGGCTCGACCAGAAAGGTCAGCGATGGATGAAAGTAGTGTTTGATATAATGTCCGGTTTCGGGGGGGGTGAAAAGTTCATCCGTCAGATTGATTTGGCATTTCCTTACAACTTCGACTTCGGGCTGAAGAAATATGTAGTTAATATGGATGATTATGGTAACCTGCGCAACATCGTGCTGCAGAAATACCCGTCGCTGGCGAGATATGGAGATTTTCGCATGGTGATGACAACTCATCAAGTAAAATGATAAGATTATGAAATTGATAACGATTATTGGTCCCTCTGGGGCTGGCAAGGACACGGTAGCACTTATGTTGTCTGCCATCCTGGGATATGATGTGCTCTGTTCCTATACCACCCGACCTATGCGTGAAGGTGAAGTGGACGGAAAAGAGCATCATTTTGTCAAGAAATGCGATGTTCCAAAAAGCGAAATGCTCGCCTACACCCGATACGGAAATTATGAGTATTGGACGGAGAAGAAGCAGATAAATGGTGCCGCCATTTATGTCATCGACGAGAAAGGACTGATGGAGCTGATGGAGCGCTGCCCGAAGGCTAAGATCATCACCGTTTATGTTTCGGCAAAGCAGGAAACTCTAAAAAAGCGTGGCATCTCTGAGGAACGTACCGACAGAGACCAGTATCGTGTTCAGATTGATTTCAACAGCTATGATTACGTGATACCGAACAACCGCACGATGTTCTATCTTTGGGACTACGTTTCGTTCGTAGCCAAGAAGATTAGAGAGCAGGAATTGGGTATACCTAACCATGCTTTAAAGTAAGGCTATAAAGTGAACATCCAGTACAGACTAAGTACAGACTGAGCACAGACTGAGCGCAGATAAAATATTGGCAAAATGGCAAAAATAACTACCACCTCACCCATCTCATCCATATCGGGCAAGCTGAATTCCGATGATGATTTCTATGTGGCAACCAAACGCCGCACGGGTACGGTCTATCTGGTGCATCGAAGCAGGAAGCAGTCTGTTCCGTGGAGCGAGAAGCAGATAGCGCACCGCAAGGCTTTTGCTGCCCGCAGTAAGGCTGCATCGGCATGGCTCAAAGCCAATGCTCCCCAAAATGATGGCGATAGGGGTACGGAAGCTTATCAGCGGATGTTCGTCCGATATAAGGCGCAGTATAAAATAGGTAATATCTTTGCCTTTGTCTGCAAGCAGTATCGGAATGGTGTAATAGATTTTTAATATATAAGACATAAAATTAGAAACAATATGAAAATGATAATTCCTGGTGTTGAGTGGTGGCCTCAGAAGACCGCCGCACAACAGATTGCCCGTGTAGGCAGAATCTGCTACAAGAGCAAAGCCAAACAGCCTGATGAAAATCTTTCTGAAGAGCAGAAAGAGAAGTTTCGGGAAGAACAGGCTATCAAGTTGGCTAACCGTTTCTGGGAGAGCGGGCACAAATCCATGTACCGCCATGGTACTCTCTATTTCTTCGTGAAGAATGACTATAAACTGCCGAAGTCTCTCTGGTCACTCCTCGTTGCTTCACCTTACATCAATTATGCGGTGAAGGATAAGAAGGTATGGATCAGCAGCAACATGCAGTTCCTTGCCGAGCATGGCGAAATTCTCGAAATCCTCACCCCATACAATGTGAAGGAAGATGAGTTTATCAAGAAGGCGCTGAAGTATGATTGCAAAAAGGCTCTCTATCTCCTCCGCATGACCATGGTTGTTACCACGCAAATCAGTACCAGCCGTGAGCTGAACCGCACATCGCCTAATAGCATCAGCGAACAGAGCACTCGTTATGTGAACCTGGAGAAGAAAGGTGGCGTACAGATTGCCCGTCCGCACTGGTTGCATGAAGGCACCCGCTGGCAGAAGTTCCTCTATCTTGCCGGCTGCAAGATAGCAGACTGGCTCTATCGCCGATTGCTGAAATCGGGCATGAAGCCGCAGGATGCCCGCGGCATTCTTCCTCTCGATACCTATACGGTGGTAGCTTATACCTATACCCTCAAGGAGTGGAAACATATCCTGGACCTCCGCTTCCATGAAAGTACCGGCAAGGCGCATCCTAACGCCAAGGAAATAGGCTATCTGATTCATCGCATCATTACCGAGAGAATGATGGAATATGATAAGGACTTCGAGATTTAAAGGTAAAATCACTACTCACTATCTCTAACGCTCATTATGGTAAATAGGGGTAATTTGAGTGTTGAATGTTGAGTGTTGAATGTTGAATTAGGCATACGTCATCGAGTCCGTTAGGCAATTCAACATTCAACATTCAACACTTAACATTAAAAAAAATAAATAGCAATGGGAAATAAAAACAAAAATAAAAAGCAGTACCAGATGGAGGCTATGGCAAGGCGGGATGCTAAAATCCGTCAGCTCCCTACCATCTACACCTTCAACTTTAGGGATGTGCCGGCAGATGTATACGCCAAAACCCTGGAGACAATCTTCGCCGATCCGAAGTTTGCCGATGCCGTGCGCAACCGCAACGAACTGGTACGTGCTGCCAACCGCATACCGCAGGGCGCACCTCAGATGGCACCCCTCATCAAGGCTATCCAGGAAAAAGATGCAAAGTTGGCTAATGCCATCTATGCCCTGCTTGTGCAGGTAAATCTGCACAGTGAGATAACTTACGATTTCCTCAGTTTCGGTCATCTGTCACGCTACTACGTAGACTACAGCCAACCGGGTATGCAGGAAAAGGTAGACCATCTGAACATTAATCTTGATAAGATTACGTTCCTCTCCGAAATGCTCGAAAACCTTCTTACCCAGGTGAAGGGCGATATGCTGGAAATCTTCAAAGGTGCCAGCGAGTTCCAGCAGTTTGATGGCGTAATGGCGAGCCTCCGTCAGTTGAGCGGTTTCTTCGATTTTGCCCGTAAGAAAGACGAGAAATCGAAAGATTACGCCCTCTACTATGAGTATGCCGACAGCATCAATGCCTATATGGATAAGCGCATGCAGACCTATTCGCAGAAGTACCGCAAGCTGCACCCTACCCTTCCTGGTTTCACTCAGGAACAGATGGTAGAGGCCATCAATCTCTTCTTCGGTGAGAAAGATAAGTTCAACGAGAGCTTCATCGCCAAGACGGAATCAGGTGGCCGATATATCGACGGCATGAAACTCATCCCTAACCTCAACGAGGAGCAGACTGCCAAGCTCGATAAGCTGGTACCGCGCCCGAAGGAAGGCAACAGTATGCAGAAATACTTCCTCTACATCACCGATGCCATCATGCTAAATTACCACCTTCGGCGGTAATCTTGAGTGTTGAATATTGAATGTTGATTTTCGAGTTGCCTCACAGACTCAAGGGCGCTAGCCTAATTCAACATTCAACACTCAACATTCAACATTCATCAAACCATTCAATATTGTTTAAGATGCCAAATATCTATCTCCGTCTCCCCACCTCCCGCTGCCAGTTTTTCCGGCACCGCGACCCCAAGTTCACCCTGGCAAAGGATGAGCCGGTGGTGTTCAGCAACTACTCACATGAGCAGTTCATTATGCGCAATTCGCTTATCAGCGCCCCTGCAAAAAGCAGCCGTATCGACCTCGGCTGTTTCTCGCAGCAGCAGTGGTGCAATATGCTGTCGGGCAAGCACCCTGCAGGAGGCAAGGTAGTGATGCGCCGTGATGCCGGAAGCTGGCTCACCTTCCAGGAGGTGCAGCAGCTCAATGGCCGCCTTACCGACGGCAAGGGTTCACATGATGATTATCTCTGCATCCGACTGCCGAGCGAGGTGGAAGTTGTCGATACCGTTTATCCGGTAAAGCCTACCTTTACACTGGATACGCACGGCATGAGGGCGTTGGCGGTATCACTCAACAACGATTTCAAGCGCAGTCTGGTAGAATGGGCACTCTCCACCTTCGATTTCTGTACCTCTAAAGGCAGGGTTATCGCCCGTTCCCATAACGCCATGCTGGAGCGGTACTTAATGCGTTACGGCATAGAAGCCAGCGAGGAAGAGAAAGACGTATTGCGCCGCATCATCGGCAGGTGGTTCCGCACGGAGCACTGCTTCTTTAAGAGCTATTCCTGCGTGGATATGCAGTATAAGGACAGCCGTGATAAGCCTAACCGCATCGATGAAGTGCAGTGGCTATGATTTTACACCTTATATAATAGGTGTTAATTCATGTATAAACAAAAGTTAAATAATAGCTAAATCAAGGAAAAGATATGAAATTACCAGATAGTTGCAGAGAGTTATTTCTTGACGGAGTAACCGATGCTTATTTTTATGCTGTACGGGAAAGCTCCGTTCCTATTCCCTTCAGCATACCGATGATATTACAGATAAACGGATGTAAGTTTGCCGGCGAAGCACTCCATATTGCCACCAGCGAGGGCAATAATTATGTCATATCTGATGGCATCACCGCCAAGCAGACTTCCTCAGAAGGTGGCAACGGTACCGTCTTCAAGTTCGAGATTACCGCAAATATCAGTGACGGAAAGGAGAATATATCGGAAATCATCAAAAAAATGCACAGAAAGGACTATTATATAGTCTTGCGTAAGCAGGATGACACGATTTATCTCTGCCATACGCTGCCGGGCACCTTCAGTATTACCGATTCCGTGACTGCTCAGAATGATGCTGAGACCCGCAGCATCGCGGCTACCTGTCAGGCGATGTCAGAGTTTATTCCGATAACGATTGCTTAATCAATCATAAATTTATAGTACTTAATTATCTTCTAGTTTTAGTAAACATATAATTCATAAGTATCGAAATTTTATATTATTTTTAGCCCTGCTGTCCGTGAGGATCGCAGGGTTTTTTGTTTTATCCGCTAGGCTAATTCAACATTCAACACTCAACATTCAACCTTTATTTTGTCCCTATTTTCCGATGTGTTCCCATTACCTTTGCCGTCAGAAATATTGAAAGGTCTTCTTTTGCTAAATAAGGTAAGGAGATTTGTATTCAGGATAACGATAACATACATTTATTTTTAAAAATTTATTACCCACATGAAAGGTCTTTATGAAATTCTGACCGAAAAGAAGTGGATGGTGAACCCCGATTTTGTGCATGGCATTCGCAAATCGATTGAGCAGAACCTAAATACTCATACAGTGTTTGCCAAACCGGAAAAGACTTGTGGATTCGTCACTGCAGAGGATGAAAAAGGCAACACCTACTATCCGGAGGAATATCAGATTTCTGAGGATGGCAAGCAGGTGAAGGGTAACTATCAGCTCGACTATCCGGAAGAGGATGAGCGGGCGCAGAACTTCCCGTTCGTTTCGGTTCTCACTGTAGATGGTCCTATCACCCGGAATGGTGGATATTGCTCTTATGGTTCTATCGACCATCGCGATATGATGATGCGTGCAGCTGATCATCCGCTTTGCCGAGGTCATCTTTTTATCATTAATACTCCTGGCGGTTCGGCTTGGGCTAAGAACGATTACGCACTTGCTATCGACTATGCCCACTCCAAGGGTCAGAAGGTCATCGCCCTGGTAGATGGCATGTGTGCCAGCGCAGGTATGTATCTCGCTTCTCTTTGCGATGAGCGATATTACATGAACCCGAAGGATGAAATCGGTTGTATCGGCGTGATGGCTGCCTTCTATACTTTGGCTAATGGCTCAAAGGATAAATACACGGATGAGACTTATCACGAGGAGTATGACCCGGAGTCATTCGATAAGAATAAGGCTTATCGTGACATCGCCAACAAGAACAACAGCAAGGAACTCGTAAAAGAGCTTGCTGAACTGGGTGTTGAGTTCAGAGCTGATGTAAAAAAGGCTTGCCCTAACGCAAAAGATGAGCATCTTCATGGAAAGATATTCAGTGCTGAAGACGTGAAGGGAATCCTTATGGACGACCAGTCTACCTTTATGGGTTGCGTTCAGCGTTGCTTCGCTCTCTACAACGGCACAGCCGAGCCTATCAACCGAGAGGCATCTATCCAAAAGCCGGAACCGGAGGATAACACCCAGGAAAGTCAACATTCAACATTCAACAATCAACATTTATCAAATAACCAAAATCAAATCAATATGGCAAATTATCCAAAGATCAACGCCGCTTGCGGTATGCAGGATGGTCAGCAGATTGAGGTGAAGGAGGAAGGCGCATTTATGAATGCACCATTGCTCGACACCCTCGAAGCTCATCTTACATCGCAGGAGCAGGCTGTGGCTGATGCAAAGCAGAAAGCCACCACAGCAGAGCAGAGTCTTGCTGGCCTTCAGGCAAAGCACGACGCACTCGCTGAAACCATCGCCCAGAAGGACGAGGAAATCAAGAACCTGAAAGAGGCAAAAGCTAAAGCAGATGAGGACATCAAGGCCCTCAACGATGCCAAGGCAAAGGCTGATGAGGAGAAGGCTAAGGTAGATGAGGAATTGAAGACCGCCCAGGCTTCACTCGCTACCGCCCAGCAGACCATCGCCGACAAGGACGCTCAGATTGCTGAGTTGAACGAGAACCCAGGCGAGGAGCCAGCACAGGGTGCTGCACCTCAGAACAACGGTGAGGGTGCAAAGGCTCAGAACCTCCGTGAGTTCGACCCATCGAAGTACAAAAACAATGCTGAGCGCAAGGCAGCTTTCGAGCGTTTCAAGCGAGGCGAGGAGTAATCTTCATTTTTCATTTAATTTCATTTCATCTTATTTAAATTTTAATTATTATGGCAAATCTTCCTAAAGATTTTATCGGCACATCAGCTCTTGAACATGTAGCCGAGCAGGTGAGCAAGGAAATCCTTATGGGTCCAGGCTACACCGATGCAGAGGAAATGGATCGCCTCGGCATTCAGGTTATCAGCGGTGTGCAGTTTAAGCGCACCTTCAACATCTTCCTTCGTAAGGGTGGCACTACCCGCCGTAAGGATGTTCACACTAAGGTGAGCAGCCAGGCAGGATACCTCAAGGAACGTACGTTGACAGTCAAGCTCGCTTGGGACCACTTTGACGATAACATCGATAAGTACTGCGAGACACCTTTCGGTACAGACGCACAGGGTCAGTACCCTCTCTCTACCCAGGCAGTAGAGGCAATCCTGAAGGATTACGCCGACAACCTTACAGCTTGTTTGTGGTTCGGTGATATTGACCTCGATAACGGTGATGAGACCGTTCCTGCAAAGGATCAGGCTCTTGCATTGTATGATGGCTATCATACTTGCATCAAGCACGACATCGAGGATGGTCTTATCTCTGAGGAGAACGGCAACCTCATCGAGTGTGATGCTATCGAGGAGCCAGCCGACAATAACGACTCTACTCCATTCGACAACTTCGTAGATTGGTACTTCAAGTGGGATGCTCGTCTGCGCAAGCAGAAGGTAAAGGTTTACATGAGTGAATCTACTGCCCGCAACATCGCAGCCGGTTACGCTAACAAGTATCACGGCAACTTCAAGGTAGAGACTGAGGCAGGTGACAACTTCAAGTTGCCAGGTTACTCTAAGGTAACAATCTGCCCTGTATCTGACTTTGGTACTGGTACTCGTATGTATGCTACCGTAGAGGGCAACTTCGTTTACGGTGTCGATACAGAAAGCAACAAGACTTTCGTCAGCGTTCGTGTAGGCTCTGACACCGACCACAGAGACGTATCTTTCCAGATTCAAAGTATTCAGGGAGCAGGTATCTTGGTGCCATTCGCTAGCTCTCTCTGCGTCAGCAAAGGTAAGCTCGATAACCCAGGTTACAAGGCTGGTGATTACACCAACTCTAACCTTACCGTCACTCTCGCCAAGGCTAACGCTGAAGATGCGGGTGAAATTGATGGTAGCGTAAAGGTTAACGGTACTCCTTACGCAAAGCCAGTTGATACCAACGCTAACGATGTGCTCACTCTTGAAGCCGTAGATGGCGCAACCGGTTTCGTCTTCTCTCACTGGAACACCGGTAGCAAGGAGAAGAAAATCCAGGTAATCGCCAGCGGTATGAGTATGGGTGTTACCGCCTTCTTCAAGAAGAAAGGTTAGCCCCTCTCCTGCCTCCGTTCCCAGCGATTCCATCGCTGGTCCAACCGGAAAAAGGCAGTCCTCTATAAATCTTCGGCGGCGGTCGCCTGACCTGGCGGAATATGGCTTCCGCCGCCATTTCGTTTAATCATCAAAAAAGATACAATTATGGCAGAAAATGTAACATGCCCAGAGATCAAGGATTTGCTTTCCGAGAACGATTGCTTGGAAAATTTCGGCGGTCTTGGCGTAAACGTATATGTCTTTATCAAGAGTGAGCTTGCTGCTCCTCTCTCACCAGAGAAAGGTAAGAACACCTATGCAGCGCTGACTGCTGCGTCCTTCAAGAAAGGTAAGGGTCTCTACAAGTTTGAGTGCCAGGATGGCGGTCAGGGTCACACCTGGGAGAACCTCGGTTTCCAGAAGGGTTTCAAGCAGACCTTGGACTACGTTCTTGAGAGCGTAAATGCCGATACTGCTTATGTGGCTCGCGGTCTCAATAACCTCAAGTGTGGTTATATCATCGAGGATGGTGATAAATCAATCATCGTTTACGACAAGCAGCACGACTTCAAGTATGACTCCGGTAACATCAAGGGTGATACAGGTAAGAAGCCAGAGGATGACCGTGTAGTTACCCTGAGCGGTACCCTTAGCCCTACCACATACGGCCGCTATGAGATTGCCACACCAGAAGGTGGTTGGGATTCTCTCTGCAACGGTGTAGGCACATCGGGGGAAGTGTAAGCGGAACTGACAAGAGCGATACCAATTCCGCTTCACAGCAGTCATCTAAGCGGAGCAAGCAGGCAGCATCTATCAATGATGAAACCTCTACGCCCGGCGAAAACGATGAATAATCGCTCCCCTATCCAATGATTTCCATTGGCAATTTACTCTATAAATCAAAGCCTCGGTATTAATCCTTAGTAAAATAAGGCAAGATACCGGGGCTTTTCGCATTTAAAACTGCACATATCTTTCATTTTTTAATATCTTATCCCATAATTAGATTTTTTTATGCAAAATGCGTTTTCGCATAGAATATTTTTCTTATTTTTGCAGCATAAAATTTTAATTTATATAGTGTAACTAAAATACTAAGAGATTATGGAGCTAAGACATTTACGTTCGTTTGTGTATGTGGCAGAGACGCTTTCTTTCAGCATCGCCGCCTCCCGATGCTTTGTCACCCAATCCGCCATCAGTCAGCACATCAAGGCTCTGGAGGATGAACTGGGATGCAAGCTGCTGATACGCACATCGCACAGCATCATGCTCACCGAGAACGGAGAGGCACTTCTGCCACGTGCCAAGGAAATACTGAAGTTGGCAGAAGACTGCAAGGAGCATATCAATGCACTCAACAACTGCATGACCGGAGAACTGCGCATCGGTGTAGGTTCCTTTATCGCACCCTATATCCGTGTGGCTGCACTTATATTCATGGAGCGATACCCTAACGTAAGAGTGAATGCCGAATTTTCCAAGGCAACGAGCCTGAACCGCCTGTTGCGAGACCACATGCTGGATCTCGCTTTTACGATGAACGAAGCCTATACCAACGAGGGCATCGAGAGCCAGCCTTGCATTCCATTCAGTATTTGTGCCATTATGAGAAACACACACCCTCTTGCCAGGAAAGATAAGGTAACATACGCTGACCTGCTGAAGCATGGTGTCATTATGCCCGATGTAGGCGAACGTGTTTTCAACACTTTTCAGCAATACCTGCAGAACGATCTCACCAAATTAAGCGTAAAGTGTATCGTCAGCGACCCAGACGAAGACCTTGCCATCATAGAAGATACTCACCTGGTTACTTTTATGCCGAAGCTGTATCTGAAAAACCACCCTACCCTTATAGCTCGTCCTATCCATGGTATAGGAGAAGAACTAATGAGCAATGCCCACTGTATGAAGGATGTACCTATGAAGCGTTCTGCACAACTCTTCCTCGACATTATCAGGGACGAAGCCATTCCGTATATCAAGGCTTTGGAAGAAACTATGTAGTTTAGTACAAAAGTACATTTGTACTTATGTACTTCTGCACGTTTGTACTTTTTCTTATTCGTCTATAAGTGTTCCTGCTTCCTGATTTATCCGCAAGAACATCTAATGAACATCACTTTTCTGTTTACTTCATTCCTATTACCTTTGCATACGATTCCGATATTGGAAGAATTTAAATACAAAAAAACTATGCAGGTAAAAACGAATGATGGCAACTATGATGTTGCCAGCAAGGGATTGGGTAATACCGCCCTTGGACTTGGTATCGCAGGTTTGGCTACCAGTTTGCTGGGTGGCGGTGCATCCTTGTTTAACCTCGGTAGAGGTAACAATGGCATGACTGCCAATCCGAGTGATCCGGATGCACGCTTCGTAACCAAGGGTGAGACCAACCTTATTCAGGAGAACTCTACATTGAAGACGGAACTTGCTATCCAGAAGAGTGAGAACTATACCGACAAGAAGATGGTAGATGTTACTCAGTATCTTGACGGTAAGATTCGTCAGCTCGAAAACAAGGTAGATGCCAACAAGGATGCACAGCAGGCGGTCAACGCACAGCAGATGGCATATAATGCCGCTGCCAACGCCAACATCGACGTGCTGAAATCGCAGGTGGCTTCACTTTTGAATGTTACCAAGATGATGATTCCATCAGGCAATGTTTGCCAGATGGGGTGTGGATGCGCTTGTAACCAGTAACCGTATTTTTGGATAAAAGGAAGAAACGATATGGATTACAAGAACTCACAAATCCTGGCAGCGGTGGTGTCCGAATGGGCACGCCCTGCCATCTCTCAGATAGCGGCTGGCAATCTGATGCACTTGCCTATGCTCCAGTCTCTCCAGGCTACCATCGGCAGCATGGGACTTGTGAGCGGCAACTATTCTCTGCAAGCCGATATAGAACCGATGATTCAGCCTGTGGTCAATGCGCTTGTCACTCCGATGCTCGCCAAGTATTTCGGGAACATTCCCGAAGAGAGCATTCCGCAGATGGCGCACGATGTGGTAGAGCAGCTTCGCTACAAAGGACCGCTCTCCATCCTGGAGGGTGTGATAACCTTTGACGAGGAGGATCTTGACGAACTCGCCGACCTTCTTCAGAAGAACCTTCCGGTAGAGAAGACCCAGGGCTATCAGGTGAAACATTAATGCGGCGGTGAAGTCGTCGCTCTATTAAAACAGAAAAGACTATGAATAAAAGAACAATTCCAGCCTGCATCATGGCTACGCTTGCAGTAGGTGCAACCGCCACTGCTCCCTATTATGATGTAAATATCACGCAGCAGCTCTGTGCTCCTTCATGCGTGGACGAGACTCCGGTTTTCAACCCTCAGTTCTCTGTAAAGAGTATTGCCAACGTGGGTACTTCGCAATATCTCATAACCATTCACGTAGAGGGTGTTATCAGTTACGTGCCTTGCAACTGTGGCTCCTGCTGCACCCGCTCGCAGGTAGTAAGTCAGGATTTCACCATTCCTGTCTTCTCTGCTACGGCAATCACGAACGTTACCACATCTCTTGGCAGCGTGAAAAACCGTCTTGTCAAAGTAGCCTGCTGCTCCTGCAGCAAGACTTTCGTGTGCGATGCTCCTTTAACACTCACCATCGCATGACTATCCACCAACAAAAGGAAAGGTAAGAGACGATGAAGTATATTCAGTTAATAGATCAAGCCCGCGCTCACGGCGTGGCTACCGAGAAGAAGATGATGGAGGCGATGGAGCAGTTGAGCTGCGACCTCGCCTCCTTAGAGGAAACAAATCCGGAATTGTACTGGTGCATCCTCCGTCGCCAGCACGCAGTGTTTTATGATCGTCATTACAGCGAGAAAATGGCCAACCATGATGTCTGCCATCTTGTGTATAGCAAGAAAGGCGAGAATGGCGAATTGGTAGGAACCGGGGCACACTGGGCCAAATCACAGATTGTGAATGCCACCAAGGGCATGAAGTTCCATGATAAGGTGAACGATTGGGATAAGTATGTTGCCTTCAATGCCATGTACGCTGACCTGTGCAGCGATATGACAGAAGATGAAATCATCAAGGCAGCTTATCTCTTCTATTTCCAGGATGCAGACTGGCAACCCGAAGAAGACGATTGTACCAAGATATGGGACTATATGTCCGCTCACGCTATGATGTAGTTTGTTTTGATATAGGTAATCTGGATTTCGCACTAGCGAGTGCAAGTATTTTAAGTAAAAAGATTGGGATAACATTTTTTGAAGCCTCTTTGCGCCTACAAAAGCCGCAGGGAGGCTTTCTTTGTCCCCATCATCTTTTTAGCATTTGCTATCTTTGCCATCAGAAGAAATAAAAACGATAAAACAGAAAAGATATGGCAAAGATTCAACCTCTTGCAGATTTCATTCTCTCCTTTGAAGGAGGTTACGTCAATCACCCCAATGATAAGGGCGGTCCTACCAACATGGGTGTAACCCTCAAAACCTGGCAAACCCAAGGTTACGACAAAAACAACGATGGCCGCATAGACGCAAAGGATGTGAAGCTTATCACCAAAGCCGATGCCACCGCCATCCTTCGCCGCTGTTACTGGAACCGATGGAAAGCCGATGGCATCAAAGACCAGAGCATCGCCAACATCCTGGTAGATTGGGTCTGGAGCAGTGGTACCCCAGGCGTAACCCTCGTGCAAGCTATGCTGGGCGTAAGAGCCGATGGTATCGTGGGCAACAAAACCCTCAAGGCGCTCAACGCCCAGTCCCCTAAGCAGTTCTTCGACCGCATCAAGGCACGCCGCAAGCAGTATATCCTCGGCATCATCGCCAAGCACCCTAGCCAGCAAGTCTTCGAGGCAGGTTGGCTCCGCAGACTCAATGCTATCAGCTACGGCAGTCTCATCGCCAATGGCGGCAAGAAAATAAGTTTTTAACAAATAAATAAAGTAAAAAAATGGCTTCTTACAATGGAAATGTTGACCTTTTGTCTCTGAATGGAGCAAAGGTCTTAGTAGGTATCGATGAGAAGAATGCAAAGCGTCCTTATGTTTGCATTCCTCTCGATGTGAACGAAATTCGAATAGAGACATATCAAAAAGATAATGTTAACAGACAGGTGGCTAAGTTGAGAGTTCACATCGAACCTTTTAAAGATTCGTACAAGAATAAGATTCGACAGAGTAATATCGAGCGTGGCGACACCGAAAAAAGTGTGCCTACCCACGAAATGCAAATATCATTCTCCACCGAGTACGTCAAGGCAGTAGCCAAAGCATTCCCGAAACTCGTAGAACAGGTAAAGGAGTATAGTAAGGAGAAAGACCCTGACATCGTAAATCAGGATTTCAACGATGAGAACTCTCACCTCTTCAAGGCAATCCGTACTCGCATGAATAAGCGCATCGCCAGTCTCTATCAGCCACAGACCGCTACCCAGCAGCAGACTTACCCACAGCAAGTCTACGGAGCCGCCGGCAATGCTACCGCCTATGTACCGCCAGCAGATGGAGGCAATGATTATTCATCAATGCCAGGTTACGATGATCCGAACAGCGACCTGCCATTCTAAAGGTTTTATTGAATGTTGAGTGTTGAATGTTGATTTAGGCTAGCGCCCTTGAGTCCGTGAGGCAACTCAACATTCAACATTCAACAATCAACATTAAATTTAACGCTTATGCAAGAACAAATAAATCTTACAATTCCGAAGGGATGGAACCAATGTACTCCCTCCCAGTTGGAAGCCCTCGCTGCCATCATGCAGGAGCAGATAGCCAAGGCAGACCGCTATCATCCCTTCGATATGCAGAAGGTGAAGATAGCCGTCTTCTTTCTCTTTGCCGGGATAAGCATCAATGCCTATCCCGACCCTCGTCTGCCCCTCAATGAGCAACATTACCTGGTAAGCATAGAGCCGCAGAAGAAGAGCCTCTTGAAGAAGCTCCTCTCCCTCTGTGCCCCCGTTCCTAGCGATTCTATCGCTGGTCCCCAGTCGGCTAGCCATTTCCCCCTCTACCTCTGGCAGCTCAACTATTGGCTCTCCCCGAAAGCCAAGACCGATGATAAGACCTCTCCTGAGTATATCGCCCAGGGCGCAGGTCTTCTCGACTGGCTGGATGCAGATAGCGGCAATTTCCTTACCCGCTTCCCCTATCCGATTATCGGACAGAAAGCCAAGTGGTACCGTCGCGCAAAAGCCTTCCGTGGTCCTAACCCCGACCTCGATGGTTTCTCCTGGCAGCAATACCGTTTTGCTAGCGATATGATGCAGACCTATACCAAGTTAAGCAACAACCTGGTCAAGATGAAGAAGATGGATAAATTCACCGAGGAACAACTCCAGACGCAAGCTCAGAGTGTCGCAAGTGCAAGAAACATGTTCCTTGCCACCATCTTTAACACCACCACCCAGTACGTCGATCCGACAACAGGCATCACGAAATACGATTTTCATTATGAGTCGAAGCAGTTCACCGAGAACGCAGGTTATTTCGTCAAATACCCGGAAGCCAACTGGCAGGTTATCCTCTTCTGGTGGAGCGGCATCATGCACACCCTAGCCCATCGCTACCCTCACGTTTTTAAGGTGCAGAAGGTAGATAATAAAAAGCCGCAAACCCCGATGGAAATCTACACCGCTACCACCGCCACGATGCAGAAGTATGCCGGCTTAACGGAAGACCAGGTCAACACCCAATCCTATTCTCTCGTTCTCGAACATCTTGAAAGGTTATCGAAAGAGAATGAGGAAATGGAAAAGATGAGGAGGAACAAATAATGAAGATAGATTACCATTTCCCGAATGTGGGGGGTAAATCCGCAAGATTCCGTATTATTCGGCAAATCGGTATTATGGAATTATAGCCGATGTTTGCGAGCTGAAAAGTTTGATACGGGTATATTAATAGAATATGAATAATAATAACCAACCTCAATACAAGCGAGGAACGATTGTCAAGAACGGAAAGAGATATGGTTTTTATCCCGATGGCTCTCTCTATAGAATATACTCCACCTCTGACCGTCCGTTTCTTGAAATCGTGGATATAGAAGGTAAGACCTTCCTGCGTGTTCGTCAGGCGACTGAGATAGGTTATACCGATTGTCCTGCACCCGGTGCAGCCGATTTGAATTACCCTACTTCCGCATTAAGACGTAGCCGCACGGTAGGGGGGGGTAAATTGGTAAATGCACTCACGGCTGCCAGCAGCAATCCGTTTGTGTTTGTAGAATTATAACTCGTAGCAACAATACGCCCTGAAGGGGCAGAAGCTCCTAGCCCAGGGCAGCGCCCTGGGTAATCATAGCAATCAGCAAGTCGCCCCGTAAGGGCAAAAGTTTTAAAATAAACGATTTATAGAGCAAAACAAAATGATAACAAAATTCAACTTCAAAGATAAGACCATTAAGTCTTATGCCATCCGAAAGCTGACACCCTTCGAGTGTTTCCGATTGATGGGTGTGCGAGATGATGTGATCCGCACGATGCAGAGTACCAATGCCCAGGCAACAGAGCGAGTGCCCGGCTATAAGGGCAAAGGCAAGGCAGAGGATATGGCGGTATCGGCTAGTCAGCAATACAAGCAAGCTGGAAATTCTATTTGTGTTGACGTGCTCGCAGCCATCTATCAGCAACTCTGGTACCCGAAAGAGCCAAAGCGTGAGGCGCAGACCTCTTTCTTTGCCGATTTCTTCCCAGAAGACCAACTGCCACTCTATCCGGTAGATAAGAACCATGGTGAGAAACTTATCCTCACCACCTTCTCCGGTTACGACTCTCAGTTGATGGCAGCCGATGTTCTCGCGCAGCAGCACCCTGATTTCCACTGGACGTGCGTAGGCTGGAGCGATATAGATAAGTATGCCTGTCAGATGCACGACCTCATCTTTCCGCAGTTTGCCGATAAAGCCTTGGGCGATATAACCAAAATCGACTGGCAGCAGGTAAAGAATAATGTGGGGGGGCAAGAAATCGACCTTTTTACCTATTCTTCACCTTATCAGGATATATCGCAAGCCGGCAAGCAGATGGGCTTGAAGGAAGGTTCCGATACCCGCTCGGCATTATTGTGGCGAGTAGCCGATGCCGTGGAGGTATTGCGTCCGAAGTATCTGCTTCAAGAGAATGTGGCAGCCCTGGTAAGCGAAAAGTTCATGCCCGATTTTCAGAAGTGGCTTGATAAACTCTCTTCTCTCGGCTACGTAAGCCGATGGGCAAGACCCAATGCCAAAGACTATGGTGTTCCGCAGAACCGCGACCGAGTTTTCTGTCTCTCAATGAGAAAAGATGTAGCCTTCGATTACCAGTTTCCCGCCCCAGTTCCGCTGAAAAGAAAGTTGGAAGATGTGTTACAGGAAGAAGTAGATACAAGGTTCTTCCTGAAAGATGAAGCCGTCAGCAAGTTCCTTCAGGCAAACGATAAAGACACCTGTGTCTTCCATCAGTTCGAGATAGAGCCGAGCCATGAGAATGCGATGGCATTAAAAGCCATCCTTACCCTTTATCTGGAAGAGACGCATTTTTGGCATTGCACTCCCCAAGAACTGCAGGAACAGCTTTCTTCCGCTCACGAGGACATCATCATGCCGCTATTCAACGACTGGAAAGAGAACGGCAAGTTCGCAAATCCTAAGTTGGAAAGTATGTATCATCAGTTTTTGGAGAAGAAATGATTTGCGGTCTAACCCATGTTGCAAAACCTTCGCCTATGATTAGGGGGGGGTATCAGCAGGCAGTAAACATAACAGACGGAGAATGTGCAGCTACCTTAACAACTCGCTATGAGTCGATAGGTCCTACCAATATCTTAACGCTTGCACATTATCCCATGACAGTAGTGTTATATGAGTACGAATAAAAAAGCTATCAATCCAGTATATAGGGGGGGGGTATTACGCTATCTCATACGGTAAAAGCCAATTACTTCAAAATGGGTGTTCGCAACTTTCTCTTTACGAAATGTGATGGATTTGATGCAACAGGTATTATGCTTGAGTATGCTTAAAAAGAACGTTCGCTTAGAACTGATGTATAAACGCGGTTTCCGTCCGTCTCACGCTCTATGGGTCGATACCTACAACAAGCAATTCGGGGGGGTATCATTTATACCATTCTCGCAGGAGTGAGCAGCCGAAACCATTATTACGTAGCAGTAGAATTATGAATATCAATCGTCCCATCATCCTCGGCTCGTATAGCCCATCCCAAAACGGCATTATCGTTCACCCTAAAGGTCTCGCTTTATGCCTATGTGGGGGGGCAAAGGGCATGATGTTGATAAACCAAAAATATTATTAGAGTATGAATAAGGTTATTCCTTTCGTAAAACGATTTAAGGAGTTATGCCCACGATTAGAAGGCTACTCTACCGCTCTATCATCGAGATATGATGGATGGGGGGGGGCTGTATGACAACCATGGGCAGCATACAATGTTATTATTAAGATATGACTGAAAAGCATTATATCGGGTGGTCCAGAGACCATAAAGGCAAGGTTCGCAATCGCCCACGCAAGGATATAGCGAATGCAGTAACCCAATTCAACAGCGGCGATAGCTATACCAATCAAGATGGTTTGGGTAATACATCGCCTTATGTAATATATGAATATGATTAAGATATTAGCCATTCACGAGGCAAGAACAGAGCACGCCAAGGAAGTACGCAAGCAGACTGGCACCAACGATTATCGGGATAAAGCCATCTTCTTTCGTGACAGCTTCCTGATGCAGTGCATCGGAACCTTCCACACGAAGGATAATCTTCTTGCCTTTAGTTATGAATAAAATATGATTAGGCAAGCCATCATTACTCACTATCGAACCGAGGAAGCGAAGGCATATCGTAAGATACACGGCGACAGAGGCGGTTGCCGTTATCAGGATAAGTATCATCGCCCCAGCCCCTACCCCTGGAGTAACTGCATTTCCACCGTAATAAAAGATAATCTTTTATGGCAGCAATACGAATAAAAACCTGCGCAAGCAGAGGCAGAGCTGATGGTGATTGGTACTCCAACCCTCACGCTCAAAGGTTAGAAATCGGAGGTTGCATCAGTAATGCTATCTCTTCCATCGCCAAGGATTTCATGATCATTATAGAAGAATGTTGAATGTTGAGTGCTGAATGTTGAGTTTTCGCCTAACGGACTCTATGGCGTATGCCTAATTCAACATTCAACACTCAACATTCAACATTTCTTGTCCCCACTAAAACCATAAAAAGCCCTAACTTTACACTCGGAAACAAGAGAAATAGGCGCGCGTATATCGCCACCCTTCTCTCTTTCCATCACATTCAGGATAACATATAAAAAGAAACGCAAAAATGGCAAGCAAAAACAAAAACAGAGTAACTAACCTGCAGCAGCTCCAAAATCGTAGTGAGGAACTGAAAGATGCAGGCTATGTAGCCGTTCGCCCAGATGCCTTTACACCGCTTAAAAATGGCGGCGGTAAAGTCTTCTCCTGGAACGACTACGTTCACAGCATGCTCCTTACCACAGCCGGTATGTCGGCAAGCGGTGGCGACGCAGGCGGTTCTGCAGCACGTCAACAAGTCTCCACTATCTTTGCATCGAGTGGCGGCGAGAACATTGGCAAGCCGAAAGGCGTAGGTACCGAAGGCTTAGGCTTTATGGAATGGGGTATAGCCAACCGACTGCCTAACCTTATCTGGATGCTCTCTCGCATGTCGCCGTTCACGGCAGCAGGAGTAGATTACATCAAGAAGATACTGGTAGGTCGTGGTCCCGCAGCCAAATATCACTATACCCAGTATGTAGGCGGTAACATCACGGAGAAGTATATCCCCTACGAGAGCGCAGGAGTCCTGCTCCGTGGTCAGATAGCTGACCTGAAAGCCAAGGAAGAGGCAGCCGCCGAAGCCAAGCGCCAGAACGAGCAGCAGAACCAGAACAGGCAGTCTCAGCAGGAGGAGTCACCGTTCTCTGCGGTTCAATCGCAGGTCTTATCCTCCGATGAAGGGGAAAGCGAGGAGATGAAATCTCTGAAAGAAGCACTCCACAAATGGGAAGAAACCAATGCCCAGCTTCATGATTTCTTAGAAAACAACGACCTGATGCAGACATTCCTCGATTTGGCAGGAGATATGGCTTTGATGTCGCAGTGCTTTGTAGAACTTCAGCTTAACCAGCGTTCCCTCGACGAGAACGGTAAGGCTGTTCCCACCGCTCAGTGGACTCCGAAGGTGATCGGTCTGAAGCACCGCAGCATCTTTACTACCCGACTGGAGCGCATGGACGAGAACTACCGCATCAACTATGCCTACGTCAGCAACCAATGGCTCGACCCTACCCAATACGTCGGCGTGCAGAAAGAGGAAGACCGCAAGATAGCGGCTATCCCTTATCTCCCTACCACATCAGCCGTAAAGGATTTGCAGCGCAATATCCGTGAGGCACGTCAGAAGCAGGTAAGCCGCAAGAAACGCCCTACCCGCTTCATCATGTCGCCAAGAGATTTCGGCGGTCCATACTATGCCGATGCCCTTTGGCACTCTATCTTTGCCGGCAGCATCTTCGAGTATGCCTTCACCATCGTAGATGACCGCCTTACCCGAAAGCGCAACAGCAACATCATCGGTAGAGTGATTTATATCCATCAGGACTATATCAGCAGGCTCTATCAGCAGCAGGGTGAGAAGAAAAAGAAAACCCAGGGTGAGATTCAGAACGAAATCTTTACCTCTATCAATACCTGGCTCTCTAACCCAGATAATGCTGGCCAGGCGCTCATCTCTTCTGCTTTCACGGGCAGTGACGGAAAGGAGCACAAGGCTTGGGAAATAGTGGAAATCGAAACCAAGGCAAATGATCAGGCGAATGCCGACAAAACCGAGTTACAGGAAATAAGCAGCATCATCTTCTTTGCCATGGGACTTGATGCCAAGCTCATCGGCAATACTCCTGGCGATACAGCATCATCGGGCGGTACCGACCTGAGAGAGCGTTTTCTGGTAAAGCAAATCCAGTTTGCTCCTTTACAGCAGTTGATGATACGCCCGCTGGAAGTTTTGAGCCGATTCAACGATTGGGACGAGCACCTGGTATGGCAGATAGACCGGGAGGTATTAACCACCCTCGATAACTCAAAGACCGGAGTGGCGAAACAGGGGCAGGAATAATGTTGAATTTTGAGTGTTGGATGTTGAATTAGGCATACGCCATCGAGTCCGTAAGGCAATTCAACATTCAACATTCAACAATCAACATTAAAATAAACATTCAACATTCAACACTCAACATTAAAAAGATATGATACTCTTCACGAATCAAGAACTCAGGCTTCATCTCCCCAGCAATGCCGTGGACGAGGTAGCCAATCTGCAGGGTATGCTCGATAATAGCGAAAAGGACTTCTTGAAGCCTCGCCTTGGAGCATCCCTATACGATCGTCTCTGCAAGCAGTATGCGAGCCTAGACCCTTTGGTCTTCTGTGAAGCTGTTGGTGATGGTACCTACGTCAATGACCCATGGAACGAACTTCTGCTTTATGCGCAACGCATGATTGCAAACGATGCGATGGCGCAGAACATCGAAAAGCAAGCCCTTTCTGTGAATGGCTCCGGCATCAACGTAGCTTCCAGCAACGACTATGCCGTAGCCACCGACAAGCAGATTGCTCAAGGCAAGGAAAGCTATCGCCAGTCTGCCATGACCTCGCTCAATAACCTGCTTTCCCTCTTGGAGGGATGGGCAAAGGAAGTGAATACACTTATGCCTATCGAGACAGCGGGTGATGGTGTAGAAGGCAGTACTCCGTCAGACGGCAGCAACCAAGGTTCCTCATCCGAAGGAACAGATGAAGGAACAGATAGCGGAAAAGATGATGCAGCCGAAGCCGAGAAGAAGCAGCATGAGGCGATAGAGGAAATCGTAACCCTTTGGCAAGAAAGTAAGTACTACTATTATCATCGGGATCTGCTTTTCCCTACCTGCGAGTCTTTGCAGCCGTATCTCGATATTTACGGCAACAGAGATAAGTTTGTGCGTCTCATCCCCGATATGCTTTTCATTCAGAGTGAATATCTGGAAGAAGCTTTTGGCGAAGACTTCATTCCTCGCCTCCTGCAAGCCGATGAGAACGACAAGATGCTGAAGAAGGCACGTCAGCTTGTAGCTGCCTATCTCAAGGAGCGTACATCAGTTATCAATTTTGATAAGTTGACCCGCTCCACAGCGCACAATGATGCCATCACCGTAAGGGAAAGCATTCATCGGTTGCTGAAGAAAGAGGAAGCTGAGAAGCAAGCCAAACTCGATGCAGCCAAAGCTGAGAGTGCTGCAGAAGGCAGTTCCTCATCATCGACGAGTAACGCCTCCAGCGCTTCATCATCGGATAATAAAGGTGACAGCGAAGGCTACGATAACAATCAGGAAGGTTCACGCATTTTCGTCACCCCAATACTATGTTAAATGTTGAATGTTGAATTAGGCATACGCCATCGAGTCCGTGAGGCAATTCAACATTCAACATTCAACAATCAACATTTAAAAAAACTATTCTTAATTTTCAAATAAACAACAAAAACAAGGATTTATGGAAAATTTATCATTACAGGAAATCATCAACATTTTGAAACCAGCTATCGGTGCAAGAATGCTTACCCAGGAACAGAAAGATGCCTATGAGCAGGGATTGTCTCTCCTGGAAGGTGCAAGTAACGCACGCTCGTTTATCGAGAACTCACGCAAGTTTAAAGATTATCATCGCCGTACCCGACAGATGATCGCCTATCTCAACAGCTACAACAACTCTCAAGCTAACGCTGCATCATCTGCTACCGACAAGCGACGTGTGGGCAGACCTACCAAGCAGGAACAGATTGAGTATGCCGAACTTCAGAAAAAGAAAGCCATGGAAGAGGCGAAGCAGTCTCTCTTCCCTAGCCTGAAACCGGACACCACCCTGCAGCCACTCACTTACAACGGTATCGTAGCCAACCCGAACGGCGAAAGTATCGCTGCCACCATGCCAAACCTGATGCAGTTGCGTCCGTTCCTCTCTACCGCCCTGCAGGAGCAGGTGAACACCGTGCGTGTTCTCCGTAGCGAAATGGCAAGCAAGGCAGAACAGGCTAAGACCATGGCAGAAGCCAACGAGAAAGCTATCTCTCAAGGCAAGACCGCCATCTATACCGAGGATGAGATTGCCGAACTCACCACAAGAGCCGTAAAGCTGGAAAGTGATATTCTTCCGGAAATCTTCAAGGCTGTAGATAGAGAAATGGGCGAGTGTTATCTGCGACTGAGCGAGAAGACCGGAGACCCTGAGTATATCGCCTATGTAAAGAAAGCCTTTACCGTGGACCCTCAGACCCTCCGTACCCAGTTTAGGCCATTCTATGAGAAGGCACAATCCCGCGACCCTCGTTTTTGCGAGCAGGTAGCCGAGAAAATTGCCAACGACCGTCCGGAAGTAAAGGCAGCACGCGATGCAGCCGCCAAGCACAAAGCAGAAGCCGATGCTCTCATCAAGTATATCCTTCGTAAGGATAAGCCATCTACCCAGACGAGAGTGAAAGGTATCAAGGAGCGCATAGACAAACTTCGCCAGGATTTCTCTGACATCGTGACCGAAGATGAGATTTCCGGTTATGAAGCTATTCTCACCAAAACTATAGAAGAAGCCAAAGAGGATCCCGAAGCGTAGCGCTATGCGTAATGTTGAATGTTGAGTGTTGAATGTTGAATTAGGCATACGCCCTTGCGTCCGCTAGGCTAATTTAACATTCAACACTCAACATTCAACATTTTTATGTCCCCCCTAATAAGAAAAAACCTCCTATCTTTGCCCTATAAACAAAGAAGAAAAGCAATATGGCAAAGAATAAAGAAACCCCAGAACAGCGCACGCAGCGTTTCAAGACCCTTTGCGTCAATATCCTCGCCCAGAGCGGCAACTGCCAGGAATCCCAGCATGCCTTCAAAAGCACGCAAAGCATTCCAGATATGTGCGAGGCATGGCGTAAATACTGGCACGGCTTAATCACCGAGGTACCGCAGCAGGTAATCGATGCTTTTAAAGCCGTATATCCGGAGTTCAAGGCAGATATTAACCAGGGTGGCATTTTTTACAACGAAGATTCGCCTACCGGTACCGTCCTCGTAGGCGATACAGACAAGGAAATCCACCTCTACTCTTCCCGAAAGATATATGTCTTGGGAAAGGCGCACGTCATCCTCCATAATGCCGCTACCGCCCTCGTAATGAATGAAGGCTGTAAGATAGAACTCCTGGATGGCAGCAAGGCAACCATCAAGGCAGGTTACGGCATCGCCCGAAACTATGCCCACATGGTAACTTGCAGCGAGGCAGAAAGCTACGACCAGAGTGTAGTCTTCATTACCGATGGCACCCTTCACGATCATGGCCATCAGAAAATCAATGCTTTTGGTACGGCAACCATCGATACCTTCACCAATCGCCTCATAGATTTATACGATAACGCAAAAATAGAAATCAGAAAATGAACTCACATCTTACGATATTGATAAACGACAAGCCGGTAGCTTTGCCCGATGATTTCTCAATAGATATTGAGGACCAGAACCCCGTGTTCAACGATACGGAAATGTTCTCCTATCCTTTCTCTATTCCGCTGGACGGCAACCGATGGCTGGTAAAGAACATCGAAGATATTCATGCCGCCATGAAAGCCGTGAATATGGAGCACCTGCCTACTCGCATTCATGCCGACGGACTGCCATTCCGTAGCGGTACCTTGGTCATGCAGGACGATGAGGAAATAACCGATTCACTCTCTATGAACATCGATGCCAGCACGCAGAGTTTCAGCGAGCTAATCAGCGACCTGCAATGCCGTGATATTCCTGTAAAGGACCAGATTATCATCGGTGAGAAAATCGGTAATGTGAGGGTGGATATTTGGAGCACACCAAAGGTTACGGTTAGTCTGCACTCCGATGGCAAGAAGGGTGGAAACAATGTAACGAAAATCATCACAGCAAACCCTCTGCGGGCAAGCAAGGTGTTGGAACCGCAGGCGCTTGGTTTCTCTTATCCTGGAAGTTGTGCAGAATGGTCTGTAACTGATACTCGCCATTATAAAGGGGATGCCAAAGTTAAGGGTACAAAATCTTATGCCGATGGTAAAGTAACCCTCAACGTGCCACAAGAGGCTACCAACGGAAATTACATCAACACTTCGGCAGCTTATGGTGAAACAGATGGTGCTGGCCGTCCTTCCACCTATTGCAATGCCAGAGTATGCTATAAACACTATGCGTTGGATAGTGATGGCAAGACATCAACTAGTACCATAGTGATAACAGATTGTAAGTGGACGAACGAAGACCTTTATCCTTACTGGGTATTGGATGCAAAACGTCCGCAATCGGGTATCTGTTTCTATGTGCTCTATTTCCTCGATTGCTTATTTGCCTATCTGGGTGTTACCTTCGATAAGAAGGCATTGATGGAGATAGAAGATTTGAAACATCTGTGTTTCTTTACCACCGTATGTGGTTACGATACTATCGACCATCCTCATCATGGCGAAGATTATAAGCAGGATGAAATCTTAAAAGCCATGGATATAGTGAATGCGCCTGGCTACGTAAAAGGTACCAATCCTGAAATGGAAATTGTCGCAGGAAAAACGGTAGGAGAAATCAAAACTGGTTATTTCCGCTCACAAGAGCATATTAATTCATGGCTCGAAAGCCGAGGATGTGGAGGGCAGATTGAAATCGCCGAAGCTGATAATAAGGATGTGCAGGAACTTGATCTTACAGAGACTAAGAACGGCCAGTCTATAACCAGGCATATTCAGATTGGTGAAGTTGTAACATTTCCTCCAGGTAAGGGTATGAAGGTAACAGGTATCAGCATCGATTCAAATATTGAAAAATTCGAGGTGAATGCTAACGTGCAATATATGGTAGCCAATAGTGACAACTTTCCTGATGAAAGCGTAAGCACCGTTATTTCATCACTCGAAAGCGCCTTCGGTATCAAGTTTTCGTATGATTACGAACAGAAGAAGGTAACGGCTTATCTCACCCGTGATATATTTCGCAGAAGTAGCGATAAGGCAAGATCTTTTTATGCTTATATTCACTCGATGACTCCGATGACCGAAAAGATTACAGGTGTTCGTATGCGCTATTCTCAGGAAGCCGATAGTAAGGAGCAGAAGAGCTATATGCGTAATGCTAAAGGCGAGTTGAAGGATTCAAGTTATGATACTGATTACAATTTTATTGATTATCCCTTACCCGATGGCGATACCAATAAGACTGGTAGAACCGTTACTAGCATGAAATATATCGAGTTCTTTCACAATATCAATAACCCTGGCGATAAAAACTGCTACATCGACCGCAACACGGGTAATGCCTATTGTGTTAAGGTAAATAAAGATGCCAAGACTTCCAAAGAGTTAAAACCAGTACTCTTTGAGGTGGGGCAGTTTAAGGGTGTTGAATATGGAGATTGTAGCAAAGAGAATGAAGATTTTATCCATGATATTTCCATCGACTTTACGCCTGTGCCGTTTAATGATGTAAACTATTACAAGGAGATAGAATCTGCCTACGGTGCGCATGGTGCAAAAGGAGATGAAGGAGAAATCTATATGGCAGATATAAAGGGTGTGCAGCAGCCTATTCTTTGTGCATTGGTAGATGAAGAAATGGAACATGAGTTTGTTGAGCAGGAAATCAATCAGATTATCACCTCTGCTTTCTGTGATTTCTACATGAAACAGAAATTAAAACTCGTAGAAAGTTATGATCCATCTAGTACAGATGATGGCAATTCTCCTTTGCAGGATAAATCCCGATGGGGATTTGCGGTTGCATTGATGCGTGGAGGTGGTAGCGATGCTACCCATCAGGCTTATGATTATAACTACGACCATTTCGGTACATCCAAATGGCGCACAGTATCAGGACAGTATGCCCTAGCTTGCGATTCGCTGGATATGATGGGCAACGTGTTTGATTATAATGGTGTGCAGGAAGGTGTAGGTGATGGTGAGCGTTTTTCTCTGAAGATACGTGCTTTCAAGGAACCATCATGGCTGAAAGACCCGAAATATAAGGATATTGTGCTCTGCAATGCCGATGAAGTAGATAAAAACGGTAAGGTAGTTAAGAAAATTCGCTCCCGTGGTCTCTTTGATACCTTCGTCCTCCCCTACGCCTATTTCCTTCTGAACAGAAAGAAGTTTATGGTGAGATGTACCACCACCGTAGCGCAGGTGGCCGATATACCTAACCACTGGCAGGAATGGTGGAACATAGGCGGCATGAAGTGCCTTATCGACAAGGTAAATACTACCATCGATGCCAAGACGGGCATGGGCGAGGTTGAGTTAACGGTATACGCCCTTTAAAGGTAAAAGGGTAAAAAAGTAAAAAGGTAAAATATGTTTTATAACATAAAAAGAATAGTAAAATGGATAAAAAGATATTGATTACTGGAACCGGTATCATTTCTGCTATGGGCAGAAATACAAGAGAAGTAGCCAAGAACCTTTACAAAGGCAGGTACGGATTGCATCACGATGAGCTCCGTGATAACTATAACTCCGATTTGTGTGGTAATGTACCAAGCTGGGAAGAAGATTACCACAATATTCTCACCCGTGCGCAACACGAGTGCATGCCCCTTCACGGCTTCTACGTCCTCGAAGCCGTACTTGAAGCCTTGAAGGAAGCGAAGGTTGGCAAAGAGTTCCTTGAAAACCATAATGTATCAATCATCGTAAGCAACGACTCTGAATGTTACGAAAGCAAAGATGTGGTCTTTCACGTGAAAAAGGACATCTCTAATCGTAGACTTCCGGTAACAACCCTGTTCCGTTCACTTAATTCCACCATCAGCATGAACCTGGCATCCATCCTCCATATTCACGGCTTGTCGCTCACCGTAAGCGCAGCTTGTGCAGGAGGTGGTCACGCCATCGGTCTTGCCAAGATGTTGCTCGATAGCAAGCAGACGGAAATGGTAATTGTAATTGGTGCACAGGAATGCGAATCTCTATATTGCATGGAAGCTTTTGATGCCCTGGGCGTATTCTCGCCTGATAAGGTGCAGCCGTTTGGTAAAGATAGAAACGGATTGGCACCATCTGGTGGCGCAGCCTGCATCATCCTCGAACCATCGGATAGTCTTCGATTGAAAGAAGAGAAGGTGCATTCATTCGCTTCCCTTTCTGGCTATGGCTTCTCTACCAATGGAAAAGCTATCACTACCCCTGATAGCTATCAGGAGGAAGTATCTATGCTGAAAGCTATCGAGAATGCAGGATTGGATGAAGGCATGATAGACGTAGTACTAGCTCATGCTACAGGCACACCGATGGGTGATGAAGCCGAGGCAAAGGCGATAGAGAATATCTTCCCTATCTGTCCGAACGTAGTAGCTACAAAGGGTATGACTGGCCATGAGTGTTGGATGGCAGGCGTATCACAAGCTGTGCAAGCCGTAATCATGTTCACTTACGGCCGTCTGTTTCATGCAGCCGCTACCGAGGAGAATGCCTTCCCTCATCTTAACCTGGTGATGCGCCCTAAGTGGTACTCCCCTCATCATATCCTCTGTAATGCCTTTGGCTTTGGCGGCACCAATTCATCCTTTATTATCTCAAAAGCATAGTTATGAAAAAAGAAGAAATAACATCTCGCATTATTACCATCGTGAACAGCGTGAAAACTGAATGGGTAAAACACGAAGTTACCCCTGCCTCTAATATCAGAGACGAGGTAGAACTGGAGTCTATCGATTTCCTCGATATGATTCAGCAGGTGGAAATGATGTTCCACATCAAAATTACCCCGGAAGAGGCAAAAGATTGCAAACTCGTTTCTGATGTAATTGCGCTCACCGAGCAGAAAGTCAACATTCAACATTCAACACTCAACACTAAATAACTATGGCACAGAAAATCAATCTTACATCGGGTTCTGTATTTGCCGGAAACCCGATAACCTTTACCATCACCCCCTCCGTGGCTACGAATCCTTCCTTCCATCGGGTTATCGTAGAAGTGAACTTTGATAATGGTACGGGCAGTTACGAAACTAATAAGCTCACTATCCCCGTTACTACCGAGAGACATGATGTATCGCTCGATATATCCTCTGCTCTCCGCATTACGCTGGATAGCTACAAGTATACCGCTACTCCATCCACCTACCCTGTGGTAAGCTGGTACATCAAAGCCTACGATGAGTATATGGATAACAACGGCGAAGTGCATACCGGTGTAGGCGAGGTCTATTATCCAGCTGATGGCTCGAAGAATAAAGGTGAAACCAACCTTCGCTGCATAGCCGGAGCCTTCAGCGATATAGAACGATTGAAATCGGGCGTAACGAAGGCTGTCACCCTTCTCTCCTGCAAACCGACTGATACCCACGAAATAGCCGTTGTAGGCGAGAGCTTTGTTTATCCTGTCTCCTATAGCGCAGGGCAGAACTTAGCTACCAGCAGCTCACTGACCGCCCCTGTATCTAGGGAGCAGGAAATAACGAAAGAAGGTGCGCAGAGCATTCAGGGGCACCCTATCTATGCTCTACCATCCTCTGAAGCTGAAGACCGTACCACCTTCCGTTTCATTAACCGCTTCGGTTGTTTGGAGAGTATCAGCGTTCCGAAATCCTATTCCCAGAAGTTGAACGTAACAACTACAGAGTATACAGAAGCTGTACAAGAAACCTTCAATGAGTTCTCACGCTCGGCTATAGATAAGCAGAACGACAAAGAAGGCTGGCTTTACCAAAGCGACCCTTTAACCGAAAAATGGCTGCGATGGTATTATCATGAGTTTCTGATGAGCAAGCATGTATGGCTAAAGGTAAGCGACATCTGGCTTCCGTGTACTATCGCCCTGGAAGATGAGATCACCATCAAGGATAAAACCAACAAGGTTATGCACTCCGTTTCCTTTACCGCAAAGCTCGGTATCAATGGAAACCCATTTATTTAATGTTGAGTGTTGAATGTTGAATGTTGAATTAGGCTAGCGCCGTTAAGTCCGTTAGGCAATTCAACATTCAACATTCAACACTCAATATTTTACAATCCCATTCAACGTTTTTTGTCCCCACCAAAAAAACGAAATTATCTATCTTTGCCCTATAAAAACGCATCAAGTAATCATTTGAAAGTAAGCAAAAAAAATGGCAACGGAAGCAAAGACTGCAAATTATTGGATTTCAAGCACAGCTCTCTATATTCAGCTCAATGCGATGGGGGAACCAGACTACACGCAGTGCAGTGTAGTATCGGGTGCCTCTATCCTTTGTTACATGCAGGGCGTTAAGGGCTTAGAGTATGATGCTGGGCACAATTATCAGCGGTGGCCGCTTGCTGCCTACCCTTCTATCTTCCCTGATAGTAAGAAAAAATATGTATATGCAGCGATACCGCGCCAGCGCCTTTCTGACAACGATCAGGCTACCATTGTATTTCCTGGTCAGCGCATCGACCTCTACGGTAAAGCCATCCTTACTACCAAAAACGAAGATGGCTCAACGGTAGTAACCGAGGGTGAACAGATAGGTAATGAGCAGTTTTATTATATCTTCCTGCAAGGCATCATTTCAGAGGTGAAAACCGGTGATGACGGCGTTACCCGAATGCGTGAATGGCAGCAGCATGTAGATTGCGGTAGTCTTGCTACCGATGAAGCTCTGGCGAGCGGTGGAGAAGGCCAGTGGTGGAAATATAATAGCGTGAGCGATACCGTTACCTTCCTCAAGACCATCCAGAAAGCGGATTTCGAGGCACTAGCTGCCAAATCAGCAACTATCACCAAGCTTATCCTCGATAAAAGCCCACTCACGGGCGTAGCTACCGCCGAAACGCTGGAAAACAGTAACGAGAAGATAGTAACTCCTGTGTACTTAGGTTTGTTTGGAGAGAAACATTTCCTGGCAAAGGACAAAGATGATGTCGCTCACGGCACCATCACCTTTGAAAAGATGCAGAAATTCCTGCAAGGGCTGACGGCAGATGATTTGTCTCAGTTCAAGAAGGGTGCAACCTTTGGAGAGTTCATTCAGGGAATACTCTTCGGTACGGGTGCCCGGATTGATGGTTTAGGCAATGCCGAATTTGAAAGTATCACATCCCGAAGCTCTATCATCGCGAAGGAACTCATCGTAAACCGACAGACTGCGATGGAGAGTAATTTCGTCTTCACAGAGAGCGGATTGGTTGAAAAGGTAACTGAGCATGCACCGGAAAGTGAAGGCGATAATACAACCTATACGCTTCAACTTCAGAAGCGTTGGGAGAATGATTTCACGGCATTCAAGGAGAATGATGTGATATTGGCTTCTATCAATACGCTGCTGCAGGATGGCAAGTATTACGATATGTGGTTGCGGGTACTTAGCGTGAACACAGTCAAAAATACTATTGACGTAGTTTGTTATCCGGATAATGAGGTACCGAGTCAGAAGAATTATCCTCCATGCGAACTCGCAAGACTGATTCGTTGGGGTAATGCGGTAAAGGAAGATAGGCAGAGCTGCTGGTATATCTCATCGTCAGAGGGTTTACTCGTTTGGCTCGATCACGTTACCAAGCCTATCATCGACAAGAGCAATTATTCTGTAGCTATCGGCAAGTTGCCGGATGCACTGCACTTCATCTTCGCTAACTATCCTCTTGCCGACAAGCGCGATGGAGCCTTCTATGCTAAATATCTGGCGGTTCAGAATATCATTCGGACGGACTACGAAGGCAACGTTAAGCAGGATGTTGTAGATAGGGGTAAATGGTCTCCCGATACGGCAAAGGGAGAAAATCCTTACAGATGTACTACTAATGAGGTGCATGATGTTTGGCATTACGGCTGCCGATGGCGCTGCCTGGAAGATAAGACGCAAAAAGAGCCCAAATACTCTGGTACAGGATGGGCATTCGTAGAAGGAAACCCTGAGTTTACCATCGATGTAACATCGTCAGAGGGATGGCGCTTCTCCCGAAACTATATCTTCGGCAAGCGCGATGATTTGGGTGAACTGGCTCCGTTTACTACCATACACCTGTATGGCAAGTTATACAACCAGGATGTAACAGAATACCTCACCAACATAGTGTGGACGCGAGATACCGGAGATCCGGCAAAGGATAACCAGTGGGCACAGCAGATTGCACAGCGTAAAGACCAGCTTACCTTGCCACTCAAAGGCAGCGACCTGGGCGAACACTGGTCTAACGATATTCCGTGCGTCTTCAAAGTGACCGCTGAAATACATGACGGGGAAGTATATCAGACAGATTTGGAAATTGTATTTTAAATAGAGATAAAATTATGGTTTTAGTAAGAAGTCAGAGAAAAAGGATGGAAAAAGCGCCCATCGTCTACTCTACGATGTGTACCATCGAGGTGATGGCTGAGGGTTATGTTCCGTCTACACAGAACTACGATGCCGTGGACAACGTATTCTTTCCGGACTATGCTGATAGTCCGCTCAACCTTTTTCCACGATGTACGTTGATTAATCCTGATTCGCCTGATGCAGCGCAGACCTGCAACGCGAAGTTACTCTCTTTCGAGTGGTTTGTTGTCAGCAAGAGCGGACAGACTGCTATTTACAGCAATGGTGTAACCACACCAGAAGGTTATGACGTAGTTACCTCCGGCGAATATACCGGACAGCTTGTTGTCAAGACGAACGGTAAAGTGGGCGTGCCTCGCGCCATGCGCTTTGTTGGTATCTATACGGAGGATGGCTACACTTACAAGTTTGAGCGTAGCATTCCGTTGGCTACCAATGATGTTTCGTTGGCAAGCATCGAACTGATGATTGACGCCGATAAAGCTACCGTCTACAATCCGCTCCGTATGCCCGAACAGCAGACTATCAACGTATCGGTGCGAAAGGGAACAACCGATATGACCAACGATGAGCGCTGCAAACTGCTCTGGTATCGCCGTGACTCCAAAGGTACGGAAACCCCGCTTACCGATACAGACAGTTACGAGAATATCGACATTGTATCTACGGTAAAGAGTGCAAACGGCAGTATCACGTCGCTCACCATTAACCGCGAGATGATAGGCGATATTCAGACCTACGTGGTTTATGCGCTGTTCCGCAACGATAAGGTATTCCCTAATGCACCGGAAGACCAGGACCCAAGAGCCTATACCACCGTCAAACGCCAGTTTCCTGTACTCTCCTGTGAGGTGCGAGGCGATGGACTGCATGATACTGTAGGCAAAGTTTGCCTGAAGGCTATCGTAAGCGACAATCAGGGTGTTATCGAAAACTGGAATAAGTATCTCTATGCCTCCTGGAAAATTTCAGACGGAACAACCGAAACAGAGAAGGCGCGTGGTCCGGAAGTGATGTTTCCTATGGTATATGGAAAAGAGTTCTTCTGCGATATTGAAGACCGCGGTACCAACAAGGTTCTTACGTCTGATACAGGCGAATGGCTGATTGATTCTGATGGCAGCCTTATCGTAGCAAGAGATTACGAAGGAGATTAAAGTGATGTTTAACTATTAATTATATAGACGATTATGCCATATTATGTAAAAGTAACCAAAAAGGTACGCGAGGCTATTTTGCCGGCATACCTGGTATTGCGCAGAACCTTCGACGGTAATTACCTTATCTATCAGTCTGCGCTTGAAAGAGTAGAGGGCAATACCCTCAGAGAAAGATGCGACAACGTAGGCGGTGCCCTGCTTACCCCATTGGAGGCTAAAGAAGAGATCGCGGGCACAAGCTGCCGGCCATGCTACACACCAAAAGCGTATGGTGGCGATGATGTCGAAAACGGAAAGCCTGGTATATACCCTGATATGATGGGCGGCGGTAATACCGAAGCTCCAGGCGATAATACCGAAAGCCCGGGAGATAATACCGAAGGCTCGGGAGATAACGTAGCGGGCAGCGGTGATAACGCAGCCGAGGGTACAGAAGGTGCAGAAGGAACAGAAGGTTCAGAGGGCACGGAAAGCTCAGAAGGTCCCGATACTGCACCAGATACCGACAGCGACAACGAACAGGCAGAAGACCTCGCCCATGCCCCTGCTGCAAAAAGTAACACTAACAAAAAGTAAAGAAAGGACATAGCAATGAGTCAGAGTAGAGCAACATTTAGAATTATCAGTTTATCCAACGGTAAATCTTATTATCCTATCCTGTCGTGCGACCAGGGCGATATTAACCAGTATTACAACGATGCAGACGAGGTAGTACCGGTATTCAACAGCAGCAACTCGCCTATCCTGATGTTTCTGCTGTATGATAGCGAGAACAACGCAAAGCCGGTAGCCATCAAGGATGATAATATTGTATGGAACGTAAACGGTAAGCAGCTTGCGTTTACGGGTGGAGTATCTTCTACCACATTCGGTGTTGGTAACGAGAGCGGTCATTTCGTTAAGATGACCAAGGAAGTTGATGGCGTAACCATCCAGTGCCTCAAGGTGGTAAAGAACCTTCTTAACATCAACGGCAAGTCTTCTTTCTCTATCTCGGCGGTGGCCACCGTACCGGTAGATAACTCCAGTTTCTCACCATCAGCCAGTTTCCCTGTAACCATCGGCTACGGCGATGTATCTTCCAAGAAAGTACGCATTCAGTCGCCAGTAGGATATAAGGGAATCCCGTTCGTTATTTCCGCAAAGGGCGGCTTCTGCGAGTTGGAGGCTGTAGTAGTAAACAGCAGCGGCACGGTAAACAGTGGTTTCACCTACAAATGGTACCAGCAGAAGGCTGGTGCATGGGAGGTTCTGGCAGGGCAAACCGGTTCTAAAATCACCGTATCAGAAGACATGGTAGAGGGTGCAGCCCTCTTCAAGTGTGAAATCAGTAATGCAAGCGGTATCTATGGTACCGATATTCAGAGCGTAACAGACGTATCTGATCCATGGCAGGTTTACCCTAACCCGGTAGATAGTGCCAACAACCCGGTATCTCTCGTCAGCTACAAAGGCAGCGGTGTAGCGTTTACATTTAAACCTTACGTCAAACATGCCGGCTCTGATGTAAAGCTCGACCCTACCAAAGTGGCGTTTACCATGAGCCTGTTCGACTCTGTAGGTACAAAGCTTAACGGCGCAGATTCTACCCATAACCCTCCATTCCTCGATACGGACGAGAAGACAGGCGAAGGAGCGGAATTTGTGATTCCGGAAACATTTATTACAGCCAATAATGGTATCGACGGTGAAATTACGGCCACCATTACCGGTGCTTAAAACAGATAAGTAAATATGACAGTAGCACGTTCAACTTTTCATATAGCGAGCGTAGAAAATGGTGAAAGCGCAGTCTCTTACGAGATTGCGCTAGACACCAATTCTGTCACTGCGGATGGTAACACGGGCAAGTTCCTGACTACCAAACTCGGAAAATACCATTTCGTAAAGTATACAGGTAGTAAGGCAGAAGATTGTGCCGATATTCTCGATACCTTCAACTTCCTTATCCTTCTTATCGGCAAAAATGGAGATGTATTGACTGGTGGTAGTACGTCCGGTAGCGCCTCCGGGGAGATATATGATCTGTTTTCTGGGGGGAGTATCAAGGAGGAGAATGTTTCTCAGATTAAGTTTTTCTGGTATAGTGCGCCGATTATTAAACTCGGCGATTATAATTATCTGAAGAACCTTGAGAAATCGCAAGGCATACCGACAAAAAACATGCCGTTCACTATCCTGGCCAGCAACACCTTCCTAATAGTACGTCAGGGAGCGGATGGCAAGCCGGGCGGAAAAGGTGATCCTGGAGCACGAGGCAGCAGCGGTCCGGTATGGCGACAGCATGTAGGTTTCGTATCAGCTACAGCTGATGCGCCCTACCAGTACTATGCCGGAAGTAACGACGAAAGGTTTCTTGATGTAGTGCTTATAGATAAGGTGTGGTATCGCTGTCTTCAGTCGTACAAATCTACCGGTACAGATGATATTCGCAATACTATGACTAATGCTGAGTTTGCGAAGTATTGGACTTCTGCTGATATGGCTAACTTTACCTTCATCGCTACCCAGTTCCTTTTGGCAGAGAATGCCAAGATTAACTTGTTCGGCTCAAACGAGATAAACCTGTACGGCTCAGATGCGGAAGGCAAGATTTTCGCTTCGTTCAGAGTTCCGAACGGAAATGGTGACGACTCCCTGTATGCGCTATGGATTGGTGCAGAGACGGGTGCTGCTGCTCCCTACTCTGTAACGAAAGCGGGTCACATGAAGGGTACGGATGTCGATCTAAGCGGAAAGATAAATGCCGTTGAAGGTTCTTTGGGCAATATGACTATAACCGGAACGCTAGGTGTTGTAGGAGCGGGGCAAGGTATTACTATTACGAAAGACAGTATTGAATGTTACCGCAATGACGAATATTTTGCCGGAGATAATGTCGTTTCCGTATCGACAAAACGTAGCAGTATGGTTTTCATTCAGCGAAAACAGACACCGATTAATGGCGTTTTCAATTCAAGACCTATTATTAAGATAACATCTAAAATAGGAAGTTTAATATCTACTGGTAATATATCGTATACAACGCAAGGTACAGCAGTAGAAGTTGAAGGTGATATTAATATGAGCGAAGGTAACATATACATGTTTAACGGGTCGCTTGTTGGCAGTACCAGAAAGACGGTTATACAAACGAATTCGAATATCGATCTGAATGAGGGGCGTTATGAGTCAGGAATGATTCTAGTATGCAATAATTCTTCGGATATTAGTGTAAAACTTCCATCGGCAAGTGCTTACCGAGGCGATTACTTCACGATGATAAAGATTGGTGCTGCCAAGGTAAATGTATACGGCGAAAGCTATATACCTTGTCGTGGTGGCTGGAAAGAGGGCAATGGCTGGACATGCTCTACGCGGTATGAGCATACTCATTTCCTATTCGATGGTTACACATGGTATTCTGAATGCACATTGGACACGTAGTACATTAAATGTTAGTAAGAAAAGAAAAAAGAATATGAAACGGAATTTAGAAAATGTAGAGGTATATACCTCAATCGACAAGTCATCTTGTCAGGTAATCAATCTTCGCAAGAGCATTGCGAACCTTATTTATAATCAGGGCAATGGTCTGGGTTTGGAAGGCGTGGCTCTCTCTACGAAGATGTGGAACAGCGATGGCGATATAGACTACAGCGAACGTGAGGTAGAAATCATCCGCTCAGTAGTAGAGCGCTGCTGTGCCCCTTGCGTAATCGAGGCAGTAGAGCACATCTTTGCAGACAGCAAGGAAGAGAATAAGTAATTAATGTATTAATTTAAAATTATAAAAGTTATGGGTATTCAAACAAAAAAAATGAGCGAGTGGTTTGCCGCCAACGGAAAGGTTATGGAAAACTGGGTTGCCGCCAACGGACAGACCATCACTAATGCTTCAGCAGCAAGTATGAAGACTTACATGGAGCAAAACCTGCGTTCTTTACAGGATGGCGTTTACATCGGTAAGGCTCAGAAAGAAACCTGGGGTACTTACATGCGATGTGAACCATGGCAGACTACGGAGATTGGTATTACAAAAGCGGATGCTGATGCTATTGTCGTTCAGCATGGCAGTTTGCGTATCGGTATTGCTTTAACCGAACCTGGCGCAATGAAATGGGGCAGTGTCCAGAACGATAATTCTGTAGGCTACAAGACATCCAGTGATTGGAGTCTTCTCGACGGTAAGACGAGAACCGCAGCGGTGATGGCTAGCAGCTATTACAAGAACGATGATCCTGCTACCTACGCCGTAGCTTACTGTTACAAATATTCGAAATCTCACACCGGCGACCCTGGAGGAGATGTAAGTATCCCTGCCAAGTCATGGTATCTTGCTGCGACTGGCGAGCTTGAGATTATCCGATCTCATTTCGAAACTGTCAATCTTGCTTTACGGCGAATCAAGAATGCAGGCAAGCAGCAAGCTGATTTGCTTCAGCGGGCGGCTTACTGGTCTAGTGTCGAGTATTCCGGCAACTTTGCGTGGTATCTGGGCTTTGACTATGGCTCTCACGGCAACAGCGGTAAGGTTGACAATTCGCATCGAGTTCGCCCGGTCACAGCATTTTAATCATTTTATCTCTTTATCTCTTTACCTCTTCCGGCCGTTAGGCCGGCAAGCAAGAATGCTGATCAAGAAAAGTCTGGCGGCATAAGCCGCCAGACTCCTGTGCCCTCTTCCGCAAGGGAACATGCAGCAGTTTTGCATAGCTGAGGTATTTTGATACGTATAAAAAAGTTACAAAAAATATAACGCTATCACGATTTTATTAGCAGCATAATTGATAAATATTTATGGCTTTAGCAAAGGATTTACAGATATACAAGGATACGTTTGAACTGGTTGATAAACTCACGGAGATGAAACAGAATTTTCCGCGAATGTATCGCTATGACCTGGGTGAAAAGATGACGAACGTTGCGCTCGAACTCTTTGAATATATCCAGCTGGCGAATATGTATGCGGATAGTCGCCATCACTACATGATGGGATTCCGTGTCAAGTTTGAACTCCTTAAAACAATCCTTCGCCTTGCTTTCCGAAGAAAACTCTTCTCAGAGAAGCAGGCCGCGGATATTTGTCGGTTAACTACCATCATTGGTAGACAGGCTACAGCTTGGGGAAATTCAAAGAAAGGTTAGTCCTGCTCTGAATTAAAAGCAAGAGTACAATCGGCTAAGGTTTATTGTAGAATGTGACTCTCCATTGATAATGGTCTCGCCGCTGTCACCTCGTACCGTCATTTGTACGACGGAGCGAAGCAGCTAAGATGTATAACCCAGAGTGAGAAAATAGCGGACGAATTACTGGTCTAGTGTCGAGAATTCCGGCAACAATGCGTGGAATCTGAACTTTGACAATGGCAATCACGGCAACAACGGTAAGGTTGACAATTCGAATCGAGTTCGCCCGGTCACAGCATTAGTTTGAAGAGTTAGGGAAATAGGAACAATTATGGTAAAGGAAGAAGACATATTAGAGGCTTACGAGAATTGTCTTAAAGATAAGGCATCATCTCCTGATGCTATCAGGTTCATTGTAAATCTCTTTGAGAATATCACGGATTTAACTGATGCTATCAACTCTCGTACCTACGAGCCGCTTCCATCCATAACATTTGTCGTTTCCCGGCCTGTATACCGGGAGGTATTTGCTGCTAATTTTCGTGATAGAGTTATTCATCACTACATTGCTTTTCGATTAGAACCGCTATTCGAAGGCGTATTCAGCGAGAGAACTTATAATTGCCGCAAGGGTAAAGGACAGCTATATGGTGTCATGCAGTTGGCGGCAGATATAAAAGAATGTTCCGAAAACTTCACTCGCCCATGCTGGTATCTGAAATGTGACATGAAAGGATTCTTTATGAGCATACCTCGAAAGCAGTTGGCAGATAAGGTAGATAAGTTTATTCTCGAAAATTACAAGGGTGATGATATAGAAGATTTACGCTACTTGTCTCGTGTAACAATTATGAATGATCCTACGAAGAATTGCATCAGGCGTTCTCCTGAAGAAATAATGAAGATGGTTCCGGCAGGAAAGACGCTGAGGGGTGCAAAACCAGGTCATGGTCTCCCTATCGGGAATCTCACGAGCCAGCATGATGCCAACTTCTGGCTCAACGATTTTGATTGGATGTTTGATATATTTCTCCATATCTATTGGCATGGCCGATATGTAGACGATTTCTACGTGATTTACCCAGATAAGCAGTCCTTACTTGACGCGATTCCTAAAATCCGATCTTATCTGTTATTTTTAGGAGCTACCTTGCATCCTAGAAAGATAGAAATGCAGTCGGTATATAAAGGCATCACCTTTACGGGTATGGTAGTGAAGCGGGATAGGATTTATGCCAGCAACCGCATGGTAAGCAACTTCGAGCAGTTGATTCATTACATGAATACGCTTCCCGAGGGTTTTAGTATTGAAACGCTGCAACATTACGTCTGTTCTATCAATAGTTATCTTGGCTTGATGCGTCATTGCAATAGCTACGATATACGCAAGCGGATCATGCTGAAGATGGATAGACGTTTCTATCAGTTTTTATATATCAAGGGCAGGTATGAGTGTGTGCGTATCAAACAGAAATATAAAAGAGATTTAATAAACAGAAAGTTACTGCGGAATAATAATTCCAAGAATTTTGATATACTGATAAACAATTATTATGACGAAAATGAAAATCACAAGAGCAAGTCTTCCTACCGAGAAGGAGATAAGCTCGCTTCTTGATAACGGAACAGAAATAGAAATCTATATGAAAGACGGAAAAATCGACATGGAAATAGAGACTTTTTTACCTTTTTACCTTTAAAAAAAACAAAAAGCCCTGCTATCCATCGCGGACGGCAGGGCTGCATCGTTTTTTAATACTTTTATAAAGATTATAACACCGCCACCTTTTTTACGGGCAGCGGAATTTCGACTGCAAAGATACGAAGAAAAACCGAGAAAATCAGAGAAAATCGGAGAAAAATAGAGATCATCTGTAAATCTTTGCTCATATCCGTAAGATTTGTAAGTTTTTTTTTGCAGCAACGCACCCACCCCGCAAGGCTTTTTTACCTTTTTACCCTTTTACCTTTTTACCTTTAAATGTCCCTATTAGAAAAACAGAAATTACTACCTTTGCATCATGAGATTACCCGAAAGCGAACGCTAGGAAACCGCGAGGTGATAGTAAGACAATCGTAAGACTCTCGTAAGACTCTCGTAAGACTCTCGCAAGAGAGCTTTACCGATAGTCTGAGCACCCCCACGAAGCCCATAGGGCGAACTTCCGAGCCATCTTTGCAAGTGTTATCGTCTCCTATCATGGAGGCACATTGTTTAACCCATAAAAATGTAAAGAATTATGGCTAAAGTTCAACCAAGTGATTTGTTCACCTCTATCAGTGGCAAATTATGCAGTAAGGAGGGTACTTACATTTCCCTCAACAAACAGACTGGCAAGATGTTTTCTGCAGTCCGTCACAACAACACCAATCCCAACACCGAGGAACAGCAGGCTGTGCGCAAGACCTTCGTATCGCTGGCTAAGTTTGCCGCAGCCTGGTGGAAGGCCAACCGTCCATCCACCTCGCAGCCTAGGGGCAGCGACAGCTACCAGCTCGTGATGAAAGCCTACAAAGCGCAGCGCAAAATTGGTAACCCCTACAGTTATCTCCGTTCTCTCGTAACCGATGATATGAAGGTGAAGTTGGGCGACCTCGACATCACGGGCAGCGTATCTGCCCCTTCAGCAGGTCCTTCAGCTGGCGGCGCAGGTGTTAAACCAGGCACAAGCGGCAGCGGCACTCAAGGCGGTGGCACTACCGATGGTGACGGCGGCGATGCTTAACCCTATTAAAGGTAAAAAAGTAAAAAGGTAAAAAGAGCTTTAACCGCCTCTCGCCCTGAAGGGGCAGAAGCTCCTAGCCCAGGGCATCGCCCTGGGTTTTAGAACAGATACACAAAAAAACGCCCTGTAAGGGCAAAAGCTTTAAAAACATTAGAAAGATTTGCCCTTACAGGGCGACAGGTTTGCGACCATGAAAAACCCAGGGCGATGCCCTGGGCTATGAGCTTTTGCCCTTACAGGGCGCATGTGGCTAACTATCAATATCGCTTCGCATCTTCCCTACTCTTAAACCATATCGACGAAAGATAGCCGTTCTCGCAGCTATACAGCTTAATCTCTATACCGTTAAGGTTCGTATAATAGAAGGTAACCATATCGTTCTTGCTCAGGAAACCATTGATGGTAACCTTTCCGTTCTTCGTGGTGTAGGTAGCAGTATGATCGCTGACACTCTCTATCACCATGTGCATGGTGCCATCCTCGTTAAACGTCATGGAAGCCATACATTTCCTCTTCTTTCCATTCTCGGCATTGGTATAGGTAACGACGCAATACCATGTGCCGCGCAGCGCCACGTCATGGTCCGTCTCATCCGAAATATCATTCATCGAATTGCCGCATCTCATCTGGCATTCATTGCCGTTGGCGAAGGTACCTACAATCAGCGGTCTCATATCGATGCTTACCGATGCCCTACTACCCGTAAGTTTGTTGCTCTCCTGCAGATGCACACCCGAGATAGTCTCGTTCAGCAGATTCTTGATATTGAAGCTTTTCGGAGTGCCCACCTCGAAGCGGGTAGTAAGCCTGTCGCCATCCATTTGCCAGTAGCCGAAGGCAGTGTTAGGCTCGATAACATAACCGCCTGGAGTCAGACCGCCACCATCCTCATAGTAAACCATGTGGTTCTTATAGTAGAAATAAGTACCTCTGGTGCTGTTGATGGTCCACTCGTTTCCGGCAAGATATTCTTTCACCTTAGCCGCCTCCTTCTCGCTCTCGTCCTCGCTGCTGCTGCAAGCCGCCAGCGAAGCCGTAATCATTCCCATGGCTACCACCGAGAAGATAGCCATCATGGAATGTTTCATCATACTTGAAAAGTTCTTTTTCATTTCTTCTATTTTTTTTTAAAGTTGTTGTAAACTATTAACTATAAATTATCAACTATCCAATAGCACTACTCCCACCCTTACTTTCTTACCGCAGTGAGGGCAGAAGGTTTCTGCACGCATCACGCCGTTATCTGTACGATTTTCGCTATTATCTGTACGCTTTCCTTCATATTCTGTACGATAAATGCCATTATCTGTACGATTATCGCCGTTTCCAACATGGCTATCGCCGCCCCAGTAAAGCCGTTCCGCGGCCTCATTTGCGTCTTGCAGGAGGCGTTTTAAAATCTTATCATTATAGCGCCCCTGAATCAGCTTTTCCGTCAATTCCTCCACTTCTTCCTTCTTAATGCCAGGATAGGCTTTTTTCGCCCAGTCCTGCAATTCCCGCGAGAGCGGAATATCATCATCCTTTGCGTGAGCCAAGCCTTCTTTAATATCCTGCTTCATTTCCTTCTCACGTCTCTCCTGCTCGGCTATTTCTTCCGTAGGGTCGGGATAGAAGAGGTCGGTGATGTCGCAGCCGATGCCTTCGGCTATCTGAAAGAGCTTAGAGATGGTAGGGTTGCCGTTGATGATCGGACTCATGTTCTGAGTAAGCAATCCGGTTTTTTTGCAAAGTTCGACTTGCGTCATGTTATGTTCACGCAAAGCTCTTTTTATATCCAGTTTCTTCATAATCTTTATCTAATATATTATTATTCGGGTACAAAAGTATAATAAAATATTGATTTACACAAGTTTTTTAGGGAAAAATTACTCATAAAATGGAATTTTCTTAGAAAAAGTTTGGTAGTTTCGATAAATCTCCTTATCTTTGCACCGTCTAAAAAATAAAAAGTCGAGCGAATGTGTAATGTATCGAAGCATGTACGGTGCCTCCGATACAGAGGTGCTGCATATATGATATTGCAGAGCGCACTCCCCTGCTTGCGGTGTAATGCCGTAAGCGTGGCTTTAAAAGATTTGCACATTCGCTGTACTATTTACCATTAGACAAGGGGCCAGGCGCACTGCTTCTTTATAATATAATAATGTGTGCAAAATGTCTAATAATAAAAGGTACAATATGAATGAAACAACCATTACCCTACCAATGGGTAAAGCTGACCTCCAGGAGGCAGCCACGGCAGTAATCGAGCAGCTTGCCACTGCACCACCCGACACTGGGAGCATGAGTCAAGAACAGTCCATATCCTATAATATGGGCTTGAGTATTCTTTTTACGTGTTTGCGCTCTACTTTTGTGCAAGCATGAAGTTTCACCTTTTAAAAAGATTAAGATTATGATTCAGCTAACAAAACAGAGTAGTGATAGTGAGATAAAGGCTTACTTTATCCAAGTATTAAATCTTTCAAGAAGCAAAGAAGAGTTTCCGGTGAATTTGGATGAAGTCTGGCCACTGGTATTTAATTTCCGTGCAGATGCAGTTAGGGCACTCGCGAAGAACAATTTGTTCGTGAAAGGCATTGATTATCAAGTTTTCAGCAAAAATGCTGAAAACTCAGAGGTTTTGTTCCACTCTAAAAATAAGTCTAATGAGGCGACTTCTGATAATGCCAAAACAGATAAGGATGGAAGAAATCTAGGTGGTCGTCCACAGAACACCTATATGCTCAGTGTTCCATGCCTTGAGTTCTTCATCGCCCGCAGGGTTCGTCCGGTATTCGAGGTTTACCGACAGGTATTCCATAAGGTAGCAGGTGGCGGCATCAGTCTCGGCAATCAGGTATTTCAGTCGGTACCTATGAGCCTAGAGGAGACTCTTGCGCCTTTGGCTCGCTACAATGCGATGATAGAAGACCGCTTTGATATAGTAAGAGGCGCGTTAACCAATGCCGGCATAGATGATGGTGGCGTAAATGAGCGTGGCTCCTTGACTTATGCTGCCAATGCTTGCCGTGCCGAATATAAGGCTTACCGAAACTGCATTAGCCAGCTGGTATATGTAGAGACCGCTTTCAAACTGGAAGGCCCCACTGCTTTTTCGCTGTATGATTATTAATCGGCAGAATAGAAAGAATATAAGCCGCACGCCATAGAAGCATCGGCTATTTCAAGCTGCACGCCCTGAAGGGGCAGAAGCTCCTAGCCCAGGGCATCGCCCTGGGTGTAGGCGTGCGGTTCACTTCGCCCTGTAAGGGCAAAAGCCTTACCTAAACTACTAAAATGAATTATTTATTCACCCCTCTAACTATTTGTGTTTTAAATAGTTATATTTAAACTTCAATGTTTTTGTAAACCCGTCGGAGATTCTAAATAATTGATATTTAGAGCAATCCCATCGTGCCGGTTATCCTGGGAACTTTGATTCTCACGGAATGGCATCCGCCGCTCTTAAATGTTTGGCGTATCTCCGCCACCCCTCGGAGGTGTCCGCATATATTCGGACGCACCCCGGCAAGGTGGAGAGGGTCGACGGGGTGAGCGGGAGGGGATCGCCCGCCCTGGCTGGCTCGCTGCCCTACCCTCACCACCTGAGGACGGGGAAGAGGACGAAGCGGGCAGGATGGCAGACGGGGCGAGGCACTGCCCTGTTGCTGGTCACTGTCGATCGGTGCCGAGGTAGTGGCGAGGTGGGGCGAAGACATCGCCCAGAAGCGGACGGGGTGGCCGCCCTTCCTCTCGTCCTGGTTGCTGGTGCGATGGTGGCGAAGTGGTGAGCGGCTGGCGATGGTGTGGACGGTGAGGACAGCAGACAGAAGAGAGGCGAGGAACGGGCGAAGATGGCGGCGGCATCCTTCGCCCTGGTCCTCTCTCTTCCTTCCCTTCTGCTGCTTGCTTTTGTTTTACCTCTATATATAATAAGGTATATATAATAATATAATATAATAGCTATTATTTGTTTGCAACAATATATTAGTACTTATTTTGTAAAGATACTATCATATTATTGCAAACAAAGGTTAAAAATACTATCTTTTAAGTATTTTCTTTGCAAAATATTTGGCGGTTCAATATTTTATTAGTATTTTTGCAGCACAAAACAAAAATAAGTAGAACATTAAAATAATAAAGTTATGAAAAAGAATAATATTAAGCAGTTAAAAGAAATCGTAAGCAACGAAATTTTTTTCGATCTCTCATATCAGGGTGTGCAGGCTTACAACATCAGCGCGAACGAGTACGAAGTTATAACAGGCTTTTGGAAGTGCAACGGCCGTTATTATTTCGTAGACCGCAACAATAACAAATACCTTGCAAGCAGATACGACCGCGCGGAATTTATCGCGGGCGAGATGCTGGAGCAGAAGGAGCGAGAGAATAAAATGATAAATGACTATATCGACAGCATCGAAAAGAGCGGCGAGGTTAAAGTTGTTTTCGAACTCGTATACGAATATATTAATACCTGCGAGGCTCGCGGCATTGACTCGGGCGAACTCGTAGCAGAGGAAGAGGACGCAGCCGGCGAAACATACAACGTATACCGCCGCGAGGCAGCGAAGAACGAAGAGAACGCCGCAGCCTGCGAGCCTTCAAAGTTTGCCGGCATCCTTGCAAAGGTAAAGAACGGCGCCCGCAAGGTGTGCGAAAAGGTGGCCTTAATTATGGCGCTTGCCTTCGTTATGGTCGTAACATTTGCAACTTTATTTGGCTTGATTTATTTTATACCTGATTTGTTGGATTTGTTCGGCATAGAGTGCGGAAGCTTTACAGCGGTTGCCCTCTCTCTCCTGCTCTTCTGCACGGTTATTATTGATACATGCGTATTTGTGGAATTAAACGCGATGGCGGCGATAAATTACTTTTTTCCGTCTCTCTTCGGGTCAGCACAAAAGTCAGGATTTACAAAGCCGTTTTCTTTTTGGTATCGTTTAATCTCTGAAAGTTTATAATATCGTGTAACATATAAATATAAAACATCATGGCAAGAATAACAAAAGAAACAGAATATAATGAGTTGGCGAAGTTTGGCGAGTGCTTCAAACAAACTAATAACTACGGAGGTTACGGGATAGTAGTTAACGACTACGGGGACGCGGTTCTCTGGCGCTCGTATCTCACACCGTCAGACGGGCACACCGCGCAGCGCTGGCAAGAAATAAAGCTGACGAACCCGAAGGACGGAAGCGACCCGCGCGCATACTTCACCATCTACGGAATACGGTATTATCTCGATGAGTTCTACCGTTGCGCCTGCTAATATATCGTATAACAAAAATAATACAGCATCATGGAAGCAAAAACAATACATAATAGCAATATTTCATTTGTCGAGGTGCTCGCCGCCCTCGTTGAGTTCTTCACCCTCTGCGCCCTGTTTATTGTTCAGGGCACAGCGAAGACCGCAAAAACGGCGGGAAGATACGCCCGCATCGCCTGGCGCTGGCTCAATACCCGCCACCTCTTCGGGGATGACTCCGAGGCGGTCATGTTGACGGGTTGGCAGTATATCGGGGTTGCCGCGGTTGCTATCGTCTGCGGTCTCCTCTTCTCTATTAAGTTTTAAATAATACATTATCAAACATTTAAATTTATAAAGTTATGAAGTACTTTAACAATATATCTACAGCAGAAGAGTTAAAAAAGCAGTTCCGCGCATATTGCATAAGCATGCACCCTGATAAGGGCGGCGACCCTGAAGAGTTTAAAGCGATGATGGCAGAGTACCAGGCAGCAATGAAGAACGCAGGAGCCTGGACCAAGGACGAAGAGAAGGAGGCCGAGGGCATCCGCCGCGGTTCTGTTATCGTCAGCATTTGGGGTCCTTGCTGTGAAACGAGATACGTTGTTTTGTCAGCAGATGGCGAAGAAATTAAAACCGTTCGTTTGTTCTCTCACGACTTCAAAAGCTTAGAAGATATTAGCGACTATCTAGGCGACGAAAGCAGCATCGAGCAGGGCCGCGTGTCTTACAATAAAACATATCGCATTGAGCGATTAAGTAAAAAGTTCGGCTGTGGTCTTTATTGGGACGACATAACAAACAAAACTTATAACGAGCAGGAAATTTCGAATTTTGAGCGCATCGCCGACAACTTCGACACATGGGCGAAGAACTGGAAGGCAGACAAGGAAGAGAAAGAACGCATCGCGCAGGAGGAGGCAGACCGCAAAGAAAACGCAATTATTGCTCAGTGGTCCGGCATCCTTGAGGAGATCCCGGCAGAGTTTACCGGTAAGTATGGAATGGATTATTACAACATGACCAAGGAGGAGAGAAAGGAACAGGACAAAGCACGCCGCAGCGTAAACGCAAAGCGCCTGGCAGCGTTCAAACGTAATATTAAAGCCGTTTTCAATTACTTTTGGCCGGGTGTGAAGGTTTCCGTATCTGATAATGCAAGGTTTTTCCATGGTTCCGTTATTTCTTGGGAGGATGGCCCGATATTGGAAGAGGTCGAAAACTGCGAAGTATTTAACTATTTCCTTGGGCGTTATTTTGAATCTGACCCATACGGCGATTATGGAACAACTCGACGTGTGCAAAGCATGTGCCGTTTCCGTGAGCTGTTCGGTTCCTTCTCTGATACAGAAATAACTTACAATCGTAAACTTTCAAAAGATGGTTTGGCAAAAGTTCGTCAAGTTATCGCCGAGAACTTCCCACAGGCTGAAGAGAGAAGAGCCGCACACGAGAAGGACGAAAGCGAAGATCTTTATTTTGAGTTCTCAACCGAGGGGATGAACCCGGACAGCAAGAAATTAAAAACCCTTTGCGGTATTGAGCGAGTAGAACCGATAGACTACGACACAGCGACCGAGAAGGAAAAAGAAGCATATTACATGGCACTTCGCAAGTATCAGGACTTCCACAGCGAAATAATGAATTGTTTGCAGTATAACAGCGAAAAAATGCACTATCATACATTATTAAATATTCTTCGCGAGCGCTACAAATTAGAAGATGAACAACCAAAGAAACAGACAGGCAAGAAAGCGAAGGCAGACCGCAGCCAGAAGACAGCGAAGAGCGAGAAGGCAGCCGAGGGCGTGGATATGACCGCCGCACCTGCCGAGGGTCTGGAACTGGTAGAGATTGCCGGAGGCGTGGCAGTTGTGGGCGATCAGCGTACAACGTTTAAAAACCGCAAACAGATAAAAGCCCATGGCGCGACATGGAACCACGACGCGAAGCAGTGGCAAGCAACCACAGCCGAGGCGGTGGCATCCCTTCGCGAGTGGTTCGGTATAACTGAGCAGAGCGAAGCAGAGACCGCACAGGATGACGCACAGCAGGACGAAACCACCGAGACGGTAGAGAATACCGAGGAAGCAACAGAAAAGCAGCAGAGCGCAGCAGATGCCGAAACCTGCGAACAGGTGGAAGCCGTGGGCGTTCTTGCGTCTGCCCTCTCCTTCCTGGTCGGCGCTATCGTATCAGCAGCCGAAAAGGCAAACGAGGCATTGAAGAAGGCAGCAGCCAGCGCAGCAGAAGCAGCCGCCACTTTCGAGGCAGAGCACCGGGCAGAAGAACGAAAGGAGGCCGCCGCCGTCCTTCGCGAACAGATAGCGAAGGTGTCGGAACAGGTGGCGAACCTGTCCGGAACTCTCGCCCAGATGCTCGACAGGCTGAACGCCCTAGAATCAGGGCAGGACGTAAGCGAAGAGGCAGCAGAGCCACAGAGGGGCAGCGAGAGCACCCAGGGCGAAACCATGAGCCAGCAGCCGGGCAAATCGTCCACAACTTCGCCCGATCCGTCCACCTCTGACCGCAGCAGACGCGCCGCCGCAGCCTAGCCAAGGCCACCGGGTGAGGGTTCAATCCCTCACCCCTACCCCCTCAAAGCTTCGGAAATCCTACGTTATAGCGTGCGAAAATCATCACCGAAAAATTTCGCCGCAAGAAAAATTTTTCTTTCACTCATCAAAACAAAAAATAAAATGGTAGATTATCAAAATATATTTAACCGTGATTTTTACACCACACCTCGCGAGGTCTACGACATGATGACCACGGGCGAGAGCCTGGCGGATGCTGTGGTATTAGAACCTTCCGCAGGTTCCGGAAATATCGTAAGATTCTGCAAGGAAGACGGCGCCCGATATGTAAAGGCCTGCGAGATAAACGACACCCTGCGAAATAGCCTATATAATGAGTGCAACGTGATTGCGCCCGACTTCCTGACAGTGCAGCGTGAGCAGGTGGCAGACATCAACTATATTATAATGAACCCGCCATTTACTAGCGTAGAAAAGCATATTTTGCATGCTTGGGAGATTGCTCCGGATGGTTGCACCATCCTCGCCCTTTGTCCTTCTTCTCGCTTCGCACATTGTTATGGCGACGACCAGAAATTAAAGGAACTGGCAGACCTTTATGGAAGCCGTGAAGAATTAGGCGACGTGTTCAACACTTCGACCGCCGACCGCCGAACAGAGGCGGAAATCTCTCTCCTTCGTCTTTATAAGCCAGTAAACAAAACAGAGGATTTCGACGACCTCGATTTTGATGAGACTCCGGAAGGCTGGGACGATATGGGCAACGGCCAGGAAGGCGTAATTAAATACGATGCCGTGCGCGATATGGTGAAACGTTACAACTCAGCCCTGGCGCAGTTTGACGCAGTACAGGAGGCAAGCAAAAAGATAAATGAAGATATAAAAACCTTCTCAGTTTGCCGCATTCATTTTGGCGCTCACGGCGACGACTGCCGGGGCAATAAGTTTCAGAACATCACCCGCGAGCGGTTCCGCAAGGAGTTGCAGCACGCAGCCTGGCACAACGTTTTCCAGTTGCTCAACATGCAGAAGTACACCACCAACGTACTACAGGAGAAGATTGCCCGATTTGTGGAGACTTCAGAGGCTCGCCCTTTCAACCTCAAAAATATCTATCTGGTCGCGTCTTCCGTATTACAGAACATCGGAAATATCATGGAGGAGTGCGTAGTAAAGGCATTCGACACGATTTGCAGCCTATCTGCCGAAAACTCGACAGCGGGTGAAAAGTGGAAAACAAACAGTAATTATATGGTAAACCAGAAGTTTATTGTAGATTGCTTTACGTGCGAAATGAATTTCCGCGGGTACTTAGATTACAGCATTTACGCATCCGACTCCCGCCAACGTGAAATGGAAGATTTCTACAAGGCTATGAGCTTCCTAAACGGCACGCCGCTAACCGATGACTACGGCCGCCCATTTTATGCAACTGTAGTGCGCCATTGCACCGACTTCGGCAAATGGTTCTACTTCGATTGGTTCCGCGTGAAGTTCTACAAAAAAGGTACGATGCACTTCGAGTTTACAGATATAAATATCTGGTATCGCTTTAATCAGGTTGCCGCCAAGCATAAAGGCTGGGCAATCGGCAGCGTATCGCAGTGCAAAGCTCGCAAGGTATGGCGAGATATTCAGAAGCCGTAAGCCTTCATTACAGAAGGCTTCGGGAATCACATATTATAGAATCATTTTAAAAATTAGAAATTATGAGAAAAAAATATACTTATATATTGACTATCGGCAACAAGGTAGTGAAGCCGGTGGCTGTAGGCTGGTGGTCAACTGAGGAACAAATGGTAACAACCAGGTGTGGCATGGCCACGGCAGCCAGAGCCTTCAGAAAAACGGCGGGCATCCTGGTATATGAAAAAGAGAAAGATTCCGACCTGTGGGTGGTCTGCGATGATTGCGATATTGATTCCCGATTAATCATCCCTGTGAAGATAAAAACATCTGGAATGACTATCACAAAGAAATTATATCGAGATTACTCCAAGGATGGCGAAGCCTATATAGAGGGAGATTTCTAAATCTCTTATATTATAGGACAATATATCAATCACATATTTATAACAACATTAAAAAATTAGATTTTATGGAAGCAAAGAATAATAATAAGAACGGTATGAACGTTATAGAGAATATAGAGAACGAAGTGCAGGTGACAGAAGAGAGCCGCAAGGCATACGGCCGGCCATCCATCAACGAGGAGAAGGGCTGGAAGCTGGATCACGTTATCCCTTTCGACTTCTACCACAACGCATACATCAAGAGCCGCAAGGGTATCGATGAGCTTGTGGGGATGGTGCTGAAGGAGTGTAATATCAAGCCTGAAGATACCAGTTCATGGGCGAAGGACATCCGCACGATTATCAAGTACGCTATCGAGCATTTCGATGAGATGCTGGAGGAGAGCGAGAGCACTCCAGATGAAGAGAATGACAACTTATCAGAGTGCTGGATAGGCGATGGTATCGAACTGCCACACGAGGCTTTCTGGGTTGCCGATGATTGCGTTCCTCATACCTTCGAGGAGTTCAAAGCGCATTTTACTAGTTACGGCTACTGGGAGCGCATGCTTAAAATGAAAGGTATGACCGAGGAAGAATATAAGGCATATTACGATAAGCGCCATGCTCAAGGCGCTGCGGCATAGAATATAATGCCCTATCACCCCATACAGGAGAAGCCTGAGTGCCTTCCCCTACCCCGTCCGGCAGACCGGCAGCGTGGAGCAACACCACTGCGGGGTGCATTATTCTTTTTAAATAACTTTAAAAATTAAATGTTTATGTGCGAAGGCGTTCGCATTTGTTTTATAGTTAACAAGGGGCTGTCTGCGGTCCGTGATGGATAGCAGCAGCAATTTTTACCATCGCTGCCACGGCTGGCAACATCTATCAAGATGTGAGGATCGACACTTCACGGCGAACAAATGACTGATAAATAAGGTATGAGATGCTAAAAACGTAACAAAACGTTAAAAATGCACTTAAATACGCAATTAAAGTGCATTTTATTTGGTAGTTTCAGAAATTATCCGTACCTTTGCATCAGAAAATAAAACAAGAAGATAAATAAAAACAATAATAATAACCGGCTGTGCCAGATAGCCAAATAAGTCTCAAGGGCATGAGCAGAAGATTATGATTATCACTTTCAAGGAGTTTAAGACAAAAGTTCGTGAAGACGCTATCGTATGCTTTGGTTCATTCAGATTTGACGAGGCGGAAGAGAAAAAGGGTTGCGAGGTTTCTATCCATCGTTTCGGTAAGAGCACGCAGTACCAATTTTGCGATGCTTCCTGCATCTTTGACCTTCCGCTTGTAGATAGCTACAAGATGGATGTTTATACTGAGCATGAGTATTATGGTTATGGAAGTTATTACGGAACTTACTACGTAAAAGAGGACACTCCTGTAGATTTCGCTGCTAATAAGTTCTTTATCATCGCTCCAAATTTCCTCGCTGACATCGAGAAGGCTTACAAGCGCAAGAATGATTATAAGCACTGCTGCATCAATAACCACGTGATTTCTTTCGTTTCTGTAGCCTGCGCTACCTGGATGCGCCTTACTGACTACTTGAAGGGTAAGAATGAGGTGGAGTTCCTGGATGGTTCTATTCGTATCGGCGTGTGCGAGCAGGATGAAGCTAAGTTAACGGCAAAGGTACGCAAGTATATCGGCTTCGCAGAGAAGGCTTTCCAGAAGTATCTGGAAAAGAATGGTCTTGCCAACGGCAACGAGTACCTGGATATGCTTGCACGCAAGGCAGCAGAGAAGAAGGAGGCTGAGAAGGCAGCGAAGAAGGCTGAGAAGGCTAGAGCCAAAGAACTGGCTTATATCAGTGACCATATTTTCATTCAGAACAAACGAAATTCGGAAGCCTACAAGCAGGTTATCAATCGCCTGAATACTGGTTCTCATCTGGATGAATTAAGTGCTTATATTGGAAGAGAAAATGGCATAAATTGTTATGAAGTTAGGGACTTTGACGGATATAGCAAGAGTTGTCGTTTCTCTATGATACGCCGATCATTTAGCCTGTACTTAAAGAAGGGATATAATATCTATATCGTGGGCGGTCTGATTACCTTCGTGCGTGGCGAAATCAAACGTCAGGGCGTGGCTTGCGAATGGATTGAGCAGGGCAAGGCTATCGCTGATATTAAGACCGTAAAGGGCTTCCTGGTAAGAGGTGAGCATATCGTTGCTAAGTCTCTGAAGGAGGCGCAGCGTATCAGCGCCGAGAAGCGCAGCAAGCAGGCTCTTAGCCTGATGAATGCCCGCAACAAGAATAAGCTATCCTATCAGAAATTAATCGGTCACATGTTCACCTTTGAGGAGTCTTTGGCTTCCGGCAACTGCCGTCCTGGTACCCAGAACTTCAAAAACCGCTACGAGGCTGCCATCGGTCACGAGGCTACCGAGATTTCACTTGCCGACCTTCGCAAGTATGGTAAGAAGTTCGGTCTTGAAGAATATACCGAGCGTGTTATCCGCTATGTTATGAACAAATTGTAGAATCATATATATTACTTATAGAATATGGAAAAAATGATATTATCACCCTTGCAGCTATCCTCAGTAGCCAAAAGCTACTATGAGGGTAGCATCCCTAAGAATACTTACGGGATGGAGAAGTATGTAGCCACAGACGGCGAGAATGCGATGTTTGTAAAATCAGACTATCAGCCAGCACCGGGCGAAGTAGTCTTTTATATCAAACGCATGAGATCAGAGCTGTATTGCCAGCTTTACAAAGAATCATAAAACATTTTGAAATATGGCAAAAAGAGAAATTCCCCTGTTTATTATAGATACGCTGCGAAATCACAAGCGTGGTGAGTGTGACTTCCTCGTCTGCACCGATAAGGATTGCGGTTTTATCGCAAAGGTAGATTACATCGACGAGGAAAAAGAGGAAGTTGGCGATGATTACCGCATCGGCTTCCCTCGCCGTGGGTGTAGCCTGAGAATCAAGATTCATCAGATGATAGGACAGCACCCTGATACGGGCAGGATAAGAACCTTGCTGAAGAAAGGTATGGAGTACTTTCTGAAGGCTGTTACCTGCGAGGTTCACGTAAACAATCCGAGCCGCGAGGAGTGTGCTGACTTCCTGAATACGCTGGTCCGCATGAATAAGCAGTATGTTGACGATGCCGGCTCAGACTATCACGCAAGACAGGCCACCATCCACACCATTATGATGCTGGAGGCTACGAGGAAGCTCCTTCTGAAAAAGCCGGAAGGCATCGAGATTGAGAACGGCGGTGATAATGATCCGCTCAAAGGTGTAGATTTTAAGGAATAATCATTAAGCCCTCGACATCACGGTTAAGTCAATTAATATGAAGTTTTTTGTTTCTGCTATAGAAGGGTATAATAACAACCTTAACTGTTTGTTAAGCGTAAAATTGCCCATTGATGATCCTAAATATTCAAAGTTTGGAAAAGATCTTTTTGGTGATTATGGTATATTTGATGGTTGTGATATAAATGATGATGTATTTCAATACTTCAATTATTACAGGTTCCATTCTGAGGATTTTACTGCATGGTATCAGACAAATGAAAAAGAAGCATGGTTTGACTTACGCTTAGGCGAGGATGGTAAAATTTATGCGGTAGCAGGCGACTCAGAAGGTATTAAGTTCTTAAACGAGGTAGCCTATATAACATTTGATTATCTTTACCATGAGATAAACTTTATGGGTAGTAAAAAAGATAGTTATTTTTTTAGTTTTTGGATTGACCCAGATGGCGGCATTCTTAAAGCTTCGAATTATGGACGTTCTTTTGACTTTTATGACGACTTAAATAATGATGACGCATATTATTCGATGAAAGAATATAGCTTCAAGGCAGCTCTCGATGATTTGGTCGCACATAGCGACGATTATCAGAATCCTATCGAGGATGAGGATGATGAAGATGATGAAGAAGATGAGGAGGAAGAATAAAAGCAAATTTATTCAGCCCTAGCGCAGCACGGTTAAGCGAAAAAAATATGGAGAATATATTAGAAAAGACGGTGAAGGAAAATGGAAATATCGACTTAAACGAATTAAGTTGGAAGCAGGTCGTTGCACTCCTGGGTGCCTGGGATTCCAGCTTCGCAAGAAATGAGAACACGTCGTTCTCGGAGATGGTGAAGCGATGCTATAAATCACGTCCGTGGCACGAGAATGCGAATATCATCTATTTGCATCGAAATAATCAGAAAACCACCATTCTTCCTCATGCCTGTTATAACCTCGACGAAGCAGAGGAAGATATGATATTTAATTTGCTCAAAAAGCAATTTCTACAGAAGTTGTAGAATAAAAAATGCCCCGACCGAAGCCGGGGCAACCGCGAGCCTTCTGGCTCTAATCTACTATAGTAGAAATTTGGCTCTTTAAGAGCGTTTGAATCCACAGACTTTTGAAAGTCTGACCGTCAACGGAAGTTTTATGTTTCTTTTTATTCCATAAAGGTACGATTGAAATCTTCCGAAGACGGTGCAAATTTAAAAAATAAAATAATACGGTGTATCAATTTACCCGAAAAATTATAGAATTTTAAGTTTTTAAAGCCCTACCGCATCGCGGATAAGCGGAATAAAGATGTTTAAGATATTGCACGCCTTCCTTGATTATCCCTTCTGCTCGTTCGAGTTTCTAGACCTCGACACTCAGGATCATATATTTGCTTCATTCTTCGATGATCCTCTCTATGAGCTTCTGAAAGAGTGCGGGGTGAATTATGACCACGAGTTAGAAGGGAAGATAATAGAGAAGATTCCGTCCGATTTGCGCATACATACCAGGGAGTATGCCGTTATCAGGGCGCAACAGTATTTGGAAGGTTCTTGGTTCTTTCCCTGGCTAAAGAAGAAAAAGTAATATAATTATTTAGCCCTACCGCATCACGGCGAAGCGGATTTAGTATGAAGAAAGATAGATTTACGATAGAGATTGTGCCGCATAACTCGATAGCTTGGCGAGTTCAAGATAGCGTATCGGGCTTGGGGATTCTTTTTTACGAGGGCTGTTATTTCCCTAGCAAAGTATTGCTGATTCCCGATTCCATGAAGGGTGAAGGTAAAAAGGATGAGCTTTGCCGTATCGAGGACGAGATTACCGGATGGGTGCAAGAGAATGCCCTGGATATGGCTGTATGCAATCAGGCTGCCAGGTGTCGTGCCATCTGGCTGCTGAACGATTCCCATAGTCTGGCAGTCATTATTCAGGCTATCAAGGGTATTTCTCCTAATGATGTGGATATGACGAAAGCCGCTGGCATCCTTTTCGACAAAGTAGAGCATTACATCTTCATGAGCGATGGCGAAGATGAGTTCTGCTTCGACCAGGAAAGCACCAGATTCATGGGTGCGGTATCTATGCTATCGGATAAAGAGGCGATGGAATTGTTCAGTATGGCTTCCGTGTTCTGGAACTATAAAGACAAGGCAGGAATAGATGTTGGCGATTTTGCGAATAATCTTCTTCTCTGGCCTGTTAGATTATCTCGTGAGCAGCAAGCCGAGGCGATGGGCAATGAAAGCGAGTTTATAGAAGCTGAAGGCTTTGAACTCGAAGAGAAAGAGGAAGAATAGAACATAAAAAGGCTTTGGCCAACCTTCTATTTCGGAAAAAACAGAACATTTTATAGTAACTTTTTAATTTCACAAAGAAAATGGAGAATATCAAAACATCAAATAAGAAAGGCAGACCTGCAGCAGAGGGCAGCGTGCATAAATATGTTGTGCCTGATGACGTTCACAACTGGATAAGAAAGCATGGAGGCAGCAGATATATCACGGATATTATTCGCGCTATCGAGGCTACGACCTTAAAGGCGCAGGAAAAGCCTTCGTTATAACATCGGTGAAGCTTCACCGATGCTGCGACAAAATTATAAACTTCAATTTTAAAATTTACAAAGACTATGAATAAAGAAGAAATTAAAGAGCTTGTTTGCAAAAAGCTCTCAAACGATCTGAGCTTTAATGAAATGCAGATCCGTCAGGAAACCATCACGGATATTACCAACGAATGCGGCACCCTGCAACCTTGCATCATTGCGATGCAGCCGGTCATCGACTGGTCCAACTCGCACAAACTAGTAACCAAGCCGCGAAAAAAGCAGGAGCCTTATGTGGGCGTGCTCATCAATCTGATTTGGCTCCTGGCTGCAAACGATATTGCAGGCTTGACGCAGAACTGGGTACTTAGTGATATGGAATAAAAAACATAAATATTAATACTTTAAAAAGATTATAGCATTATGAAAAAAGCAATTACATATTCCGTTGCAGCCCTTGCCCTGGTAGGCGTAGCCGTGCTGCTCTTCTCTACCATCGGCGTAGCAGTGTTCTTCCTGCCACTTCTGGCTGGAGCATTCAAATAGAAAAATATCGCAAGGGGCGCAATATCCCTGTGCCCTTTGCGTTATTCAGATATATATAAAGAACAATTTTAAAACTAAGAAACATGAAAGAAGAAGAAGGTAAGATACTTGGCGCTATGCCTTGTAATGATCGTGCTCTCTTTTTGGAAGAAGACGGTTTTATACGCGAGCGTATCGGCATCGTATGGAAAGCGGGCCGCGCTGCTGGATGTGAAAGCCCTTGTTTTGTTGATAGGGACGGTTTTGTTTACGAACCTTTACCTGTAAGCGAAGGGGAAAACGCTTTGATAATTGCCCATATTGGCGATACCGTGCGTCCGGAGGCTCTTGCTATCTTACCAGCGCAAATGTACCATCCTGATACAGTTTTCTCTAAGGTAGAAAGTTTTGGTGTAAAGATAGACAGAACGCATCTTTCTGAAACGCTGAAGGTGTTTTTTGAAGAGTTTTACAGCAATGGTGTTTGCATGGTAGCTATAGAAACCACTGATGGCACTATTGTAATGGATGGCAGCTATGGAGATCGCTTTGATTTGAGTAACGAGGATGAGAATTATTGTTACCATGATTCTAACGGAAATCTCGGTATGAATCCTTATCATCTGATTACTTGTTTTCTTATTGCTTATAGCAAATTGCTAGGTAAGAAAGTGAACTTTGAGATTTATTTTCGGAAGTATACTCCTGATATATATGAATACGAGAAGAAAAATCTTGTGGTTCGTGAATATGAAGAGAAATGTCTTGGAGAAATCAGAAAAACCATTAAAAAAAATCTGAATGAGGCTTGGGAACGAGAACAGGATAAAGTTGAAGAGGATCCGCACCAGAAGGAACTTGAGCTGCAGCAGTTAGCCAGCAGATATGATAAAGACCCGAACCTGATGGAATAGGTTTCCTACGTTATTGCATCGGTGAAATGTCACTGAGTTTCGCCGATGCAAAATAAAATAGAGCTTTAAAATATAACTATAACAACTTTAAAATTTTTGGCTTATGAGAACGAAAAAGTTTTTGTTTGCCACCACCTTTGCGATGATGGCAGCGTGCATGATGATGAACACTTCATGCACCGAGTATGTGGACGAGGCAGTGGAGAACGGAGGCAGCCAGCAGATGGCTGACAAGGCAACGGTGAAACTGCGGTTTACTTCGCCTGAAGGCGCTGACGTAAGCGTGAGCCAGTCTGCCCGACGGAACGCCTACCCTATCACGCGTGCCGAACTTGCTGCCAACGGCAAGGCGATGACCGACCTCTACATCTTCGATTATGACAAGGCAACAAAAAAACTGCTCCAGGTATTGCACCAGTCTGCCGATGCCGAGGACTTCGCCGAACCTACCATGAGTTTTGATTACGGCGACCATACGCTGAAGGTGATAGCTACGAGGAGCGAAACCCCTACCCTACAGTCGGCTGACGGCTCGTTATGGAACCTCGCCGATAATACTGCCTTTGCGATGACTGCGGACGCTGCTGCCCCTGCTGTACTGACGAGCAGCAAAACCTCTGACAGCTTCGGAGCCGTGCAGGACGTGAGCATAGGTGTTGGGCAGAACCAGAGCATCAATATCCAGCTGCAACGTATCATTGCGAAGCTGTCCGTAAAAAACACGGGCAAGTTTCCGGAAGATTGCAGTACCCTGCGTTTCCAGATAGACGAATATAAGCAGTGGGACTGGCAGAGTTTCTCCGCTATAGGTAAGGTATCTAACCAGCGTATCTTAGATGTTACGAAGTGTGCCGGCAAGACTTCCGCTCCTTTCTTCTATTACTTCCTGGTACCCGAAGAAGGCTACACCACCGATATAACGTTCACCGTGGACCGCAGGGGCAGTACCGAGCCTTATACCTCGTTTAAGTTATCGGGCATCACTCTGCAGCGCAACCATGTTACAATGATAAGCGGTTCCTTCTATAACCGCCAGCCTACTTTTCAGCTCACGCTCAATGATGCGTGGGGGGAAGACCAAAGCACGGTAGAATTTTGATTAAAATGTTGAGTGTTGAATGTTGAATGTTGAATTAGGCTAGCGCCATCGAGTCCGTTAGGCAAAAATTCAACACTCAACACTCAATAATCAACATTAAAAAACGCCCGTCCCCGTTCCCAGCGATTCTATCGCTGGTCCTCTAGTAAAGGTGCATTCGTACTTTAGTACTTTCGTACTATTGTACGTTTGCACCTTTGAACTTTGATACGTTAGTACTCTCGTACAAAGGCACAAGTACACCTTTGCACTTTTGTACTTAGGTACTTTGGTACATCTGTTCTCATATATGATAAGATAAATGAGAGGATAAATGAAAGGATAAATGAGTGTATTTGCACTTTGGTACGTTTGTACTTTTGTACTAACGTACATTTATACCTTGGTACTAATAAACTTTCGTACAAATACACTTTGGTACTAACGTACAAATAAACCTTCGTACCAACGTACAAATGTACCTTGATACTTTGGTTCCTTCGTTCCTCAGTACTTTCGTACTTTGGTATGTTTATACTTTAGTACTAAAGTACTATTATAAATACTAATAATTAAATATGATTAAAATCTAGAAAATAATAGGGTAATTATTTGTGAGAATGAATATTTTTTAGTACTTTTGCACCGTAGTACTTCGGTACGTTAGTACTTTGGTACTATTCAGCGTTTAGAAATTAGAAATAAATATATTAGTTTACGTTTAATACATCATAAAGATTATGGCAGAAAATAGATTGAAAGAAGTTCTTGCCTTTGTCAATCACAAGGGCGGTGTTGGTAAGACTACATCAGTACAGAATTTAGCGGCAGGGTTGCGCCGTTATGGTAAGGGACGTTTCGGACAGAACGTTGCAGGGAAGGAGCGTAAGCCTCGCATCCTGCTTATCGACCTGGACCCTCAGAGTTCACTTTCCTTCCTCTTTGGATGGAGCGAGACGGCAAACAGAGGGTTGCCTACCGTATACGATGCACTGGTGGAACAGAAGCAGGTACCTATCTATCAGGTGCGAGAAGGCGTGTATCTGGCTCCAGCTTCAAAAAAATTAATCTCTATCGAGCCTTTCCTGAATCAGAGAGCGGTACCGAGGAAAGCGCTCTATAAGTTGCTGTCAAAACCGCTGGCTCTGATGACTGATGACGGTGGAGATTTGGCTAGTGATGGGGTAGACTGTAACGCCAGCTTTGGAGATATATCCTGCGATTATGCTAATTATAAAGGTATGCTGAAGATAACGGAGGCTTTCGATTTCGTCTTTATTGATTGCCCACCAGCTTTGTCACTGCTTACCTATAATGCGCTGACCGCAGCATCGAGCGCTGTGCTGCCCGTGCAGTTGGAGCCTTTGGCAACCAAAGGTATTGCTGAAATCATCAACGCCATCAAAGAAACGCGTGAGGATCTGAACGAGGATTTGGCTGTGCGTGGCTTACTGATGGTAATGAGTAACGACCAGACCAAGGCGACGAAGAAGTTTAAGCATTATCTTATTGAAACCTTTGGCGATTATGTGTTCAATGCCTATACCCGAAGAGACACCAAAATGGTAGAGGCGCAATCGCTGAATAAGGACATTTTCGAGTATGCGCCTTATTGCAGGGTAGGCATCGATTATGAGCAACTTACGAAGGAGATACTTGAGAGTATGCCGGAGTAGGGGATAGTGATTAGTAATTAATGATTAATTTTTAGCAGTTATGGCAGTAAAACAAAATAAGAAAGCTAAGTCTTTTGATAAAGATTTCGATGATGCACCTATTGTTCAGGAAAACAAACTTATCCTGGAGCAGGGCAGAGAGCAGGAACAGAACGTTCCTGCTCCTGTGGACAATAGTGCAGGGCAGCCGGCAGCAGAACAGCGTGTAGCTCCTGCTGTCGATATGAAACCGATGAAGAGTACGAAGACCGTAAAGTTGATACTCCCCATGGAGTATTATTTCAAGCTGGTGCAGATTAAGGCTTGTACCGACAAGAGCCTTCAAGACCTGGCAGCGCAGGCCGTTATGGATTTCGTGGATCATTTCGGAAAAGAGTAGGTAAACGAAAAGTCAGATTTGCTGGTAAACAGAAATGTGGTTTTAGGTAAAATCTTACTAAAGTCTTTTACCTTCTGAGGTGCCGAAATAGTACCGAGGGGTGTAGTTTTCGGTACCTAAGGGTATAGTTTTCGGTACTTAGGGGTATAGTTCTTGGTACAAAGGGTTATAGTTTTTGGTACGAACTATTGGCTTTAAGAAGGTAAAATCCCACTAAAGTCTTTTACCTTCTTACTAAATCTTTTTACCGAGGGTTATAGTTCTTGGTACAAAGGGTTATAGTTCTTGGTACAAAGGGTTATAGTTCTTGGTACAAAAAGACCAAAACGGGAGGGTTATAGTTCTTGGTACAAAGGGTTATAGTTCTTGGTACAAAGGGTTATAGTTCTTGGTACATTGAAAATCTCGAAAGTATAGTGTTTATCGGGGTTTCCGCTAAATTGGAGGTCCCTATACTGATACTTATACTATTTATTATATTCGTATATAAAAGAATGAAAATATATATATAAGTAATAGTTATGGCTGAAAAAATAATCGAAAAAGTGTTTGACTCTACTCAGGTGTCGTTCAAAGATCTGGAGAGACAGCCTACCGCCGAAGAGCTTTGCAGTTTGCGATGGATAAAGACTCCATGCTCCTATGCTTCACTGGGCAGCACGTTCACTCTTTTGCAGCAGGATATTATGTTGCAGGTGAGCGCCCGACTCCAACGGTGCATCAATCAATATTACGACCAGATGAGATATAAGGAAAAGGTTTTCCCTAAGTCTCCTTTCCTTTCTGAAGAACAGAAGGACGATGTACTGCATATTCAGCTCGATATGTCCGACCTGGTATCATCCCGCTCAAATTATAAGGAAATGTTTCAAGAGTATGCTGATGGCAAGGTTCCTGTAGCCGAGCAGCTAAGTGCTCTGAAGATGTATGTAAAGAAGAACAATGTGGTAGACCTCTATCCGGTGTTTGATAAGATTTCTCTTCCTAAAAAAATATGGAAGATGCAGGACGGAACTGAAAAATGGGCATATTCGGGTATCGTTGACTTGCAGATCAATCATTTTATCGCTGATTATGCTTTTGACTTGAGCAAGGGATATATACCGCACATGGCTCGTGTAGCTAAGACCAGTAAGCGAAGGGTTACACCGAGAGTTTACCTTTGGCTGATGGAAAATAAAGACCGCCCTAAGAAAAAGAAAGGTTTGGATAACCCTTTATCGGTTTCTCTCGAAGAATTGAAGGATTTTCTGGGTTGCTATGAAATCAATCCGGAAACGAAAGAAAAAGTATATCAATATCCGAGATATTCACGATTCAAGAAAGATGTTCTTGATAAGGCAAAAGCAGATTTGATAGAGCAGGCAAAACGGAACGAGATAGATATTACCTTTGACTATACAGAGCATTATCTGAATGGCAAGAAACGAGGCAACCCTGATTACATCACCTTTGAGGTTTTCTATACGCCGCTCGGCAAACTGCATAAGGCAGGAAAATATTCTGAAGGTGAGCTGTTCGATGCGAAGGCTTACGATGTTAAGAAGAACGTGCAGCCTACATCTGCCAAGATAGAAACGAAGGTGGGCGAGGGTGCCGATAAGTGGAAGGCATTCTGCAAGCTCGTTATAGGCGATGCTGAGAAATCACTGATTTCCCGAATTTCCTTCGTTGGCATGAAGAACGGAAGGTTCTGCGTAGAGTGCAGCGATGATGACTTTGATATGATACGGAAGTTGGGTATCGAGGAGAAGGCGAAGGAGTTTTTCGATTGCAAAGGTTCATTTGCTCCGGTGTTCTACAGAGGTTAATGTTGAATGCTTTTTTGAATGTTGAATGTTGAATGTTGAGTGTTGAATTAGGCTAGCGCCATTGAGTCCGTTAGGCAATTCAACATTCAACATTCAGCACTCAACATTTTTTTGTCCCCTTCGTTTCTGAGAAAATAGCTACCTTTGCATCAGAAACATTAAAAGAAATGAAAACGTATGAAAAGGAAAGAGATTATTCGACTACTCTTGATTGTAGTAGTGATGATGATGTTTACGGCATGTGCTGCCTCTCGACGGGTGGTTAGCGATAACCACCAGGAAGTGAAGGATAGCGTATCGGCTATTCAGCAGGATAGCGTGCATAAGCAGGTAATGGTGAATGACAGCGCAGCCATTAAGGTGAGTGAGGATAAGCATACTTCTTCTACGTCTATGGAAACGGGCGAATATGAGGAGACTATCCAGGAGCAGATTACCGAGACCACTGGTTCCTCCGGCAACAAGCAGAAGACCACCCAGCGCACCACCCACCGCAAGGGCAGTTATAGCAACCAGTCTTTCTACGATGAGCGATTGCAGATGCAGCAGCAGGAAATCGATCAGATGCAGAAGATTATCGATAGCCTGGCTATCAGCAGCCGTAATGATGTGGGCACCCACTGGGAGGCCACCGACAGCTTATCAGATACGCAGGAAAAGAATACAGCAGAGACAAGAAAGGCTAACTGGATTCAGAAAGCCAGACAGAACGCTCTTGCCCTGTTTCTGCTTATCGTGATAGTTCTGGTACTCACCTTTATCAATAAACATACCGACAATGGGGAAGGAAAAAAGTAAAAAAAAACAGCAATACGGTTTCGACATCGTGAATAATGACGAGCAGGCAGAAGTTACGCTGCAGGATTTCGTTATCCCGGAGAAGATAGAAGCCTTCGGCAATCAGTATAAGCCGCTGGACCATTGGACGGAAGACTGCGAGATATTCAATGATGCCCGACTTCGGGAGTATTTCAAGGCGATAGTCTGCCCGCTCGGAGATCCGCTTTCTCTCTATCTGCAGGAGCTAGGCTATAAAGGTTTCCGTATGCAGAATGATGAGAGTGGCGAGCCGGTCATCTATTGCAGGGCGATATAATGATTTTTGAATGTTGAGTGTTGAATATTGAATGTTGAATTAGGCTAGCGCCCTTGAGTCCGTCAGGCAATTCAACATTCAACACTCAACATTCAACATTAAAATCAACATTCAACATTCAACATTCAACATTTTTAAAAATAAGGATTTATGGGTAAAGAAAACAGACCTCACAACTATCTGAAGATAGCTGAGGAGAGTGAGACAGGCAAGAAGCTGAAAGCATTTCTTGCCGAATGCAGTGAAGCAAGCGAGAAGGCTCGCATCTGGGCAGAGAAGCAAGGTGGCGATACCTACTACGAATCGCCCGAAGGCTTTGCCGGCGGCGTGGCAATGGTAGAGTTCAAGAACACCATCAGCAAGGAAGGCTGGACGAACATTCAGACTCCTACCAAGGACGGGATGCAGAGCACATCGCTCTTTATTCCAGAAGAAAACAGCGAACTGGAGAAGGAAATGATGGCACTGCCTATCGTAAATGAAACGGCTCTTATCGCTATCCTGCAGTTCAAGCCTAAGATGGCGAAGGGTAAGGAAGGCAAGGAGGTGCAGCTTCCGTTCTCATTTGGTAATACAACGCCTATCCTCTTCCTGCATCATGGCTTCTTCTATACCGATGTGCCCTACGAGAGCACAAGCGAGGACTGCCAGGTTATCACGGAGAAGGAGTTCCTCCGTCGCAAGATGGCAGCAGTAAATGAGCATTAATCATATTTCGTTCTTTATATTTTATATATATTTATTTTCTATATGTTTTATATGAGTTAGTTTAAGCTGAAACATTCTCAGCCAGCCGCCCGTGATGGATAGCTGGCTGTTTCTATTTTATTCCGTCTCGCGACGTATTTCTTCTGCTACCATGTTATAGCTAGGCTGCTGAGAATCGAGGCGGCGGGTGAGTTCATTGATGAGCTTCTGCTGGTCGCCTATCTGTTTCTGCTGTTCAGCTATAATATCGAGCATGCGGTTAAGGGTAGTCAGGCTGATGTCCGTTTCTTTGCTTTGCACCTGCTCTGCTATCGGAGTAGGGGCAGCGGCATTCATAGGTGCAGCGGCAGCCTCGTTCTCCTCTTCTCTTGTCTTGTGCTCCTTTGCGCCTCCGTTCCCAGCGTTTCCAACGCTGGTCCACCCAGGCACTACCGATTTCATCCTCTCCACATCGAGGGGATTGCGCAGCGCCCTCGTCCCCTGTTTGCGCTTCTCATCATTATCAATATATCCCCCATCAGGTTCAAACTGGTCATCGATACCAGGGCAAACATACCCGCGCTCGCAGCAGCCTTCTCCCTGAGAGTCCGCATCTACGATAAACGCCGAGAGCGGCACATGAAACGCATTGCAGAATCGCAGCAGGGCGATGGTAGGCAGCGGCGACTTCATTCTTATCCAGCTATCCAGGCACGCATTACTCGTAGTACCCATAGCCTTCATAATTTCTCTATTGGTAATTTTGCTGTTTGCTTCCATCCATTTGTCGAGGAAGCTGTAGTTATAAAAGTACTTCATAGCTCAACTATATTTAAAAGGTGAATAACTCTAATCTGTTCATCTCGAAATTAATTAATATATGTAACCTATGTTAAATTCCCCTAATTTCTGAAAGAAAATATAGGTAACATTTGGTAGTTATAATTTTATTATTTAAATTTGCACCAAAATTAAGAAATAAAATCGAAATGACAAAAGAAAATGTAGAAAAAATCACGCAGAATAATACTCCGTTAGATGTAAACGATATTTCTGCGGAAGAAAAGCGGAACTTAGCTGAGTTTTTATCAGATAAAGGCTTCACTATCTCTACTTTTTACCTGCGTTTCTTTCAGAAGGGCTTCGATGCCTGGGAAATCCAAGGCATCAAAAACTGCAAAATGCAGTTTTTAGCTATACCGGAAGTAGGTAACCTATTATTCGAGTATGTAGAGACCGATGCCCTGGGTAACGAGATTGGTAAGAAAGGCTATCTGGTAGAAGCTGCTAAGAGCGAAAAGCCTGGTGTGTTCTACACTTGTCTAAAGAAGGCTAACAACGGTCTCTGCATGAAGTTCTTTGCCTTTATGGAGGAGCGGGGCATGAGCCGCACAACCATCATCAAGCGTTTTACCGCTGATGACTGGAAGCCATGGGAGCAGGAAGGAATTAAAGCACTCTTGCTTTTAAAGGTAAAAAAGTAAAAAGGTAAATTCGTAACCATATATAATGATAGATGTAACCTTTGATTTTGAGACCTGTTCGCTTTCGCCCACCGCAGCCGTGATGAGTCTCGGTGCGGTGGCATGGAAGCGATATGGAAAGGAATCACCTTTCTTTGATGAAGGTGATGGTGTGTTAAGAAACTCTACGTTTTTCGCACACGTTGATTTGCGAAGCATGTTCATTAACGGGTTCGCATTTGACAAGAGTACGGCAGAGTGGTGGGCGAAGCAGAGTGACGAGGCAAAAGCTGCCTTGCTCGATAGCGACAACGACGAGTCGCCCTGCCAGCCGATAGATGTGGTCGTGAACGACCTCTTCGGCTGGATAGACTATATCAAGAAGAAGCTCGGTGATGATGACATCTGCCTTTGGGCACAGGGTACAGACTTTGACCCGGCTATTCTGCGATATATCTGCTGGAAGTTGGGCATCAAGTTCGAGATAAAGCATACCTCATTGAGGGATCATCGCACGTTCTATTTGGAATTGGCGAGAATCTTGTGGGATGCAGCCGAGCCTAACGAAGAGCCTTTTACCATAGAAAAGGCGTATGCCTTGACTACGGACTATCAGGATATAGCCGATGAAGGTGCAGCGCATGACCCGATTTTCGACTGCAAGCGAAGTATCTACTCCACCTGGCAGATGATGAAAAAGATAAGAGAAGGCTATGCCAAGACTGTTTGATTTGCCATATATCCCTAACCGGAAGGGCATACAGCAGAGGCATAGGAACTTATCTAAATACAGAATGCTGCATCGTTTCGCCTATACCGAGACGATGAGCGGACTGAAGGATGATATTCCGACCCTTCTCTTCTATGCGCCTTTTGCCCTGCTGAAAGATACCTGTGAGTATCTGTGCAGGATGATGACGGGCAGCGTGGAAGATATGATTATCACGCCTTCACACAGTTGCCGCCGCAAGAACGGCAAGATCTATTGGAGGCAGGAGGTGCAGATTATCGGTCTAGATACCGAATTCCTCACGATGGAAAGTCTCTCGCAGATGATAGTACACCGCATGGAAACCATCTGCAACTGCAAGATAAGGCATTATCGCCTGGAAACATTTCTGAATTTATAAAACATAAAGACATGAAGAAATAAAAGATATTCTGCATGACATCATGCAAACTTCGGTACGATATACACTTCGTTTCCGATTTTTATTTTGTTAGACAACCGGGCCATCGGTTAAAATGGCAGGAAGACCGGACGGGCGATAGGTGGACGCTGAAAAGCTTCACTGATAAGTTGATACCCCCCACCGCAGTCTCGGAACGATAAGTAAAGAGTCTGATTAAAAAGCCTGAGGAATACCTATCGATGCGGTAAGCGGGGCATCCTCGAAATTTGGCGGTATCGCCCCGAAGGTCTTCTTTCTTTGACAATATTGATAAAAAGAGAGTAGGGGAGGCAACCTCGGAACACTCTTATGAAAGGGTAGTAGGAGTCAGTAATGCCCTACGACTACGATTCACTGCATCTTTGCAGCGGGCGAGTACCACAGATTTTCAAATGCTCCGACCGCTCGCTCTGGAATATAACCCGGCAAGATGTAAACACTTGAAGTTTGGCCTACCCTTCACGCCTCCGTTCCCAGCGACTCGGACGCTGGTCAATGGTCAAGAGTGATGCCTTCCCTTTCTCTTTTACTATATAAATACTCTTGATATAAAGATATGTTATTCCATCCTATATTGAACCAGATTGCCAACCTTGACATGGCTTTCCTCGTAAAAACTGCCGATGAGCAGCGCATCGAGGGACAGACAGCCTGTTTCTGTCCGCTCTGCCAGAAGGAAGAGGCAGACGATGGCGAGCAGGGCAAGGCAAAGCAGACTCCTCACCTCATTATCTACAATAATGAGCGAGGCGGTATGTATAACGGTGTAGGAGTGGAAGACAATTCCAAAGCAGAGCATGGTGCCCTGCGCTGGATGTGTACCAAGACCGGCAAGTATGGCTATGGAGCCCTAGAGCTTTATGCTGCCATGCGCAAACTGCCGATGCACGGAGCCAGTCTGCTGCGTCTTTGCCATGACCTCATCGTGAGGGTGTATGGCGACAACGAGAAGACGAGAGCCAAATGGCCTATGCTCTTTGCAAAAATGGACTATCGCACAATCGCTCCACAAACGATAGAGACGTTCTCTTTTATGCCAAAAACTGACTTTAACCCCCAGGAGCTTGCAGCCCTGGGATGCGAAGTCACATCGGTTAAGGGAATCCCGCAATATGGCTTCGGCAAGGACTTCAACACCAAGATGCTGAATGAAGATTTTCGCATCTACGCCGTGGACCAGGTAACGCTGCCCAACGTAGTGAGAAACGGACAACTGGTGAGTGAAATCATTTATGGAACACCCTGGAACCCGCTATTCGTCTGCTTCGCAACGGACGTGATAGCACCTCAAGGCAGTTGCGGATGCTTCTTCCGTCCAGCCATGCAGCAAGACCCTATCGTCTTCTCTACCTGTGAGGATCACAGCGTGAGAAAGGTGAGCAAATGGCTGATGGGGGATAAGGTCTTCACCTATGCGATGGACCATCGGAGTAACAACTCTACTGCCGTTCACTCGGCAATAGAAAAGTTGCAACCGGGAGAGGCTTATACAGAGACGAAGGAAATATGGGTAGAGAACGAAACCAAGGATGGTGAGCCGAAAGGCACTTTTCATGTTGAAGAGAAACCTATAGAAGTAGGTGACATCAAAGCTCAGAACATCGTTTTCTGCCGGACACCGGAAGATGCACTGAGCATCTATTACGCCATGCGTTCCCTGCGTCAGGATAAGGCGCAGGATAAGCACTTTCAAAAGTACTGCTGGTACCACGTAGCCTTTTCGCTGGGCAGAAGAAACTTCTGGTATATCGAGCGTGGGCAGTGGAGACAGGAAAAACTCGATTTCAATGCCGTGCAGTATCAGAAGATGAATCGATTTGCCGAAAGGGTGATTATGCTTTACCCTAACGACATCGCCAGCCAAAGGGATTGCGGAGCCATCGCAACCAAATATTGCGATATGTGCTATGCCACGCTGCCAGATGGCTTCAGAAGCAGATATAACCAAAGGTGGAACTGGTTGTACGGTTGCTCTCCTCGCTCCGTGAGAGATTATCTGATGTGCTACCACATGGATGATACCGATAACTTCAAGTTCGACCACGATATAAGGTTGCCGCTATATTCGAGATTGCGTGGTGCCAACAATACAGATCCATTCGAGATAGAATATCCTCGTGATCCGAGAAGCGGCAAGCCTAAACCGCCTACTTGCAAGGTATCGCCTACCAAGGTGTGGTTATTTATGACCTGCCACGGATATTACAGAATGATAGACCCCGAGAGTACCGACCTTGTAGGTCAGTATATCCATCTGGATAGATGTTTTGTAGAATACATCGACCAGAAAAGTATCATCCAGGCGACAAAAACCCAACTTCTGCAGTTTACGGAACAGAGTTGGCGGCACAATGATCAGGAGCGCAAGATGATGTCAGATTGTGCCAACCTGATAGATAAAAATTTCAGTGAGAAATCGGCTGGTGGCTTGCAGGGCATGGTGATAGACTTCACCGAAAGTTTCGATGCCCATACGGAATATTTCTTCTTCCGCAATGTAGCGTTGAAGATTACGCCAGAAGCCATCATGCCAGTCAGCTATGACCGCTTGAACTTCTTTATCCCTGCCCTGGCTAAAAGACCGTATGATTTTACGATGAGGGTGTTCAATCCTCCGTTTGTTATCAGCGAGAGCCAGGAATACAAGGATAGGGTGGCAGTCATCGCCCAGCAGGAAGCTCAGACCAATGAAGACGGTTCGCCAGTCTTTACAAGAGCCGAAATTGACCAAAAGAAATCCGAGCTTAAAGATTGGGCGCAAACTTTCCGTTGGCAGGTGGATTGGAAAGGTAAGCAGGAGAAAGAGCTTTGGCCTATCCTGAGAGTGATACGCGGTTGTTGCAATATGCAGTGGCGACTGGAGCAGGATTGCATCCGTAACAAAGAGCCAATGCCGGCCGAAGCTATTGCCGACATCGATTCCCATTTTGCTAACATGATTTCCTGTTTGGGAAGAATCTGTTATCGCTCATGGGCTGACATGCAGAGTATCTGTCCTTATCTTCTCGAAGATGAGGTGGAGGACGAGAAGCAGGCAAGTGGCGGTTCGGGTAAATCACTGATGATAGAACTTGTGGTAGGTTCAGCAGTCAATGTGCTGCGCGTCGATATGAAGGATTTCCTGACGATTGCCGATGCAAAGTTCAGTCTTTCCGACCTGCTGATTTCTCCGGGTAAATATAGGGTAGTACACTGGGAAGATAAACCTTCGGGTTTCCCGATGAAGTACTTTTATAATAAGGTAACGGCGGGAGCCAAGGTAGAACGAAAGTTTGGTGATCCTATCGTCTTCAAGTTGGAAGAATCGCCAACGAACGTAATTTCCAGCAACTCGCAGTTGAGTGATGATGATGAGTCTACCATCGGCCGTTTTCCTTTGGTATCTTTCTCGGATAGGTTCTGTCGAGAAAATCCGATGCAGCATAAGTTGGCACGTTCCCCCAAGGAAGTGATGAAGAACCTCGTTAAGGAACCGGAGAATCTGAATGAGCGAGACCGCAATCAGGCGATATACATCTGTGCCTTAGCCGTGCAATTTATCATGCGCTACCATACCTTCGTGATTGCTCCTCAGAAGAACGTTCAGCGAAGATTGATGGTAAGAGAGCTGACCGAGAACACGGTGAACTACTTCGAGTGGTTCTTCAGTCGTAATGAAGTCTATTCAGCACCTATCTGTGCAGACGAAATGTTCTGCGAGTTTATGCGTGATTGGGCTGATGCCAGTGAGGGCAAGAGCAAGGAATATAGCCGAGCCACCTTCAAGAAGAAAATCAAGAAGTATTGCAAGAATATGAACATTATCTGCAATCCTGATAATCTCTTGGTAGGTGAGGACAACAAGCGCCACGGCTGTTTCAAGCTTCGAGCCTGGGTAACGGAGGAATACTTCGTAGGCAGAGAGTGGGAGAATGATGACAGTGTGGAGCCGAAACTCATCCGCAGGGTGAAGACGAGTAAGCACGTCTATTTCTTCTTCCGTAGCGGAAAGGATCATATTCCGGAAAGCTACGACGAGTTAAAGCGGATAGCGAAAGAATACGTTGAAGGTCCCGACCCATTACCATACCGTGATGACGATGGCAATATTGTTATTCTCACCCCAGAAGAGGAAGAACGATGGAAGGCATTCACCTCCCGCAAGCAGGGCAGAAGGCAAGCTATACCGAACGCTAGCGATGGCAACAATGCCGCAGCTACCGTAGAGGAAATAGATAAAGATACCCTGCCGTTCTAATATTTAATGTTGAATGTTGAGTGCTTATTTAGGCTAGCGCCTTTGCGCCCTCGTTCCCAGCGATTCCATCTCTGGTCCGCAAACAAGAAAATAGAATTTATAAAAAAAATAAAAGCAAAATGAAAATACAAGCGCAATCATCCCTCTTGCTTCGTCAAGCTTTGCAAAAAGCTGCGAAGTGTATCGACAGCAAGTCAGCTATCGCCATCTTGAGCAATGTGCTCCTTACCCAGCGCAAGGAAGATGGTCAGTTCTTCTTCGTGTCAGCTACCACTGACTCGGAGTTATCTATCCCTGCCCCCCTCAGTATTGTAGAAGGCAGCTTTAAGGAAGATGTCGTTCTACCTATCAGTTCTCTGCTATCGCTCCTCTCCACACTCCCAGCTGACTGCGTAGTCACCATGGATCTGTCGCAGGATAAGAACCGCTCTATGAATATCGAGTACTGTACCCAGAACGGCGAAAATGTGAAAAAGGGTAACGTCAGTCTGGTTTATTTCAGCGCCGAGGAATTTCCTCGTGCGGCACAACCTGATAATGCCAGCCTACATATCTCCCTTCCGATGGCAACCTTCGGCAATGTTCTCTCTCATGCCGGCAACTTTGTTGGCAATTCTGAACTTCGGCCAATTATGAATTGCCTCTGCATTGATGTAGCCGAGGACAGAAGCGAGTGTACCTTTGTTGCCTCTGACGGTCATTCCCTCATTAAACTCATCCATACCAACAATCCGGAAACGGGAGGCAGCAACTTCTTCCGTAGCGGAACACCTGGTATTATTCTTGTAGAAAGAACTTTCTTCAAGAGCTTGGCGGTTTTTGATGACTGCGCAGATATTGATATAGAGGCTAACGAGAGTATGGTGCGCTTTACTTCCGGAAATGATATTACCTTCGTCTGCAAGAAGATGGTAGGTCAATACCCTAATTATAACTCCGTAATTCCTCGCAACAACCCTTATGATGTTGTGGTAGACAAACGGGAACTGGCAAGTGTAGTAAAGCGTGTAGCACTCTTCGCTAGTGAAAGCAGTAACATGATTGTCCTGAAGAAAGAAGGCATGTTCCTCGATATAGCAGCGCAGGATTTGGACTTCAACATGGCGGCAAACGATCAGGTACTTATCATCGACAGTAATTGCGTAGATGGCCATCGTATCGCCTTCAAGGCAAGCAGTTTGCTGAATGCCCTGGCACCTATCCAGGCTGATACTGTATGCCTGCATCTTGGCGATCCTAGCCGCGCTGGCGTTATTACCGCCAACGAATCATCACCTAGAGCATTGACTCTTATCATGCCGATGATTATCAGCGAGTAAACTTACATCGAACGAATAAGATAAAAGATTATGAATGATACTTTGTTCATTCCTCCCTGTTGTGTAGATAAAAAGTTGCCCAAGGCAATCATCCAAGCCCCACGGCGGGCATTGAGCTTCTATACGCACGGAGACGTGCTGGTAGATAAATTCTTCCACGCTATCGGATACTTGGCAGATGTAAATCCCAACCGGGCGCAGAAAAATCATTTCTGCGTGATGGTGTTGGCGATGACCGTAAGCAGAACATCTGCCACCGGGTATATCATCAACTATCTTCATACCTGCTTTGAGCGAGGTTGGATAACTCACCTGGTGCTCTCGACAGATAAGAGTGTAGAAGACTGGATAGATATTCACCTGATGGAATACAGAGACAGGATATTGTATCAGTGCCATAAAGATGTGACCCTACAGACTTCGCACCTGGTTCTTTACAATGAGGAGAAAGCCCTTACGTTGGCTGGTCCGATGCTCGATACACCTAACGGTAAGTTATCGCATTATTCCATGGTGCTTTACCCCGATTATTCGGCATGTAACGATGCAGCTGACTGGTCGAATCCGCTCAAGAATATCCTGTTTCCTGATATATTGCGGCATCGGCAAAGGGTAGCCAAGGAGAAACGGAAGGTAGACAGTATCATTCTGAACCGTTTTCTGCAAGCCAAGCTTCCTCCTTACGAAGAGGATAAGGAGCAGGATGGTCCTCGTGATTATTATGATTTCGGTGGCTTCGTATAAATTCATCGACTAATAGATAAGAGTTATGGCAAAATATCATCAATCTTATCAGAACCTCCGTCAGTTCTGCGAAAAGTGGCAGTGGATAGACCCACGCAGCGGACAGCAGGTTACTGGTTATGTGCATCCACAGACAGCGAGGAACGTAAAGCGCAAATCGTTTTATATCAAATTCCTCACTAAGACCGGGCATGTAGATGAAGGCGAATGCGTCTGTCTGAAGGTAGACGTTCTGAGGCATCAGAGAAAGGTGCAGTTCGTGAATAGCGGAGAAATCCGGGTGGTGAACGACATCCTGGTGCTCGAAGTAGATGGTACCAGGTTCATTACTCATTAATGGTAATTCATGTTTTAAGATTCAATATAGTTTATCGAAGATTTTTAAAGCTCTAACTGTTAAATTATTGAATTTATGTAAATGCTTCATAGCAGACACCTTTAGCGAAAGGATGTTCCGTATTTATTTTACAATAACTACAAGCAAAAGCAATGTAGGGTTGTCTATTCACATTTCCCTACACCTCCCCGGTGCGTGAGCATAGGGCGCTTTTTAAACTGGAATATTCATTTTTAAACAATATATAGATTATGTGGAATCCGTTTAAAAGACATAGAGCAAAGAAAGCTCTCAAAATACTGGATAGTCTGACTAGCGTAATCGCCACGATCAAGAAGTGGGAGAAGGCTGGTTTGATTTACTGGCAGGTAAAGGGAAAGACTCTTCTCATTGAGCAGAGTTTAGCTACCACGCTGCTAGCGGGTGGAAGTAAATTGTTCGAGAAGTTCCTGAATATCGCCGCCCAGATACAAAACTCGGAACTGCTTGCTGATGCTTACGAGCAGCAGCGTATCACTATCGAGACACAGGCTGTGAGGGAGGCGCAGGAGAAAACGTCCAGCAAGCTGACCGATGCTGATATTCAGCGCATCCGTCTGAATGCTAGAGATAAAATGCAGCATATTGATATGAAGAGCATTCTTGATGCAATCCACGAGTTCGATATTATGATTATCCGCAGCAGCGCCATCTCATCAGCAGATGCTACCCAGGAAGGTGGCGAACTGGTAGCCGTTGGCCACTTCGATGGCAAAAAGGTGGAAATGGCGATGTGGGATGAAATCAAGAATGATTTAACTGCAGAAAAATAAGCAACCCCTCGTATATGAAAACAATATTATTCACAAAGGAAAGCTGGCTGCGCAGTCAACTGAGTGTGGCCAAATATTCCGGAGGCGTACAAATCGAAGACGAAGATGGTAAGGAAAGAACCTTCCTCATCGTCAACAAAGAAGGAAAAGACCTGAATCAGGTTAGTATTCCTGCCAGCGAGCCAGCCGACCTGATAGATAAGGAATTTATTCCGCTCTATAAAAAGCTGGGCAGAATTTTATTTATCGGCATCGTTAATGCAAACCCTTTAGCTTCCCGCAAGGAACTGAAGACAATCCTCACCGAGCAAGCCGAAGTGAAGAAGAAGGGTGAGGAAGCAGAGAAGGCAGCAAGAAAAGAAAGAGAGAAGAGACGAAATCCTTCCCTCTTCGACTAAGAAAAGTTTTATAATACATTAAAGATTAATAAAGAAATGAGAACATTAGAAGAATTTCAGAAAGAAGTCCTTGCGCCTTTGCGTAAGGAAAGAGACGACCAGCAGGATGCAGCTTTGGAAATTAAGACAAAGGCTGGCGCTGAGTTTATGAAACGCAAGAAGGAAATCATGGAGAAAGAGAAGGATTTCAAGGACCAACAGAAATCCTGTCTGAAAGAGTTCCTGGGCAAGCAGACCTTGGAAAAGAAATCTTTCTTTGTTCTGATGGATGCCGAGCGAACCGATGCCCATGCCCAGTATCAGAAAGCCTTGTACGATTTTAAGATGGCCAACCGCCGTGCCAACGAGGAATATATGGATAAGATAGGCATAGCCTTCGCCGAGTATAACAAGGAGCGAGTGGCAGCCGGCGAGCAGACTGTGTGTTACGATTACCGACGCGGCATTGCTGAGGAATACGAGCCTTCAGCCGCCTCTTCCTGCCCCCCTCCTCAAGCCTCAGTTCCCAGCGATTCCATCGCTGGTTCAACCCCAGCGCAGGAGGCGGAAGCATGAGTTTCGGGAACACGAAAACTCCATGCAAGCCAACTGGCGAGGCGAAGTATCAGATACCGATGAGGGCAACACCCGAAAGCAACGGTGTGAAAACCTATGTGCTCGAAGGTGAGCTGAAGAAGAAGTTCATTAAACTCTTCCCCAAAAACTCCAACCGCAGAATGATGGAATGGTTCGGTATCTCCTTTTCTACTGTCCAAAGGTTTAAAAATGAACTCGGACTGAAAAAGGATATGAAAGCTATACGCCGTCAGCAGATAATGGACGTTAAGAAAACCTGCGAGGAGAACGGCTATTATGATTCCCTTCGAGGTAAACCGGTAAGCGAAGCCTGTCAGGAAGGCCGCCGCCGATTATTTGAATCCGGCTTTTGTCCTTTGAAGTCACTCAAGAAGAAAAATCCCCGTCGATATAAGGCTTTTCTTCTCCGTTCGTCAGAAGCTCACAAGGAAGTCTGGCGGAAGGAGCGTTTGCGCGAAGAGTACGGCTTGGAGCGCAAGACGAAGTTAAACCTTTCGCAGCGACCGATGAAAAGTGCGGCTGCATCGTTTAAGAACATGATGACGCATCGTCTCAATTACTTCTCTGTCCCCGGTCACCCATGGTGGATAGCCTACGATAGTGAAACTAACCGCTCTGAACGCAGCGAGGCTACCGCCCGAAAGCATGGCTTTGAGATTATCGAAGGAGAGGACGATACTTCCGAAACATCAGACGGGCAGCAGGATGGCGACTGTGGCAAATAAAAATAAACAATAAACAATTACAAAAACATGAACACGAAACAACAGAATATTCTTCGCTCATTGCTGAAGAAATACAAGTTCAAGAGCGTAAGCAATATGGTTCGTCAGGCGCTCGGAATCAACTTCGAGAACTTCCTGCAGAAAACGGAACCTCTCTATATCATCCCTCGCATCGCCTCCTGCTATGCTGTGGAAGGGGATAAAGAGAAGCTGATGGGCATCGTTTATAAGGAATGGCTCAAGGACGTAGTAGAAAAAGCCTGGGTGAAACCGCTCAATGCCTACATCGATGAATACGGTGAGCGTATCGTGCTTTCCGCTATCTACTATCTCATCGACAACGGTCTGTGGGAAGTATACGAAGGTCGCCTTGCACTCGATGCTCAGGAAGACAATTACTACGATAAGTTGGGAGATATGCCTTCCGCTATCGAATTTGTGCAGGAACAGCAAGCTGAGGAAAAGAAGGCAGAAGAAAAGAAAGCTGCCGAGGAAGCCGCCGCAAAGAAAGAAGCCGCCCAGCAGCAAGCCTCTGCCTCGTCACGTCCCCCTCTCGCCCCCGTTCCCAGCGATTCCATCGCTGGCAAAAAGGAAGCAACCCCAGGCTATACCCTCACCGCCGAAGAAGCCGTAACTCTTATCGGTACCACTTCCGAAACCTGCACTCAGTTAAAGCAGAACATAGAGCGCCTGTTCGATTTTATCCATACCGCCACCGATACCGATACCCTTCGCCAGAAGCTCTCTGATCTGCAACAGCAGCTAGAAGATATGAAAGCCCAGCATCAGGATGAAATAACAGCCTTGCGAAAAGAAGCCGATGAAGCCAATGCTACCATGCTCAAGGCCAGTGATTATATCGCCAAGCAGAAACAGGAGGCTAAGGAGGCACAGAAACAATACGATGAGTTGAATGCCAAATACAAGAAAGCTCTCGATGAGCGCGATGATGCCGACAAGGAGTTGGAAACCTACAAGAAAATCCTAGAAGAGGAAGCCAACCGTGAGCAGCTCCCGAAGAAGAAGGTTATCCCATACAGCGTGCTCGATGCCGTTCCTCTCTTGGGCAAAGGTGTAATGACTGGCCTGGTACCCGTCCTCGCCAAATACAACATCGTGGTAGATTACAACAAGTAGGAGGCATAGCGTATGCAACAAGTAGTTATGAACCCCAACCTACTGAATTTCTCGAAGGAAGACAGCAATGAGCTTATCGAGGTAGTATCTACCTTTTATGGCGATGAGTATACCAATAACCAGGCGTATATGAAATTCAATAACGCTATTAAGCGTATGGGTGAGCCGCGGGAGGTAGAGCAGACAGAAACAGATGTAGAATTTATTACCCGCAACGAGGCTGGCAGCATTTATGCTGTAGTTTATCACTATCCCGAAGGTGGAATAGACTCGGATATGTTAACCAGAAGGAAAAACGGTGGTTGGCTGTTTCATCGTTCTAAGGTTCGTTTTCGCTCCGATTTCGTAAGTGCCTATATTCATTCGATATATGGCTATAGAAAGGTTTCCGAATTGCAGATAGCACAAGATTTAGCTGAAGTTCCTTCATTTCGATGTCTGAAGAGAATTTGTAAGGATAAAGCTTTTTTTGTATATCCTGGCGGCATTTATATCTCAAATTGTGTTTATAAAGATGGGGCTATGCTTTCCGTAGAAGCAATAGATTTCGTTCCTTACGAAGCGTTTAAGCGTGACGAGATAAAAGACTTCTATCAGGAAATTATTAGTCTGTATGCGTCAGAGCATGATTTTCGTGTCGAAGATATTCCGGATGATGTCTTAATTAAGCTAGAAATGTGCAGCGAAAAATTGAGAAAAAAAGCGTAATAGATAAAAACAAAATGATATGGATAAAACAGATTTTGATTATGATTTTTATCTCGTTACTCTCCGCACAGCCGATGCAGTAGGCATGGCGGTAGTGAATAAAGATGACCTGGCGCGCGTCATGGCTATCATTCTCCATGAAGGAGGCAACGAGCAGTTTACCTACAGCTACAAGCTGAGGGTAGAAATGCAGTTCGCCCAGGAGAAGTATCATATCCGAGGCGGCGAAACGCCCGACCCTAGATTTGTTCTCCTCCTACAGCGCTATAACCGGGAGATAGAAATCTATCAGGAACAGCATAAAGGCGGTTATCCCGACTGGGCAGTAACCCTGATGAAGGACCGCTATGGTATCAAGCTCTATAATTGTTAAGGCGTATGGATAAGGCAAAGTTAAAGAAACTCTTTAATGAGCTGAAAGCAACGACCTCAGATGTGATATTTACACTCTTTATGTACGGCATGCTCTATCTGCTGATCCATACTCTCATTACCGATTACAGAGAAGGCGACCGCATAAAAGGTAGCAGCATTACCGTCACTTCAAAAGGTCACGAGTATATCATCTTTGAGACCACCAGAGGCACCTGCTGCATTCATTCAGCCTCCTGCCCCTGCCAAGTCAAAAAGCAAAAGAGCGCCACCGTTCCCAGCGATTCAATCGCTGGTCCTAAGAAAAATCATTTAAAGTAATAGCACTATGCACATATTTAAATTAAAAGAAGGTTCTAAGTCTTTCGAGTGGGTGAAGGACGTGATAGATAAGGAGCGAAAGCAAAGTATAGAGTATTGCGACCGCATCCGCAAGACGGTACCCTTCCAGTTAACCCGATTCATTGCCTCTTATGTAAACTCCACCTTTTCCCGAAAGTTGGAAATCTACGAGTTTGTTGTTACTCCCGAGGAGTACGAAACATTGGATAAGGAAGTCTGGAGCAGGACTTGTAATGATGATAATCAGCTCTGGGTAGCTCCTAACCTGAATAATGAAGAGGGTAGAGCCATAAAGGAAGTGATGTCTTCATATCCTCCAGTTACCACTCACGACGATATTCTGAAGAAGTTAGGTTTACGGGCCATCGTTTCCTGCATCCCTTTCCGTCCTACCAATCTTGCCACCCATGAGGGTAAGTATTATTTCGTCATTACTGATGATTTGGTTGTCAAGGATAATGATAATAACGATGATTTGGAATTAATGAACGAGGAGGACGTTAACCGTCTTGTCGGTTTCAAGTATAAATTAGTTGATTATAGCAAAAAAGAGTAATAGCGTATGGATGACAAAATAAATATGTTGAAAGAAAAGCTTGGTGAAGACGGTTTAGATCGCCTGGCAGGTTTATCCGATAAGTGCTTCTTCATTAAAAAGGTAGATATAAAAGAATATTTCCGCCAGCGTCCTTTTGTTAAGAAAAGCATTTTGATGGCTGATAATTCTCATTTCATTCCGGTTGACCTTACCAGTGATACGACAATTCAGGCAGAAGAGCCAAAAAGAAATTTCCGGTGTTCTTTCACCATAGTAGATAAACAGAAAGAACGTTACAACGCTCAGATGTTGGTAGTCTGCGTACTGCCGGTATTCAGTAAGTCGCTGCTGGCCGTAACTCCCCCTCACCTCCCATTTCGAGCGTGCGATAGCTGCACAACGCTGTATCGCAACCGTCATAACTTCTTCTATGCGGCAATGAGAAACCTCTTCTCTGATTCCTTCTCGAAGAAGTCAGAAGCAGAGCAGTTGTTTGAAAGGCTAGAAATAGCACAGAAGTTCGGAATTTATAAAGTATAGCTTTCGTCCCCAGTGATTCCATTACAGGTAAAAAAGTAAGTAATATGGCAGAAAAGAAAGTGTTAACCATTCATCTTACTGATGAGTGGTATCAGAAGATAGCTAGCGGAGAGAAGACGGAGGAGTATCGGGAATGCTCTGTATTCTGGGTGATACGTCTGTTGAGAAAGGATATACCGAATAGGGCAGGTGTGATAGCTGGTGTAGCCAAATATCATCGTGTTTCCGATAGAGGCCTTTTCGTGCAAGGTTATCTCACCGGAGGGCTCAAGCACACTTCGGACAGTCCGGAAGATAGAACTTACCGCAAGGAGGTATTAGAGCCTTTCACACACGTTCATTTTCTCCTCGGCTATCCGAAAGATAACCAACCGTATATCGAGAAGGAAATCGACGAGATAACGGTAGATAGACCAAAAAAGGGCATGTGCCCTGATGCGTGGTTAAAAAAGAATATGTTCGTAATCAGATTCAAATAGCTTATGGCAAAGAAAGAAAAGAAATGTTGTGGTAACTGCTACTGGTTCGATAATGAAGACGTGGAAGGAGCAGGATGGTGCACCGATTTTCAAGGCGAAACGTTATGTGATTCGGTTTGTGATAATCATTTAAACAGATAAGCGTATGAAAAAAAGTCTTATAGATTATTATTATCACCCGGAATTTACAATGATGGATAAGTCTTTTATGATGATTCCTACCCCGAAAGATTTCGGACAGTATTTACAGAATAAACGTAAAAGAAAAAAGAAATAGCGTATGATTGTAGTAACATCTCCTTTTGTTGCAGTACTGTTGGTTTTCTTAACGATAACTATATTTGCAATCTGTGACAAGGTAAAAACAGAAAGATCTTACAGATTAAGTCATAGACTTTGGACAGGAGAGGATAAATGCCAATGGGATATAGAATCTCAGTTCATCACTGGAGACTTGGTATCAATAGACTGCCATCGTGTATACGAAGTTTTGGGGCGTATTTCGGAAACGGAATATTTAGTCACCTACAATCGACTTCTGAAAAAGGGGCATATTGTCGTGCATGTATCTAATATAAATGGTATTAGAATTAATCCTGAATATTTGATGCAAGCAGGTTTTTCCTGTCCGGACTATGATCCGGAAGATATACGTTTCGATGTGCCTTATAAAAAGGTATTCAAAAAGGATGGAACTGAAGTTATAATAACTCGTAGTCCCAAGAGTACTATGCTAAGAAACTATTGGAATGTTCATTTAGAACATTATGATTTTGTTACCCCGTCCAAAAAAAATATTGTTTACATTCACGAGTTGCAGCATTTTCTTTTTGGTCTAGGTCTTAATTATCGAGAAGAATAATTTTCAAAGTGTATGAAAGAAGAAGAGCGTGCAGCCTTGGCTGCGAGATTAAATGCCTTTCTGAAGGCGACTGAGAAAAACTATCTTGATGGAATTGTAGATAATCTCATTCATGAGGCAGAATGTAAAACTGCAATTCTATCTGACGAGGAAGCTAGAGAGCCGGAGTTCGTCTTTATATCATATCTAAAAGAGATGACTTGTTACAACGACCACGATGGTTCTTGGAAAGAAAATGTCCTTACCCTTACAAATCTAACTGGTACCGCTTTCGCCTTGATGGAGTTTGATCCTGCTTACAATCCGATAAGTAAGGACCCAGTGTGTGGCTATATAAATAGCTTCATCGTTAGCGAGGAAGATCGGCAGAAGGGCATTGGCGCTTTAATGATAAAAACCTTAGAGGCTAGAGCTGAAGGTTACGGCGTGCATATCCTGTTTGTAAATTGGGATATGAAACCAGAACCTGGTACTTGGGCAGATAAGTGGCTTACCGGAATGGGTTATCACCAAGACGAGCCAAACGACCCTCGCCCATTTCATTATTATATGATGCACAAAAGATTAGTTGATAGTTATTAGAACAAATAAAAACATTAAAGATTATGGCATGTAATTGTATTAGCAGAGTTGAGAAAATGGTTAAGGAGAAGACCAACGAGAGTGTTTGCCTTGATACAAGTATCGGTATTCCATCGGGCATTGCGATGGTGAATGTTTATGGTTTATTCCATAAACAGAAGAAAGATGGCTCTTTCTGCGAAAAGTGGAACCAGGTAAACATCCTACCCGAGTATTGCCCTTTCTGCGGAAAGAAATATGTAGAGGATAAAAAAGAAGAAACCAAACAGGAAGAAAAGGAGAAATAGCGTATGTTATACGAAGCTAAACAAGGAACAAAGGCTTATGAATACATTAAGGGTATTCTCGAAGCTGAAGAGAAAGAGTATCAGGCCTACATGAAAAGAGTAGATGAAGCCGTTGGCTTCAAGTTTGAGAAGTGGCAAGGTTATCAGCCTAACCGCAGTCTGCTGCGAGAGTATGATATAACCGCCATCTGGTTGCCGACTGCGCAATATGAAAAGCTGGATAAGAAGTTATGGCGAGAGGTAGATAGCCAGTTGTTTGATGATGGCCGTTACGTTTGCGTAGCGCCTAACAAGCGATACAAGCAAGGTAAGGCTATCGCCGCCGTACTTGCCTCCTATAAAGCTGTAACCAATCATTTCAAGATATTGAAGGATTTGTGCATAGGGGGTCCTCAAGGTAACTCTATCTCCATCACTCAGCTTCTCCGCTGCAAAGACCGTATTTTTGCCTTCTTTGATGATAGCATCCGAGCAGAGAAATGCAACTCCGATTTCACGGAAATCACGATTGGTGAATATGAGGATCTTATTAATAGTAGCAAAGAAGGGTAGCGTATGAAGATAAATATGAAACAAGTGAAGGAGAAGATTGCGGGCTTTATCTTTGACCTTATTATAGAATCAGGCAGTAAGTCTAAGTTCTTTCGTAAGTATACCAACCATCGCTTCCGTAAGCAGTACGAACGATTGACGGGTAATGCTGCTTGTAGGATGTATAAGCGCAACAGCGATTTGGAAAGAGAGATTACCAAGCTGCGTGAAGAGATTAATACTTTGAAGTGTAGACTTCGGGGGGCTTATAATAAGATAAAAGTCGTAGCTACGGAGTACCCTAAAAATATCCCGTGTCCTCACGGAGAAAAGGATAAGATAAACCATGACCCTGTCAGAACAGATTCCATTGAATGCTGGTGCTGCCCAGGTTTCGTATGTAGAATACCTGAAAATAATACCATCATCTGCTGGAATAAGAACTTTGAACAGAGTGAGGATTTAGAAAATAAACAAAAATAGCGAAGAGTAATAATCAGTAACAAAGAAATTAACAGAAAAAGATATGACAAAGAATAACGATTATCTTGTAAAAGCAAAAGAGTACCTAGCCGCAATGAAGACTATGTACAACCTAGAGCAGTTGGCAGATGGGGTCCGCCCTGATAAATACAAGTACATCTGTCAAAAGTATGGTATTGATGAGAACGAAGCCATGAATATGTATTCTGTTCTTCAGAAGATGAAGAAGGAATATTATATGGTGAACTATAAGAACTCGGCAGCCCTGGAGCGCATCCTGGCTATTGCTGAGGAAGCCTATATTACCTATAAGCATGATCGTGTCGATTTCTACGTAGAGTTACATTCTCCTGAAACAAGACACAAGTATATTCTCGTAAGTTTCCACAAACCAGGCGAAAAGTTGGTTCAACAGGAGTTCAATATAACAGACCCGAAAACCTTTCCGGCTGTCACCGACATGATGAATAGCGGCTTCGAGATAGCCGGTATGTCACGACAGGCAGACGAGATAGAAAGTGCAAAGTACGATGGAGCCGATGACAATAGAAGGATTTACATTCCTATTTATGATGGCGACGTGCTTCTCTGCTACTTAGAGAATCCTGACAGCATTTTCTCTCATCATAAAGAATGTGGTCTCTATCTCTGCCATGCTGGTGTTTATCATCGCCTCGTCTATACTCCTGGCAAGGGGTACGTAAGACATCATGAGCCAGATGAGGATGAAGATTTCGAGTTAGATATTAGCGAAGAGTCTTTCAGTCAGTACGTCTTGACATTATCTAAGAAATTCCGTAAGTTAGGTAACATCCATTCCGGCATCGGTTTTCTCATGGAAGAAGATAACAAGGAAAAAGAGAAATAGCGTATGACAAAGCAAGAGTTGTTATCTAGCCCTGCCTTTCAGAAGGCGAGTGACGATGCTTTTATCTATCTAGTTGCATGGATCGATGACGGCCCATGGATAAGACATATTCCAGCTCCTAAGAAGGAAGATCAAACCCAGGACTGCATTTGTTTTCGCTCATTCGAACCAGCGATTAGTAAAATATGCCTGTTAACAAATCCTTCTTTTCGTCATTCTAGGGGAGATAAGGTTTTAACCATTCAATACTTGTATGGTTGGCATAAAACAGAAAGGTGTGATGTTGATATTGACTCAGACGGCGATATTATTATTAGTGAAAAAATAAAAGAAGAAGATTATGCAAAATAAAGAAGAAACTCCTGTAAAAGGAGCATTGATTTACCAGCCGCAGGGTGCGGCTGGTGAATATGCTAAGTGGGCAATCAATCTATACCATGGTTGCTCTAATGGCTGCACATATTGTTATAACCGCAGAGGGGTATTGAGCCATGTATTCGGCGATAAGCCGGAACTGGCAGCGCCTATCATCAAGTTGCGAGAAAAGCTATTAAACAAGTATATGAAAGATAGAGGTATAACTGCACGTGAAAATATCTATCCATCAGCAGCTTTTATGCACGCAGTCTTAGCTGCACAACGTCTTATACTGGCAGATCTTGCAAAAATCGGAGAGGATAAGATTCGCAAGGATGGAGGTATATTCTTTTCATTTACTTGCGATCCGTTCGATAGCTATTTAGATAATAATAATAATATAATAAACTGGATGCTTTATACGTTAGTGACAAGCCAGATTCCTGTTACGATTCTTACAAAAAATGTAGATTGGTTATACACGGAAGGCTGGGAGCTGGTATTGACTCGTTCTCATAAAGTCTGGCCTGAATATGTGGAAAATTTACCCCGCCACCTTACCATCGGTTTCACTATCACCGGTAAAGATGAGCTGGAGCCTGGTGCTCCTTCTACGGAGAAGCGTATCGAAGCCTTGCGTAAGCTGCACGATGAATACAAGATTAAGACCTTCGTGTCTTTAGAGCCGATAATAAGTATTCATACCGCATCGGAAGTAATTAAGAAAACATACAAGATTACGGACGAGATACGTATTGGTGCTCAATCTCCTATCAAGAAAGATAGATATGATCCCAACGAGTTTGTCGGTTTTATTGTTGCGGTTAAAACCCTGGCACGCGGTCTTGATTGCCGTTTTATGGTAAAGGACAGCATGTATAAACAGGCAGAAACTTTTGAAGGTGCTTATCGAGATTTGTGTGTCAGAAATCTTGATGAAATAAAAAAGATTTATGAATTAAAACAAAAAGAAAATGATGAAAAGTAGATTGAAGTATTATGCCCAGGTTATCGGTGTTAACCTGTTGGCGGCACTGGTACCCATCCTTGGTGTTATCCTTATTTATGGTATCGGCAAGCTGAAGAGTATTTATACAAACCCTTACGCTATATCGCAGGAGATATATGATTGTTGCCTGTGGGCAGTCATCGTTGTGCTGACTGGTTTCTTTGTTGGTTTCTGGCTTCTTACCTGGGCTGACAAATGGAGAAAGTTAAAGCTCATGGTCTTGAAGAATAAAAGAAAGCGTGAGGAACCCGAACTGCATATTAGGATGGAGATAGAGCCTATCGATGAGAGAATGGAGCAGAAAAATACTCCTGCACTTGGTGATTCCGTGTTTGAGGATATTTCCGGATTGACGGTTAAGGAGATTTATCATCTTTATCAAGGTCGTGAAGTTCTGATTACGGGAGGTAATGCGAAAGGAGCCTCATGGGGGCGTCTTGCCGGCTATGACAACGAAGGTTCTATCCTCTATATAGGTTTCACCCGATTCTGCATAGGTCCTTACTCCTTAGATGAAATAAACATGATACGTGATAAAAACCCAGAAGTCAGCTACGTAGAGCCAGGATATAAAAACTACGATTGCTATATTCCTAGTCTTATCCGCATCTATAAGTAAGAATTATTAATAATAACGATTATGGCAATAGTTATGGAAAAGAATTATTTATTTGATGTTGATGGCTTGCTGCAGGTGCTGCAAGCCATCAAGGAAGGGAAGCCGGTAGAATATCGCCCATTGGAGGAACCTGATTGGCGAGATTTCGATCCAGAGGATTGCGATATTGATACTGAGAACTGCAAGTATCGCGTTAAGTCTGGCGAGTATGGAGAGAATATCGGGTCTGTAGTTATTCATCCAGAAAACTTGCAAGAAGGTAGAATTTACTTCTTTAAAGATAATTTTTACAATCCGCCGAAAAAGGTTTTCTTTTGCGTACAGAGCAATATGTATCGAGAGGGAAATTATATCGCCACTCACTTCTTGTTGTATAGTGATAGCGTTGGCATTACACTTCAGGTGAACGATAATAATGTACGTGAGTGTCATAGCGTGAAGTCAGACGGCTTTGCCAACATCATCGCTCCTTATGGTATTGTTTCTGGTAATTTCAGTAGTGTAGAAATCCGACAGGCATCCCTGGCTCAAGTTAAAATGCTGGAGTCTAAGCTGCGTGAAATCGGTTATGAGTTCAAGAACGGAGAAATGAAAAAGACAGATGGGAACGAAGAGTAAGCAAACACCGCTCCTTACTAAGGAGCAGGTATCAGAGCAGCTTCTTCAGCAGCGTTTGCGCGGCTGGAAATCGAACCCTAAGTTTATCGTAGAAAACCTTTATGTGTTCGACTGGGAGAGCGATATGCTCATCAAGACCCGAAGCGGATATTGGTATGAGGTGGAATGCAAAATATCCCTTGCTGATTTTAAAAACGATTTCACCCATAAGCGGCAGAAGCATGAATTGCTGAAGAATGGGGATGAGAAGCGTCGCCGCCCGAATCTCTTTTACTATTGCGTACCTTGGTACCTTAGTGCGAAAGTATATCCTCTCCTTCCTGATTATGCCGGGCTGATTGTACTTAAAGCGGATGGTAAGATGGATGAGATAAAACAGGCACACTGCCTGCATTTGCAAAAGTACACCGATGAGGAGCTGAAGCTATGCGATAAGTTCTATTACGCCTACCGCAACTGGAAGGAGAACGTAGAGCGCCACCAGCCTACTGCAGAAATCAAGCGCTTGAAAGATGAGATTGCTTTCCTCAAGGCAGAATATAAGGCCGTAGCCGGGTGTGATATTAAAGACGCATTTTAATGATTAAAAGATTTATAGATTATGGAAAAGATTGAATTTACAAAGGAACAGATAGAGAAGATAGCTGAAGGTATCAGCGTTATCTGCTTTAGACGTGACCCAAAGAAGCCGGATGAATATGTGCTTTTGGAATATCCAAGAGTAGATGTTTTTCATCAGTCTTGCGTATGGGAAGACCCGTCTTTTGATTATAATCATCAGAAGGAAGTAAAGCAAACGTTCCTTTCCTTTGAGGCAGAGCATACCTTCGGTGCAAAAGAGCTTTTTAAGCCCAGTCTTGCTGAAGTTATTCAGGCTATGCCTCTTGACTTAATAGGAAAGGTAAATGCTTTCACTATCAAATATGATGGTTTTACAGAGGACTGTTCAAAGCATAAGAGCGTTGTGACTCCTTATCTAATTGGTGCAAAAATAGCGAAGATACCACCTGTAAAAGATAAAAAGGAAGAATGTCGTTTGCATCCGTCATCATTAAAGATAGGTGATCTTGTTGGTACCGTTCTCGATAAATTTTGTCGGGTAAGTATAGATGTAGTTATGCCGAATATGCGCTTAGAACCTGTATGGCAGAGTACATTAGATGACGTACCCGAAGAATATCTTAATCGTTCTTTCCGTCCAATAAATATTGTTACGGATTTTGAAGACAAGATTCATTTGATTATTAACTAAGCATTCTAAAGCAATAGATCATGTTTGAAATTTACGTTAAAATGAAGAGAAAAAAGTGCTGGAAACTTGCTATAGAGGTTCCCAACGCTTGGGGCGGGATGCCTCACCTCTGGATGTATCTGGAGAAGAAATACCTTCCTTCTTACGTACCGGCAGGAGCTGATGGAAAACCGCTGGAACTGGAATGGGTGAAGGAAACACAGGCAAAAGGTGAATATGCAAGCCGCTGGATTTATGCTTCATCCAGAAAGGAGATTGAAGACCTACAGAAAGATTTCCGCTTAACTTATGAGGAAATGATGGTGTTCAGATCTACTTTTGATTTTGCAAAGGTTCTAGGCGAAGATATACCAGTTTATCTTGAATGCTTAAAGGCTGTCGCTGATGAGTGTGGAGGTATATATCCACAACAATACAAAACCCTGAGTGCCTTTATTAAGGCTCACAGCATAAATGATATAGAGGCAATCGCTTTCAATCAGACAAGCATAAACTGCGCCTGTGATTTCTTTGGCAACAGATATAATGCGCCAGCAGATAGCTTCTGGGACTGTATGTGCCCAAAGGATTTTTATAACAACCTCAGAAAAGATGCGATATTAAAGACACATTTTAATGATTAAAAGATTTATAAAATATGAGTTTATACACAAAAGAAGAAAAGAAAAAATCCCTTTGGCATCCTATTACCGATGAGGATTTCGAGATAGACTTCGGTAAGCCGTTTATTGTTTGTTGCGATGACGCTTCTCTCTTTATCGTGGAAGATTTTGCAGATATGTTTAACTATCTGGATGAAGATCGATTCTACGATGTCAAGGCGCAAACCTTGTCTAAAGAAGGCAAGGAGGAATTTCGAGAGGACTATTATGGATATATGTATCTCGACGAGGATTTCTATCATGCGATAGATTGGGCGAAGGGCGAATGTATCGAGGACGTGAAAGGCGACCGAGAGAGACCTAATTTGTTCGTAATGTACGAATCGGGTCCAAAAGTGTTTGACCGTTTCGATTTCGGTCCGAGCGGTACTCCGGCATACGGTGATGCGCCGTTACTGCGCAGAGAGTTCGCTGCAAGATATCCCGAACTATATCACGTAGAGTATCTCGTTAACTTAAATCGGGTTTCAGAAACTCAACTCAGTGCTCTCTTCAGAGCGCCCCTAGATGAGCCTAAAACCGCTTATGTGGTAACATCGGGCGAGTATAGTGACTATCGTGTTGATGGCGTGTTCTCTGACAAAGAGAAAGCTGATTCGTTTGCTAAAAAAGCCGAGGATAGAACTATAGAGAGATATAATATTGATGATGAGGAGCAGCTTCGAAAGGAATACTGGTATGAAATTTCTATCAGAATAGATAACTCTTCAAAAGCAAAGAATGTTTCTGTCAATGATTTAAGTCAGTCGGGTCAGTTTTTTGATGCTGTAAGGTTTCTATCCGGAGATGGTCTAGGCAGTTGTTTTTACTTTTACCTGAAAGCTATCGATCGTGATAAGGCAAAAGCTATAGCTTTGGAGCGTTTTCATGCTCTATTGGCAGTAGAGTCTTCTCATTTTCCTGTGTTAAGATGGACGCGTGACATAAGTCCTCATTATGGTCCTGGTGATTTGCAAGAAGGTCTCGTATTCGGTTATTTCGATTATAAGGCTTATTTTTATTCTGATTATAGAGAGGAGAAAATACAAGACCTGTTTATGAAGATTAAAGATTCTTTGCCTATTCCATTAACCGAAGAGGATAAAATCGACTGGCAGAATCTTACAGAGGATGCTTGCCTGCAGCTTATGAATAATCATGGTCTGAAGATAGAACCAAGAAAGGATTTACCTTTAGCGTTTATTTGATAAGCAAGTGACTTTAAGGATTTATAAAAAAGAATATATTATGATACAGATTCAAGATTGGGAGTCATCCCAAAAGATTATTGTCGTGGATGAAATCAATCACGGCGCCGTACAGGTGGAGGTACCGAAGCCTGGACCTTATAAAGACGAGTATTATCAGTATGCCGATTGCGCTATCTACAACCTTTGGGTAGATGAGAAGTACCGCAAGCAGGGAACGGCTCGCCTCCTGATGGAGACCGCAGAGCGGGAAGCTAAGAAACTGGGCTGCAAGTCGGCACAGCTGGAATGGGATGATAAAGGTAGCAAGCCTTTCGTTCTTGAATGGTACAAACGCCTTGGCTATCGTATAATGGCAAGGAATGAAAATGATCGTCTGCTGCTGGTGAAGGAACTTCAATGTTGAGTGTTAAATGTTGAGTGTTGATTTAGGCTAGCGCCCTTGAGCCCGTCAGGCAATTCAACATTCAATACTCAACATTCAACATTAAA